CGTAATCAGTAAACAACAGGTTACTCGTGGTCTTTACATAATTGCTCGTAAATCCCGACGATAAAGAGATTGCAGCAGTTAAATCGGTTGATAATTGGGTATCTCGTGCGACATAATCGGTAAACAGTAAGTTACTCGATGATCTAACAAAATTGCTTGTATAATTATCTCTTAAAACGTAATCAGTAAACAACAGGTTACTCGTGGTCTTTACATAATTGCTCGTAAATCCCGACGATAAAGAGATTGCAGCAGTTAAATCGGTTGATAATTGGGTATCTCGTGCGACATAATCGGTAAACAGCAGGTTACTTGTAGTATTCACGTAATTGCTCGATAAACTATCTTTTGCTATATAATCGGTTAATAATAGATTCAATCTGTTACTCGTTGATATAACAAAATTGCTTGTGAATTTATCTCTGGTTATGTAATCGCCAAACAATTGGTTACTTGCCGAGCTAACGAAATTGCTTGTAAAACCAGATGATAAGGAAATTGCCGAAGTTAAATCAGACGATAATAGAGTATCTCTCGTTGCATAATCAGTAAACAATATGTTACTCGCAGTCTTAACGAAATTGCTTGTAAAACCAGATGATAAGGAAATTGCCGAAGTTAAATCAGTTGATAATAGAGTATCTCTTGCTACATAATCAGTAAATAATATGTTACTTGCTGTCTTAACGAAATTGCTTGTTAAACTATCTCTTGTAACATAATCGTTAAATAATATATTACTTGTAGTCCTAACAAAATTACTCGTAAAACCAGCAGATAAAGAAATAACAGAAGTTAAATCAGTAGATAATAGGGTATCCCTCGCAACATAATCAGTAAACAGTAGGTTACTCGATGATCTAACAAAATTACTTGCAACATCTTCAGATTCAGAAATAGCCGAGCTCAAATTAATAACAGCATCTATCAGCTCATTATCAAAATATGATATAGATGAGTAATACGCTGATTTTACGTAATTTGAAGTATCACCTATTATATCTCGACCATTTATAGTAAATTTGAAGTCTTCGTCTAAATACGAAACAATATTTATATTACCTCTTACTTCAAGTAAATTATCTCCAGAAGGTACTACACCTCCTATACCAACACTACCATCGCCTAATATAGTAAATACTTCAGACGTAGTGTTTGAAGCATTAAAAATACGATATGATGTATTTGACTGTATTATACTAATAGCGTTACCATAACTTTTATTATCGATTTCTATTTGCTCGGAATAATAGACATCCGTATATATTATATTTTTTTTGCCATATATTACCAAATTTGAAGCTATTATATCACCTTTTAACTCTAAGCTATTATCATATCTGTTGTTGATAATAAATCTATTAATATTTCCATCTGCAATATCATCAGCATTAAGATTGTTGAGTCTATCCAATATTGTATTAGAGGTTTCTTCAATATATTCTATGGTTTCAGAAAATTTAGAATCATAATATGATCTAAGTAAATTATCGGTAGATATTATAAAATTCGAAGTTTCTTTTATTATATCTCGGCCATTTATGGTAAATTTGAAGTCTTCGTTTAAATATGATATAATATTGATATTACCATGAACATCGAGAATATTTGCAGTTTGAGGATAAATACCTCCGATACCAATACTTCCGCTATTTAATATAGTAAGTAGCGTATTTTCATTATAGTCTATTCTCAAAATATCTGTATTATTTGGAATAATATCACCAAACTGCCTAATATATAGAGCAGTATCATTATCATAATTTGAAATATTTATTTTTTCAGAGATATAGATATCCGTGTTTAAAATCGTAGTATCCCCATAAACTATTAGATTCGAGTTAATAGTTAAGGTACCATTTAATAATAGATTATCGTTGTAAACATTATCAATAATAAATTTATTTCTACTATTATTTTTTTGAATAATATCATCCGTAGTTAAATTATTTATTATTGATAGCAAATTATTTGAACTACTTATAATTCGACTACCTAAATCAGTTGATAGAATCTGTGTTTTTAAATATCTCAATAAAACAATACCGCTTCCTCCGCTATATCCGTGATTAAAATATCCGCCTCCACCCGATCCTGTATTAGCAAGACCCTCGTATCTAATATTTTCTATGTAATTCTCGCTACCATATCCACCACCTCCAATACCACCGATAGCATTATCAATGTTACTCGCACCACCTGCTGCAAAATAACTTAAATTAGAATCTGGATCATAATATCCTATATTATCATCATTTAACAAATCAAAAACGCTTTTAAAATTAAAGACAGTATCGTTAATATCATCAATAATAGCCCCGAGACCTTTCCCTCCATTATAGACATCTCCTGTACTCCCACTACCGCCTCCACCACCATTTAATTCAAACCCATTATTCCCGCGAAAATATATTTTTCTGAATGAATAATCATCGGCACTTATATTTAAATTAGAAGTACCTCCATTACCAGAACCGCTTCCACCTCTTCCTCCTGAAATAGAATATGAACCACCGCCTCGAACTATTAATTTATCAAATACTGTATTTATACCGACGGCATTATTTTGAACAATTGCCGAACTACCGTTTATATCTTTAATAATTCTACCAGCACCTCCTCTACCTACCTTAATTTCATAATATTCGTCATTTTCTGTTTGGCCAGCCGTTAGATTATCTATATAAATTAATTCACCAGCTCCACCACCGCCCTCATTTGTTCCACCTCCACCACCACCAATTAATAATATATCACATGTTGTATAATTGGGATCGTTGAACTTTAATTTATATAATGTGTATTCGTTCGCAATATATAATTCAAATATTTCGGATTTCGTTAAAGCCCTATTATATATCCTCAAATCAGTAATAGAAAATTCTAAATTAACGTTTGTTCTAAATAAGGCATTTCCAATTGTCTTCGCTATATATTTCGAATCACTGAATATACCAACGTTAATATCAGGGACTATCTGTTCGATAAAATCATTTATTAATATATTTTTTTGGTTATTTAAATATAGCGTCCATGTATTATTAGCATTAATTGTCCACACAAAATGATACCAATCATTGGGATTTACACTTATATTTCTAATAATATATTGGTAATCAGATAATTGTCTGATATTTACCACTAAATAATTAAAAACATTATTATCCTCATCAGTTTCGCTAATTAATTTAATTTCAAATCGATATGTATTAGAATTACTATTGGTAAAACTAAATAAGAACTTTTCGTCGCTTATTAAATCATAAATTTTAAACCAAAATGAAAATGTGAAACCTATTTCAGAACCTCCTACGCTTAAATTGGTCGAATAAATATTATAGAGGTCGAAATCATCGTCAAAACGTGCATATGAACTCGAAGTACCGCTGAAATACAAATAGTTATTTTCGAGAGGGGTATATTCATATTTGTTATTAACTATCTCCTTTAATAATACATCGGTTTGGCTATTTATAATTATATTATTTAGTTGTTTACGAACACTCTTTATATTTGAAGTATTAGTTATTTTATCGAAATTGAAAAAATATTGTAATATATCTTCGTCGTTAAACGTAGTTTTTTTTTTGGAATCATATTTAAAAACAATTTTTTCATAAATAGTATCTGGAAATATATAAGGGGGTAATTCTGGTTCGACCGTAGGTTTTGTTATAGAAATAGGTTTGGGTACTACACTGATAACCCCGTCATCTACGAAAATTCCTTCACCTACTTTAAGAATACCGTACTGTTGTTGGGAACCCTTTGGTATACCTTTAATATTTTCAATAGAAATATTACTAAGTATATGTTTTTTTATTTCATTTATGATAGTATTTGACGTATCGATAATTTCTTTGGAAGTAGCATTCGAATAATTTTCGACATAATTTGAAAATGTTTTTATAATATTTTGATTATTAACGTACAATATATTATTATCATAATCCCAGTATAAATTTGGGGATGTCTCGAATTTCTGCGTTGTATCATTGTTAAACAAGATCCCCTTATCTATAAAATTGTTATTGTTAGTACCACCGAGCTCTCTGAGTAATTTTTTATTATAGTTAATGGTACTCGCATTAATTTGTTCAATACTTATATTTGTTAAATTTTGTCCGTCGCCTATAAATTGGTTAGCAATCACATTACCAAATATTTCAATATCACCATTAGCTAATGAATATATTGAACGTGGAGTACCAAAATTTGTAATACTCTCAGACATTATATTATTATGCTTCTTAATAAAAATAAATTAAAAAAGAATTAGCATATAACCCCGTATATCAAGTTACTATAATAATATGTAGGAAGCAAGCAATAATGTAATGGACAATGAAAAAGTTATCGGGAATATATGCAGTATTTCGCTATTAATATTTTCGTAATCTATTTTATCAAAGATAATATCTTCAATATGTCCGATATCAGACATATCATTTTTACAGTAATGTTCTTTAATATTTTCTATCGTATATTCTATAACCATTTTTATAATAATAATAAATAATATTTATATATATTATATAAATAATATATATGACGCCTGTTAACTGTCCTGTTCTAAAGGACGCGGAGGATAGTATTATAGCTCAAAGAGCTTACGATGATTTAAATAATGCCTTCAAATATAGTCGCAGTTCAACGAGCTCGATAGACACAGTAGCTTCTACTCAGACAAATTATCCGTTGGGAGTAAATTATTTATATTTGTCTACTATTAGAGGAGGCAGTTATAAAAAATCTATGGAAAATACGGAAAACTTTTGCAATACTTGTATGAAGGGAGGGTGTTTCACATGTTCTAAAGGTAAAACTAAAATATCAGCGGAATACAATATAATTGTTATTAATTTACCAAAATTATATAAAAAATACAAATCTTCTTCTAAAAAAGTGAAGAATCCTAAAAAAAGAGGAGGCGATAGCGCAAATAATAATGCAATTGATATGGGCAATATAAGTAGAACCGATTTTCTACCCTTAGAGAATTATAAAGAGTATCAACCATTTAATTTACAAGCCCAATTATTTCTTTAGGGTAAATAGAGTTCTTTATTTTTTTCATATGGATTATATTTATAGATATCTATATATATCTTCTTCTTCTCTATTTTTCCGTAGTTGTTTAAAACGATGAGCATTTTTTCTAACTTAGTTCTAAAATCGAAGATAGATTTATCTATTTCTTCGCTCGGATTAAATCCATAGATATGCTTAAATCTATTGGGTACAACAAATACAAACGAGTATAATATTTCTAATATATCATTGACTATATCATTAAATATTGGTATATATATATAAATATCGTATCTGTCTGATAATATATAAATATATATTTTCATTAATTTATTCATATAAATTATCAAGTTATTATATCGCGTTTTATCGAATTTTTTTACAAATCTCAGATTATGAATAATATCTAAAAATTCCTTGTTTTTTTTCAAGAATTTAATATTTCCCGCGTTGATATTTATGTTAAAGTTGTTGGTATTGAGCTCTTTAATAGTATCTATTCCCTTATCTATATTATCCACAATATCTTCCTCTCTGTTCTTTTTGGTCGCATTAGCTTGTTTAATGTTGTTATCTATATGATAATAAAAAATAATAATAATTATCAGAGCAATCAAGACAGAACTATTATATTTGCTTATTATAAAGAATATCAACGCTAAAAATAATATAGCTGCATAATAATTATTTAGAATATTATTCATGATCTTATTTTAATCTTTGAATATATATTTTATTATACTGAAGCACCATCTATAAAATATATTATAAATGATAAAAAGATAAGTATTATACCTATATATAATCTTCTTTCTTCTTTTGATAAGATATCAATTAGTACATATATATAATTACTGTTATCTATATAGCCGTTATTGTATGCTTTTGTAACATCATTTATTATATCAATAATAGACTGCAAGGTATTTTTATAAATATCTTTAAGGGATAAATCATAAAAATCTGTATGTTCTTTATCGGTTTCTATCTTATCTGGTAAAGTTTCCAATAGGCTATTAAGTTTATTCTCAATATTACTCTCAATAAACTTGTCTAAACCATTGTAATTTATATTATCTGGGTTATTTTCTATGGCCTTATCTTTTTTATTTAAATTCGCCATATTTTATTTACTTCTTACCAGTATATGAGAAATTTTAAGTAAATTATATGACGTCCATCATATCTATGTTAGTTATCAAATTTCTTCGGCAACAATAGCGATTTAATCCCAACTTATTCAGCAATTCTCCAGTATGTATCTTTTCGAAGTTTTTATATAGTTTATCTACATCATTAGTATTATCCAACTTAAGCTTTTCTTTCTCATAGTAATCCGAAATATCAGCCATAACTCTTCCACATGTGAAACATCTGATAGGCACAATCATTTTATATTAGTCGTTCTTATATTTAAATAACATAATCATTTTTTTATATAATAGTCAGTAATAACAATATTTACAAATGCTAAAAATATATTAGGCGATAATTTCAAATATAAATGTTGAAACTAAAATTGGTAACAATTTACTTCATAATGCCCATATTTTCCACATATGTCGCATATTTTGCGCGATGATTTAGAAAATGAAGATTTATTAGACCAACAATTATTTGCATAATGCCCATATTTTCCACATGTAAAACAAGAATTACCGGAAGATTGTTTGTTTTTCTTTTTACAATATTTTTCATGATATTCGCATTTATCTTCTTCTTCAAATTCTTTATCACAATATTCACAACACCATATTACATCTTCTTCTCCTTGCTTATCGCTATTGTTGTATTCTCCTTTACAATCTTTAGCAAAATGTCCTTCTTTTCCACATTTACACCCTTGAAGATTTAAAATGGCACAAAGTTCTGTAAAAAATATTCATTACATGTTTATTACTTTGTGTCTTCAAGGAAGCATCAAAAAGTTTGATACCTATAAATTATGGTTGGATACATCGTGTAATGTATCTGATTGTTTGCTTCTACATAGATATAATGGTCTATCTAATCCATTTATATGATTATAAGCTATTTTATAAATGTTTTTAGCACCATTAACATCCCTGTTCCATAATCCACAACCGCTCTTACAGCGTAATAGACCATGTACTAAAGCATAGTTATTTTTCCAAGGTTTAGGATTTTCTCTTATAATAAACTTTTCACAATCTCCTCCTTCACAATTACAGCATTTGCAACTTGTTCTAAACTCATCTACCAAATAAGTATTATAACCTGATTTTTTGAATAATGTTCTGATACCTTTACCTTTTATGGGTTCTTTGTATTTCATATGTTTGTGTTGTTCAAAATCGCCAAAACAAACCACAACATCATTAATATCTCCAAATATTTTCTTAAACCTATTTATCATCTTCTGTTCATTTCTTACTCTGTTTATATAACCATTCAGTTTCAATTTCCTAAATATATACTTTTCATAAAATGGAAAAAGTATATTATTAATTTCATTTTTCTTTTTGATATATTCTTTATATTTATTGATGTCTAATGACTTCTTATTATATTGTGATAGTTCAGTTTCATATTCTATGATTGTTTTACCATCAATCTGTTCTTTCTTAAACTCTAATACAAGTTTATTATATTTTTTACTTTTTGTCTCTTTCCTTCTGCTATCTTGTGTATATCTAAAAGTACTAGCATCTTTACAACATCCATCTACACAAGAAATAATATCACACTTTCCAGGGTCTATTGCTACTATCTTTTTATTTTGTATTTTAGTATAATCATCCAGTTCATCAATATAAAGCTCTTTTGATAAACTCGTGTTTTTTGGTTTAGAAAACTTATCTATCAAATCATTTCTAATAAGCAGTATAGAACAACTTATACCATCTGTTTCAATCATATGATGAAATGAATAACCTTCTCTTTTGAAGCATTTTCTTTGTGTTCTAAAAAAGAAGTCCCATATTTCAGATTTTTTCTTTTTCAAATTACCTTCTGTTAAGTAATCTCCTTTATTACCTTGTTCTTTTCTTAATAGTAGATTTACTATAGTTGTACTATCAAGAGTAATATGCTTTGGTATAATATCACTTCTTAATGGAAAAACATTATTGATGCTAATTCCTTCTTGTTCTATGTATTTCATCATATAAATCATACAAGGTAAATAATCAAATTGTTTAGCATGTATATCATAATGAATACTATCTTTTGCAAAAGATTTATTAGGAATGATATGTTTTTTGATATCATTTATCCAATTATGATATGTATGATGTGATTTATATTTAGTTGTTTCTACATTTATAATATCATTTTTGATATGTCTTAATTGAGAACATAACTTGTTAATTCTATTATCCTTTTCTTTTTTAGTGATAAAGCACATCTCATCATAATACCTGATATGTCATCTACACATAAGCCATTATTATAACCATTTTTACATTGCACTATTGAACATTCGTCATTTTCAATTTGTATAATATCTATTCCGATATCTTTATGATTATGCAAATGTCCTTCTTTTATATCTTTTCTTATTAGTCTCATAGTATTATGAGAGTGAATGAGGTTATTCTCTATTAAAATATTTTCAGGACATTCATTCCATAAATAGGCATTTTTACCAAGTTTTTGTATAATAAAGTCCTTAACATATTTCTCATATAACAAACCCTTTTCTTGGTTATTCATATTGATGAATGTATTTTATACTACTATAATCATTTTTTTATATCTTACCTAATCTATTTTTTTATAAAATAATACTTCTTTGTTCTAATATCTTTTGGTTCTGTTTTAATTTTGTATTCAGTGCTCAAAATTTGGTATTCATCTTTCAATAGATGACGAATAATTGATAAGTATGGTCTCTTAATCTTTTCAGGACATGATATTGCTGTTATAGTACTCATAGAAAAATAAGTATGTATCTTTGGTAAGAAGTTCATAATCTGTTCTTGTAATTCTTTATTTACATCTAATTCATGTAAAATAAGAGAATTATCTTCATTTAACTTCAATACATTTATCAATTCATCCTTTATTTGTTTTTGTTGTTCAGGATACAATTCTGTTTTAAGTCGCATTATAATGCTGTTATCTTATATTTATATATAATATATTCTTATGTTGTTTTATATAGTTTAGGTTTTCTATATCTTGTTGATAGTTTTCTGGTATATTTTGATAATTCTTCTTTATTATAAGCATTATCAAAATAGTTCTTATGATTTTCTTTTCTTACCATCTTAATAGCATTTTTGATTTCTTCATTCAATTCATCGTATTTTAATACCTTCTTATTTAACTTAAGATAATGCTTTATTTGGTTGAAGTAATTTTCTATAGGAGCATTTGTATTTGGTGTATATGGAATGCTAAACAAATATTTATTACCACTATTGATAATAGCATCTTTTACAAATTGATTATTATGACTTCCGGCATTATCCAAAATAATTAGATAGTCTTTGTATTTACTAAAAACATGTTCTTGTAGAAAATCTACAAATCTTTCTTTTGTCATACCACCTTGTTGATATAATTTAGACCCTACACATCCTGAATTACTGATTACTACTAATAATGTAAATTTCTTGAATACATAGTTATCATCTGTTTTCACAATACACTTCTGACCTAACTGACATCTACTATATTCTAACATCATAGCAGGTTGTATAGAAGTTTCATCCAAACAAATGATTTTATCAATAGGATATTTACTTACTTCGTTATAGAATTTATCTAATTCTTGTTGTTTATTTACTTCTAAACCATATCTTGTAGCTGGAAAGTGTTGGTGTTTAGTTCTCTTTCTTGTTTTATTGTTATCTCTCAAAATCTTTCCTAAATGTTGAGATGTAATATCAAATGATTGATATTTTTCAATAAGTAGTTTTCTTAATTCAGTCATAGTAATCTGTTCATTTTGTGTAAGTAGGTTAATAGCATACTTAACTTGTTCTTTCGTTATTTTATAAGACATAGAAGGTCTGTTAAGTCTTTCTAAATTCTTATTTTTCTTATACTTTATAATCCATCTTCTTAAAGAAGTCTTCTTGCAATCAAAAATTTTACAGACCTCGTCCAAACTATCATCATTTTGTAAATAATACTTAACAGCAGTAATTTTATAATCTTGTGTCTTATGTTTCATAATAATACATAATAAAAATAAATATTTTGTGCCATTTTAAATCTTCAAAGGTTTAAAACATCTGTTGTTAGTACTATTACTGATTTTTAAAAGTTGGCTTTTAGTTTCATCATCTAAATTTACAGAAGTATAAGAACCACCTCGTACATTATCAATACCATATTTATCCATATACATTTTTGTATATTTATCTTCGTCATAATCATCGCCTTGTATAAGTTCTAATAATTTTAGAGGTTTGTATATTTTAGTCCAACGTGAACCATCTGAATTAAAATGGCTTTCTATACGAAAATGTGGATTTGATGTTTTACCAACATAATATTTACCGCGATTTAACTTTAATGTATAAATATATACCATTGTAATATCATTATATCACAATGATATTATATCATTTTTTATATTTCGTATAGAAAATTATTTTACATCTTCAAGTGTATATATGTATGTATATGCGTAAAATAGTAAAAATAAAATATTATAATATATTAGTATTATAATCATGTCTATAAACGCTATATATGGAAAAATTCAAAATATAGAAAATGAATTAAGCTCTTTAAAATGCAATGCTGATAATGTTATGTTAAAAGATTTAGAAAAATCTGTTGCTGAATTATCGGCTAAAGTATCGGCGTCGCCTTTGTCTTCGTCGGTTGTTTCGGAAGGTTCTTCGGATTTTAAGTTAATATCTGATAAATTAGTGGCATTAGAAGAATCTGTAGCAGAATTATCAGCCAAAGTATCTTCTTCGAAAATAGAAGAGTTAGAACAAAAATTAGGCGAATTAACCGGTAAAGTATCCGAATTAGCCGATGCTGCCGAAGTTGCAAAAGCGTCTTCTATCACAGTAACTCATATACTCGCTAAAAAAATAGAAGAGATGGAGAATAAACTATCTGAATTATCAGTTGATGATAAAATAGAAAAGCTTTCTTCTCAATTCAAAGAAGTAACTGATAGATTAGAAAATCTCGAGAACAAAGAATGAGATTAGCAATACTTGGGTTTTGCCTTGATACATTCTGCTAACATATCTTGTTCGTATTTAAAAATATCAATTGCATTATTTAAAATTATACTATTTTTTTGCAAATATCCAAAATTCTTCTTGTGTAATTCAAGAGCCTTAGTAAAGTACCGTTTTGCCTCCTTGTAATTTTTATTTTTATTATGTATCATACCCATGATATTATTTATATCCGAAGAATTTAGATTTTCCGCTTGTTTAAACAGTTCTTCGGATTTTAAAACGTCTTCGTTAGTTAATAATTCCTTATTATATATTTTAACCAATTCGATATATTCGTTATTAAAATATAGGTAGTTCATGTTGTTTGTTGTAGAAGGGAATAGCCCGAGTTTAGAGCCTTCTATGAACGTTACTTTGTTAAAAAAATATACATTTAGATCTTTATTATCTGATATGTATTTGGATAAGGTATTTCTAATGGTTAGTTTGAATTTATTTGTATCATTGTACAATTTCTCGCATATTTTTGGCTTTATTAGATAGCAGCATTTCGTCACTAATTTATTGTATACTTTCCGATAATCGACTATTTGCTCATCGCTATTTATGGTATTCAATGATAAAAATAGCATATCCCAGATATTATTATTATCATCTTTTACATACTTTAAAAATTCCTCGATATTGTTTAAATAGTTGCTGCTAACTAATACATCATCTTCTATAATCATATGTAGAGAAGTATCATCCTTATCCTTTATTATTTTGTACAATTCTCTGTGCTTCTCATAATTTGATATCTGACTGGTATTTAACATTTCTATAAAATCATTGTATTCATTATTCTCCTCGAATTTACTGTAATCAACTCTATCATTAAATATGTTTATATTATCGTCTATTAATTTCGAAGTAGGATCTTTGATTATATTATTAATAATAGTGATATCGTTCTTTTCACATATTTTTTTAAAATAATCGACTACGTTATTAATATTAGTTATTCTATTTACTAATTCTGTAGTATATACTATATAAAGATTTATAGTTTTAGGCATTTATATATTTATAATATTTATAAACTTTTATATATATAATGGATAATACTAATATAATATATGAATATCCAAATCCGGATAGATTAGTAATAATTGGCGATATTCACGGCGATATTAAGAGATTTAAAAATATTCTCATAGATGCCAATATTATAAACAATAATATCGAATGGATTGCCGAACCTCCTAATACTATTGTTATACAAATGGGAGACCAAATTGATAGTTTAAATAGAACCGAAGATAATGATTGGGAAGTGATAGAAGATATAGAGATGTTAAAATTCACTGATTTATTAGATAAAATAGCGAAAATCAAGGGAGGAACTGTTATATCTCTTATAGGCAACCACGAATTTATGAATATATTAGGAAATTATAGCTATGTATCTGATAAAAGTATTGCTAATAATGAAAAAAGACGAAGGGAATTATTTAAGCCTAACGGACAGCTATCAATAATATTATCAAAGAGGCCTATAATTGTTAAAATAGGAGGTCTCTTATTCTGCCATGCAGGTCTTAAAATATCTCATCTATTTTTGTTGAATAAATATAAGAAAAAGGTATCATACTTGAATGAATTATGGAGCTCCTATGCGTTAACAAATAAATTAAGTAATTCCGAAGATGCTGAGATATTCGGTAAAATAATATTGGAAGACGATGGTATATTATGGACACGCAATTTAGATACTGTAGATGAATTAAATATCATGTTAAACAGTTTGAGCTGTAGTTATATGTTTGTGGGCCATAATGTAGTAGATGGTATCAAGTTTATAAACAATAATTTATGGTATACTGATACTGGTATTTCGAGAGCTTTTGGTAACAAAAGTTATGAATATATTGATATTATTAATAATAATGTTAATATAAAAACTTTAACAAATTAGAATAATAGAATAGAATATACACTAATATTAGAAAGCTTATGAAAAAATATCCGTTTATTTTAATTTTTGATATTGATAATACAGTTATCGGAGACTGTAGCTTATTAACAAAAGAGTCGCGATTATTAGAATATATATACAATACATGTAAGAAAGAAGGCGAGTATAATTGTAAATATATGAAGAGCATTGATATGCAAGAAGAGTTAATGTCTGGTTTATTGAGACCTAACATTAAAGATTTCATAAAATTTTGCAATAATAAATTTAAAAATATAGAGATCTTCTTTTATACAGGGAGTTCATATTTCTGGACCAATGCGTCTTTAGGGCCTAATATAGAGAAGGCCTTAAATATAAAGATAAATCGTCCGTTTTTTACAAAAGAAAATATGATATCAACTTCTTTAATAGATATCGAGAAATCACTTGCAAATATATTTCCTTTAATTACTAAAAGTCTCGAGAAAAAGTATCCTGTTATGAAAAACAGGAATGATATTGATTATATAATACAGAATCGTACTATTTTTATAGATGATATTAGGAACAATACTTATACGTATGCCAATAGACAACTTGTGTGTCCGAGATATAACTATTGGCCTGCTTATGATGTATCTAATAAAATTGTTAAAAAATACGGGATAGATCGTAAGGTATTTGATAATGAGGATATTTTAAGATATATATGGGTTAATAGTATATACATACATAATAAACACGGCAATGATAGTCAAAGGAGCAGGGATATTTACAATGCACAGAAGGCCGAGTATATTAAAAAGAGCAGATTATCAAGAAGAAATGATAGGTATTATAGGGATTTAATTAAAGAACTTTCTAAGAAGGATGTTGATTCTGATGTTATATCTGATGATAATATAATAAATATCAATTATAAATTATCAGAAAAACTCTATTAAAAACGAGTACATAATTTATTTTTCTCTCAACTTTTAAAAACTTTTTGAAATTTCTAAAATTTTTTCAATTATGTACTCGTTTTTGAAATATGATCTTCGCATAATTTATGAATTATACGCTCTGGCTACTCAAAAAAAACAATATAAATATTAGGCAATATAGTATATATAAGAGTTCTCAATGTTCTTTGTGCGATCACAATATAGTAAATTGGATACAGAAGATAAAATTGAGAATCGCATAGATTTGCAATTGCAATCGAGAATTATCTTTTACAAAAAAATTTTTAACTACTATTAAAAATAAGTATATAATAGATAATGAGTTTATATTTTAAAGACCATCCTGAATTTAAGCCAAATATCACTCCGAGAGACATGTTTGCATTAGGAATTATGGGAGGCTCTTATTTTAGACAAATAAAGTCTCCTAAAACAAAAAAGATATATAAAAATCATCATAAGAACTTTAAATTTCTCAAAGATATCCCCGAAGATATCTTAACAAAACAAGAGTATGATAAGAGTATTAATTATTACAAGGTTGAAGTAGGAACAAGCTATGAATATTGGATGGAAAAGAATTGGATAAGGGAAGATATAGATCCTTACGGATGGATAGAATGGTATTGTAATTTTTACAACGGACGCAGAAGCGAAGACGATGTGCGCCAAATTAATAGATGGAAAAAATCTGCTGGCCCCAAAGGAAGATTTAGAAATCAATTGCAAAATAAGGTTAACGAACAACAAAGTAATAGTGAAAAAATCTATCCGAGGTTGAGACAAACATTATTACATTGGGCTTACGATAGTCGTAAAATGAAAATTATATAAAAAATGATTTATATTATATATATACATTAAATGGAAGAAGTACCGATGACGCCCTTCGACATTCTGTTAGCCAAAAAGAGAGAAGAATTAGAAGATTTATATAAAATGAAAACAAAAAATAAAAAAATGACTTCCGATGTTAATGAAATCAACTTCATGGAAAAGCAGCTTTACAATAAAATCAATGCGGCAATCGATAAGAAATACAAAGAATCTAAAGAGTATAAGAAAAAATGTGAGAGCGAAGTGTATAATGCTTTATAAAAACATATTTGTATATAAAAAAATACCACGATATAGATGTATGGCTAATATAGAAAATCAAAATTCTATAATTGATCGAGAATACTTGAGTATAATCAAGGATAGAAAAAAGAATTGCGATGATATAGATGTTTATAACGATATTGAGATAAATATTGATATTGATAGAGATTTAATAAATAAAAGAGTTGAAGATATTACGTCTTACAGAGAAATTCTAAAGAAATTAGTAAGTCAACCAATTATAAAGCAGAGAACGCTTGAATGGTTTGAAGCACGAAAAAATCGTCTGACTGCAAGCGATTTAGCAGATGCTATTAAAGATACTAAGGTGAGTGATACGATCGCAAAGAAGAAAGCGAAGATTATTAAGGATAACACAAACTATAATGCTATCAAAGCATTGAAATGGGGTACTATGTTCGAACCTATGGCTACGAGGATATACTCTCAAATAAATGATAATATTCATGTATATGAGTTTGGATTGATTTGCGACGAAATTAATGAACATTTTGGAGCTTCTCCAGATGGTATTAATGAACTCGGAATTATGGTTGAGATTAAATGTCCTTATTCGAGAAAAATTATAGATGGTTATATACCCGATAAGTATAAACTACAAATTCAGGGACAGCTCGCTGTTTGTAATTTAAAAGAATGCGATTACGTAGAATGTAAATTCTTAGTACTTGAAGAAAGTATATATATGGAAGAATTCCGCGAAATATCTATGAATCATGGAATTATAGCGGAATATATTACGAAAAGCGGAGAATATTACTATATATATAGCGATAGCAATGTAACATCCGACGAAGCTATTGATAATATCTATAGTAAAATAGAACAATTTAATTCTAATAACGAAAATGATAATAAATACGAATTTATCAAGTTGAACTATTGGAAACTGGAAGAAATAAATACACAGAGAGTACAATTTGACGATTATGAATGGGTTAATATTAATAATAAAATTAATATTTTCTGGGAAAAAGTAGAGAATTATAAGAAACAGCCGATTGAGAAGTTTAAGTTCTTGGACGACGAATGATTACGTAAAATCTATAAAAATATTTAGATCGTTTGAGCCAAAATCATGATGGTTATTGATATAGTATACGATGCTATAATCCTGTACAGTATTTCCTGTTTTGCATACAGAATTATAGGAATCATAGCTGCTCTCTTTATTTAAGCAGCCACACGTTAAACCTTCCATTCTAAATGAATTTCCACAGTTAATATTACATTGTAAATTAGAGGATTCACTATCCTTTATTATTTTAATAAAGTCGTCTATATTATTTTTATCATTCTTTAAAAATATTAGAAGGATTTCATAGTACATCTCTTGATTTGCAAAGCAAGGTATGTGTATATTATCAACTGTTAGTCCTATAGAACATGAATAACTATAATCTACCTGCTGTCCTCTGTTATAATCCCATACTACTATATTATCAAGTCCATTTTTTAGATAAGGAGCTTGAGAGATGCATGCATATATAGGCCATTTTGATGTAGAGAGTTTAGTATTTTTAATTTTATTAACTATCTCAGTCTTAATATAATCTGTTAAGTTTTTAATATTATCGGTTCTATATTCCAATACAGACGACGTCTCGATACCTTTCTTTTCCAATAATTCTTTAAATTTTCGAGGATTATTTTTAATACACTTATATGTTAATAACAAATTTTTATTATCTATATCTGCATATTTTTTCCTATACTTCTGTTCTATCATATCACAAGTATAATCATTGTGATAATTAATAGGCTCCTCGTCTTTTATTATGAAAGAATCTGTGTATTTACAAGAGGAATCGCTACAATTATTAAAGGTATTATCTAAAATACAATCGCTCTTTTCTATATTTGTAAGCTCTGATATCACAAAAAATTCCTTAATATTATAATCACATACTTTTACAATATAAAATATACTTAATATTATAAATATTACTGATAATAATATTAACAACAAATCATTCAAATTCATTATTGTAATTATATCTACCTATAATATTTATTTTTATTTTTTGTAATTGTTTTTATATTACTGTCTGGACTATGGATTGAGTTTCTGGCTGAGCTGTAGGCTGAACGGTAGGCTGGACTGTAGGTTGGACCGTAGGTTGGACTGTAGGCTGGACCGTAGGTTGGACCGTAGGCTGGACCGTAGGTAGAGTTGTAGGCTGAACGGTAGGTTGGACCGTAGGCTGGACTCCTAAGAGTGAGCCTGATTGAATGGATGCATAAGGAGTTACTAAAACATGATCTATATTATCATATTTAGCTACTAAATTATTATTAGTACCTACATATAATTTATAGCAATTATTATTATCATTACATACCTCTAAATATTTGCTTGCGGTTTCATTAGTATTTATTCTTAATCCTGCATTGGCTATAGTATTATTCTTTAGATTTAAATTGTTAGTAGTATTTATCAATTCTGTGTCTGTTATCATATCGAATATCTTTTTGTTTGAAGGAAAACTTTTGAACTCAAAGTATCTATTTAGATTATCATTGATATTTGCGGTATTTCTATATAAAACATTTGATGTATTATAAACATCATTATATAGCAAATTTGAAGTATGCATTAGACTCTTATTAAAAGAGTTTGAAGTATGCATTAGACTCTTATTAAAAGAGTTTGAAGTATTCGCTATATTGCTTGTTATATTTTTAAATAAAAAATTTGAAGTCTTATATATCTCTGAATCGGTATATAAATTATTCTTTATTCCCATGGAATTAGTATAATCTATTAAATAGTTAGAAGTAGTTCCGATATAATTAGAATTATTTAAATACAATACATTCATTTCATTTTTTAAATCTTCATCGGTTACTGAATTTTTCTCAAAATTATTTATATTCAACGAATTTATGGCTTCTTGCTCTTCTTTATAATTATAATAATCATAAATTAGCCATGCTAAAATACCTATTAATGCTATTAATATAATTATTAATATAAAATATAATACAGCATCTAATAATTCCATTATACTATCTTATAATTTAATTATATTTTAATTATACTATATTTAAAACTTTAATTTCGCTATTATTACTCAATGAATTTCCTTCATCTTCTCCCCTGTCGCCTCCTCTGTCGCCTCCTCCGTCGCCGCCTCCTTGTCCAGTATTACATTGAGAACTTGCTATCTTAATAGCATTAACGGCCGCGCCTGCAGCTCTTGCTGTAGTACATTGAAAACCGGCTATCTCTATATCATTAACCGCTTGTGTAGCTTGCAGAGCTTGCATAGCTTGCATAGCTCTAGGTAATTTCGCCGAGTAATCAGAGGCTACATCTGATGCTTCAATTCTTCCAACATCATTATTCTCATATCCTCCAACCTCAAATGCCCCTCCAGTTATTTCATCTTCTTCATCTTCTTCATCTTCATCATCTTCTTCATCTTCATCATCTTCTTCATCTTCATCATCTTCTTCATCTTCATCATCTTCTTCATCTTCATCAAATTCTTCTTCGTACTCTACACCCTTACCACCTAATTGACCATCATCTTCTTCATCTTCATCATCTTCTTCATCTTCATCATCTTCGCCTCCTTCTTCATCTTCATATTCTTCGCCTCCTTCTTCACCTTCATATTCTTCGCCTCCTTCACCACCTTCATATTCTCCATCTCCTTCACGTCCTTCGTATTCTTCTTCTATCATTTCAATATTCTTCTTATTATTAAATACATAGCCGCCTCTTTTATAATTGATATCTTCAAAATTATCATCGTATAATTCTTCCCATCTTTTTTTATCATTTTTATGAATTATATCTTCGTCCATATCGATATCTTCGTCGTCTTCATCGTCTTCATCGTCTTCACTGATGGAGTCCATATCTTCATTATTTAACTTACCTTTGTATATATAAGGCTCTATATATTCTGCTGGTATATCAACATCTTCTGTGTTAATTCGGAGCTGTACTCCCATGGCTTCAAATTCTTGAACTAATAATTTAAAACAGTATGGAGTTCTTACAATGACTATATCATCATTATTGCAATTTTTGCAAACATTTATATTTAATGGTATATTTAAAGAAACAAGTGTGCCGCACTTTTTACATGCAGACCAAGCATATTTATCAGAACGTTCCATCATACTCTCTTGTATAAACATTGAAATGCCGTGACTCAATAATGTATCTCTTTCCATCTCTCCTATACGTAGACCACCTCCTCTACGCCGTCCTTCTGTTGGTTGTCTTGTTAACCCAGTAACTTTTCCGATACCTCTTGAGTTGATTTTTTCAGCAACCATATGTTTTAAGCGAAAATAATATGTCGGCCCAATAAATATCTCAGTCTCTATTTGTTTTCCCGTAAAACCATTATACAGTATTTCATTCCCGTATTTATTATAATTATTATCTTCTAATTTTTTATATATGGCATCATTATCTATTGGTATAAATACTGTAGCATCACCCAATATACCTTCGATACAGCATAATTTAGCAAATATACATTCGACTAAATGCCCAATAGTCATGCGTGAGGGAATCGCGTGCGGATTTATTATAATATCGGGTCTTATACCATCTTTTGTATAAGGCATATTTTCCTCTGGTATTATCATACCAATTACCCCCTTTTGTCCATGGCGAGAAGCATGTTTATCTCCAAATTCAGGTTTCTTAATTTTTAAAAATTTGACCTTACATATAATAGATTCATCTCCTGATATTTTATTAGATATATATACGTCATCTACGGTACCATAGAGAGAATTGTCGGTACTTATAGATATATCAGTATATATTGTCTTCTTCTCCTGTACAGTGAAGACACCCTGTTTACGTTCATAATAGACTTCTTTAACATTTAACATACCTATTATTACAACTTCTTGTCCTGCTGGTATATATGTGCCTTTTTTAATGAAGCCATTATCATCAATATGAGTATAATCTTTCTTTTTTATTCCGAGTAATTCATCTTGTTTACCTATCATATCTTTCATTTTAATGGGATTTCCGAAAATTATCCTCTCATTACTCGAAACTATTTTACTCGTTGCTGTAATCGATTTGTAATAAGATAAGTAATTCAATCCTCTATTAATTGCTGCTCTGTTAATCATTATACTATCTTCTTGATTAAATCCTGAATAAGTCATAATAGCAACAATTGTATTATATCCATTTGCCATATAATCGCTTGATGTATATTGAGCTATTCGCGTATTTATGATGGCCCTCTGAGGATAATGTAAAACATAGCTCATTGTATCAAAACGTCTATTGAAATTTGTCGCATATATCCCAATAGCTTGTTTTGATTGTGCAGCATGAAACACATTGCGTGCCGCCTGATTATGGTTACACATCGGTATATTACCTGTAACAACACTAAATATAGTCGACGGATGTATCTCGACATGGGTATGACGCGAAGTTATTTCGTCTTTATTCATTGCTATTAAAACAGTATCGCTTTCTTCGTTATCAAGATACTCTATACAGGCAGATGTTTCCTCCAATTGCTTCAATATATTTTTATAGATATTCCTGTAATTATTACTATGTTCGCTTATAGAGTCATTGCTATTACTTTTCTTACCACCCATATTGAAAAAAGACCCTCCCAACTTCTCAAGAGACGAAGATGATTTACTATCATTTATAGGATTAGTATAAACATCTCTGTAATAATAGTCATCGGTCTTATCATCATCACTCAATTTATTATAAGTACCATTTAACATCTCGAACCAATTTGTATAATTGTTTTTATAAACGAGGATTTCGTTATCTCCCGACTTATTTTTTTTCAATATTAACAACGGCCTACAAGGTCTACCTGCTTCTGTAAATATCCTTATTTCATTATTTGGGATATTCCACGATATAGATATTAAAATATTTATTAAACCATTTCTACGATATGCTCTTAATATTCTCGTTACAAATATGGGATCACCAGTATAACCGAATAATGTTCCATTTAAAAATACTCGTGTAATATTCTTATTGATAATCAAATTACATTTACTCAACGATATAATGCCGACATCTAATAAACACCTTTTAATATTATTTAAATCTATTCCAGCAGTTATTTTAGTAAGCAATGATAAATTTTTTAGATAACCAATAGACGCGCCATCGGGACTTTCAAATGGACACATCATTCCCCATTGTTGCGAGTGTAATCTGTGAGGACTTGTGATTTTAACACTTCTATCGATGGGTATATTAACTCTTCTCAAATGTGATAGATATCCAATGTAACTAATTCTGGATAAATCTTGAACTATTCCTAATTCAGGATCACTATTATTAATTAATCCCCAGCGTCCCTTCAGCGATTTACCAAATGTTTCGGTTATTATTAGGGAATCCACGATTTTATAGATATTGTTATTATTCACTATATTTTCATAGTTACCTTTTTCTTTGTATGAACCATAGTAATACTCGTTATCTATTTTAATTCTAATATTATCCCTCAATTTGATATAAGATTCCTGAAATAATTCGGTAAGTTTAAATCCACTAATATCAACCCTCTTATATATATAACTGTCTCTATCACTTATAGGTAAAGTCCCTATAACCGTTTTTATAAATTGTAAAATAAGATATCCCAAATACTTTCCCTTATTATCTAATTCATCGATATTCGGAAATATCTCAGTCATTATAACAGATTTTACGTGTTCAATGCTCGCATATTTTACCCTGTGTTTCAAATAATTCAAGGCATCATTTTGCGTATATATGTATACCTGCTCTTCCTTGAAAGTATAAAACGAGCTTATTATGCTCGGTCTTATAAAATTATCAAAATATTCTTTATCATTATTATTTAATTCATCTCCAAAAATAGAATCATAGATTTCTTTATCAGTTTCTATACCTAAAGCCCTAAATAAAATAAACAAAGGTATCTTTTCGGTAAAAGAAGGCAATGATACTAAAATAGAGCCATATATATACTTTTTACCCGTCATATATTGAATCTTTACATTATCATCTCTGTAAAGACCATTTTTCAACATAGGAGTATCTACATAATAGAACTCGACATTAAAAGGTTTAACCGAACCTTTATCGGCAATACATCTTATAACACCTTTGTAACTGAATCCATTAACGTCATCTTCTTTCAATTTACTAATAAATAATTTGTTAGTCACTATATTTTCTTGTGCTATTATTACCTTCTCTTTTCCATCTATTATAAAATAGCCTCCCGTATCATACGGACATTCTCCCAATAATTTCAAGATATCCGAGCCATTATTTTTTAATAAACAGATATCGCTGTGAAGCATAATAGGGATACTTCCTATAGCTATATTATTGAACTCGATAACTTTAACAGCATTTTTATCGTCAGTTATTTTAACAATTATTTTCGCAAATATGTGAGTTTCGTATGTTAAATTTTTCATTCTCGCATCATTGGGCGTTATAAGTTTAGGAGCTCCATTTTCAAATGCAATAGGTCTATCTACATATATATTATCACCATCTTCGCCGCCTACAAAAATCTCAACTTTAACAATTAAATTTTTATTGATATCATCTAATTTAATCATAGTTATAGGATTGTTTAATTTTATAATTTCAGGTATTTTAACCTTAACAAAATTTCTGTAACTATCTAAATGATGACCTGTAAATGGATATTTATGATCCTTGAAATATAAATCTAATATATTCCATTCATTATTTATCATTGTCCTAATATTATATATTATTATATTATTTATACACACATATACACATATATTCACATATATTATGCGAACATAAATAAACATAAGATTAAGAATATGCGACTTCTTGAAAACCTAAACCATATATTAGTAAATTGCCTGGATTATTTTCATCTAATATTATACTACATGGGTTTGGATTTTCATTTTCATAATAAATACTTGTAGCAACTTTTTCTCCTTTACTGTCGCTATGAAAATATAAAATCCCCGAACTATCAAAATTAACATGTTTATTTTTTTCGTTTTTCATTACAATATTCGATAAAAATCTAATATCATGTCTTACTGTTTTATTTCTTTCATCATATACAGATAATTTCCCGTCATCATTAAACATCATAAAATACTTTTCGTTTAGAGATTTAAATTTAATTAATTTAGTTTCAATTTTGCTCTCTAACTTTTCATTGTATACAACATCTTCAAAATAAAATGTTTTGTTTTCATTAAGGACATATTGGTTATTTATAAGTTTATCACCCCAAGGCATATAATGAAAATTTATTTTGTCTTTAAATATGCTACTTGTGGGATCTAATTTATACATCTGTAAAGTTATTTCAGACACTCCAGGAAAAGGCTTTATATTTCTTACACCAAGGTCTTCCAGAATATTTTTATTATATTTCTTACCAATATTCTTTCGATAATTATCACTCAATGCTACAGATAATGCTTCAATCTTCAGATCTTTAAATTCTTCTTCATCTATATCTGAATAATCTTGTTTATTTTTCTCGTCTTCGTCTTGATTTTCTCCTAGTAATTCTTTTAAATTATTATCATAATCTCGCTGTAATTCATTATCTCCTTTATCTCTTTTTTTTTTATCATGATAAATATTATATAGTTTAACCTTCATATTATTTTTATATTCATACTTATTGTTTTGTAGACATTTTGTGGGTAAAAAAAATGATTTATATAAAATATGAAACATATCTTCTTTAGAATCCGAAATACACCCAGATTCATCACAAATATCATCGGATAATTTTTTAAATAAATTAGAATACTTGTTGTTCTTCTTATTTTTTGTATTATTAATAGTCTTTAAAAAATATGAACTGGGGTGTGTCATTAATTCCATCCATTTATTTTGATTTGTATATGCTTCAAGAGATGGGTAAAAAGTGTAATCGGTAATATTGTTCATGAGATTAGGAACATAAATTATAATATTCATTTTACCTTGAAACGTATACTTTTCTTGAAAGGTATTAGAATAATCATTGCCATCTTTGATAAACTTAGAATATAACAAAAAGTCTTTATCACGCTCTATTATCTTAGCTAGAGATACGTATATAGGTAAAGGAATCGAACCGTTGTTATATTTTTTAACTTGCATCTTTTGTTTTATCTCTGCTAATTTAGCCAATATACCATTTTCAATATTATGCACAGATTCTGTAAATTCCACACAACACATGTTTTTATTAATGTGTTCTCTGTTATTAAATTGTCGCATATTCATACTTAGACATCTTTGTTTTCTGAGAATTTTTGAGGTTTGTGCTGATAATAATTCCTTAAACATTGCAAGAGTATTATAATTCGTCGGCATAGTGTCTAATCTCCTTTTCGCATCTGTTAATTGCCTTCTTTGATGTAATACTTCTTCTTTTTCATGTGGTGGTATTTTATAAATAAGCATTTATTATTATTATATTTTATATGGATATAAATAATTATATTGATTTATGTGTAATTAATAATACACATTATGATATATCATTAGTAGTATTTAAAATATTAAAGGGAAAATATAGATATATTAAGAATAATATATGGGAATATTTGGATAAGAATGGTTGTTGGGTTATTGATAAGGCTCAAAGCAATTTGAAATATTCCATTAAAACAGATATATATAGATGTTTTATTAAAAGGTCTATTGAATGGAGTGAAAATAAAAAAGCAAACAATGATAATCTCGAAAACACAATAATGTTTAATAAACTTTTATTTATTTCTTCGAAGCTTCTAGAAAATAAATTTATATCTTCAATTATAAAAGAAAGTCGGCAATTTTTCATATGAATATAAAAAATAAATTAATTAATGCGAATGAAAACGAATTATACAAGATAATTAAGGAAAATTATAAATTTAATAGTGCTGAATGCTCTATTGCTAAGATACCGATTGAAACATTTGATAATTTCAAGTATTTATTGAACAAGGACGCTTATTTTGATTGGAATTTTTGCAAAAAATATGCAAACAAATGTAAATTATCTTACCATATTAATTATAAAAATGTTAATTTTTTTATTTTATCAGATAAAAATATAACTAATAAAAGTAAGTCCCATCTTTTTAATTGCATTTATAGAGTATATTTAGTGAAGCATCTATATAATATTAAGCCTGAACAGTATATTAATTATTATATACTTCTGAATCCGCTAAAAAGAAGGCTTCCTAATAGAAAAGTAGATATAGTAAAGACCGAAAATATTAATGGCGGCTTCACATATATCAATGCAAATAATATCTATATAGTAAGAAAGGAAGATTATGAGAAAGTGGCATTGCACGAATTGTTGCATCATTGTGATATAATACATAATGAAAATTGGAAACCTAAAAATATTAATGTACTAAAAAATTTATGCAAAATAGAACAAGGACAGGACTTTATTCCTAATGAGGCAATTATAGAGACCTTTGCTATTATTCTTAATGTTGTTTTTAAATCAATCGAAAACAATGTGTCTTTCAAGTCAATATTAGCAAAAGATAGAAAACATAGCATTGTAATTGCTAAGAAAATTATCGAGAAACAAGATAATAAATTGTGGAAGGAGAATAGCCATTCCTACTGCTATATTGTATTGAGAGCAGTATTCTATATATATTTTAAAGAATTTATTAAATCATATAGCATAACAAATGACGATGAAGTTACATTATTTATTTGCAAATATTTTCCTAAGATTATTAAGAAACTCGAGAAAATCAAAGATATTAAAGGGGACAAATCTATCAAACAGACAATATTTAGTAATTTTTAGAGAGAGAGAGTTATATTTTGAGTACATAATTTATTTTTCTTTGAACTTTTAAAAACTTTTTGAAATTTCCAAAATTTTTTCAATTATGTACTCGTTTTTATATCTAATCGGCTAATTATAAATTTAGAAGGCCCTTGTATATCTTCAATGATATAAATAATAATATACGTATAATATTTAAGGGATGTCTATAGAAGATATTAATTATCTTAGAAATAATAGTATAAAACAGAATTATACTTTTTTAATTGATAGTGTAGACAGGGACAGATCAAGATATCCGAATCCGAATAAATATACAATAGATTTTACGGTGCCGTTTAAAAATGTTATAGGGATGGAGATAATCGATTCGAGTATTCCGAGAACTATGTATAATATAGACTATGAAAATAACGAATTATATTACTATATCGGAAAAAACATGAGCGATATTAATATAGTCGAAGGAGTAAAGGAGGAATTAAATAGTACAGATTTAACAAAAGAATGCAGCTTTAATTCTGGATATGCTGTTATAGGAACTGATAATTATTTAGAACTAACCAACAACATACATTTGTATAACATATATAACAGTGGCGGTATAGGGGGAAAGGATATGGGCATCAGCTTCTCTTTTAAAACTAAAGTATTTCGAGATAATAATGCTGGCTCTGCGGCCGATAAAAAATACTATATATTTAACTTTGGATATTATCACTTACATTTGAATACTTTTCAAAGAGACAAATATTCTGGAATATTAGTATATATTAAAAAAAATATAGATGAATTATATGATATGTATTTTACGATTGGATATGAAGATGAATCACAAGAAAGTACATATACAATAAATAATATAAATTTGAGTGTTGAAAATCACGTTTGCTGGACAATTTCGAGCGACAATAAATGGACTATAAATATATCGACGAAAACAGAAAAATACGAGAAAGCCAATAATAGACCGATTAGTAATGTCTTTTATACCGAAAAAAATATTGGAAGAAAATTTATTAGCACCTTTACTGATGCTACTAAAATAACAAAAATTACTTATATTAATGGATGGGACAATACTATTAAGTTGTATATAAAAGATTTCAAAATATACAATAAGGTACTTGATGATAACGAGATTGTATTATGCAGAACGAATACAATAGAGCTGAGTAATTTACCAATATGGTATAAGTTATATTCTAATTCTAATGAAGATTCTATAAGTAACAGCGGCCTTACAAAATTCATTAATTACAAAGATATGTTCGGGCGATTACATATTAAAGAGGGGGATTATACTTTAAAAACTCTGTTATTCTATTTTGATAGATATGATGAGTATGAAATAGGTATTAAAAAACATTCCGAGCCAGCTGAAATGAGTAATCTCATCGATATATATTGCAGACATCCGTTTATTCTTGATATGCAAAGGTCTACTATATATGAAAACTTGGGGTTTGATTTACTCGCGAATTCAATACCTGAACATATTAATATAAGATACGAATACAAAGATGTATATAATTCAAACTCTCTTATGTCGAAGATGTTTCATTCTGTTAAAAATTTAGATAATATTAAGATAATACCGAGTAAAGGCGTATATGATATGTATAAAATAACACCGCCTGGCGTTATATATCTAATAGGTAACAAATATATATTGCTTAGATGCCCTGAAATAGAAGAGCATATATTCGGATCTCTTTCATATACCAAATATTCTCTTGGATTAGCGAAGTTTCGGATAGATAATATAGGAATTAACACAGAGAGATTGGTTATTACAAAATTACCTATAAGAGAATTTCATCCAATAGGCAAATTATCGAAATTAAGTTTAAGATTTGAAACAAATAAAGGGACGCTTTATGACTTTAAAGGTGTTAACCATAATATTATATTTGCAATTTATTATTATGAACCAATTCAAAAGAAACTTCCACAAAACTCTATATTAAACCCAGAATATAAAATGAATTATATAGAATATAAATATTATGAAGAAGAAATAGAAGGAGATAGCGATGAAGACGAAGAAGAAGATTATTCGCGTGATAATATAGATAATTATCTAATAAAAGAAAATGAATATAGTAATGAAGGAATACAGCTGAAAAAATACGAAGAATACCGCGAAAACTACGACGAATAATTTCCTCTCTTATTTCTCAATTCCTAAGCAGTCGGAATAGATGGGGTAGTTTCTGGGGCAGTTGCTGGGGCAGCAGTAGAATCAGTAGTAGCAGTAGAATCAGTAGCAGTCGTAGAAGCAGCTGTTCTAGTCGCAGGGGTAGCAGTAGAATCAGTAGCAGTCGTAGAAGCAGCTGTTCTAGTCGCGGGGGTAGCAGTAGAATCAGTAGAATCAGTAGAATCAGTAGAATCCGTAGAATCAGTAGCTGGCGCTGTATTGTTTAATAGATTGATTATATCATCAACGTCATATTGTCTAAGAGAGCCAGTATCTATTAAATTTTTATATTTTATTTTTGATTCTGCATTTAAAGAAGAACAATTTCCTATTAGCTCTTTAATAGTAGTTTTTTGCTTTGAATCTAATTGAATTAAGGGATTCTCTTTGTTTGCTCGTAAATTATACTCAGTTATATTTTCTATAACTACCAAGGCCTTATCTTCGATTCTATATCCACTTCCTTTTTGTGTTATTGTGATAGTATCTATATCATATAAATATTCGGTTCCTCGTATTGATCGTGTTTTTAATTTAATGGTACCGGTAGCTTCAGAACCTCCATTGGGTCTATTTGGTTTTGTGAATTTTACTTTAGGAGGAGTTCTATTATAATATTTTCCCATAGAATTTGATTTTAATTTTACTTCAGTTATACCACCGGTATCATCTACTTCTATAGATTCGACTACCGCAGATTCAGGGGAATTTAATTTTACTTCTGTAAAATTCTCAATATTGTTATAAATTCCATATATTAACTGATATAAAAGTATTATGAATATTGCAAATGCAAATATTAGAGAAGAATATGTAAATAGACTTTCATAATCAAACATTTTATCCATTTAATCTGTTATATTAAAAGATTATTATTTCTTTAATATTTATTTTATTTCCATATATAATATAGATATTATGACTGAATTAAATGTACTATATGGAAGCAATGACGATAATTTTATAGGAGATAATTTAGAAAGCCCATATCAATCGCAAAAAAACAATAAAATATCAAATAACGATACATTATTGTATACCGAAGATAAAGCTACTAAAACACCACAATATAATCCAGCAATTTCTTCTATACAACAACAAGTTAATGTACCACAATCGCAACAGATGCAACAACAAAATCATCAACATACACAACAGCAAATATCTCAACAAGCTGTACAACCGTATTATTCAAATACACATTACGATAATCGTGCTAAAAATTATAATTTACTAGAGAATTCTCAATATATAACTAATGAAAATTATAGAAGAAAAGGAGGCGAATATAATTTTATAGATAGAATGACTGGTAAGAGATCCGAAGTTGTAAAACTCGCCTTATTTTCACTCGTGATTGTTCTTGGTATCTCAATAGATCGTATGTTAACATATTACTTATCCAAATATATAGGTGAAAATATTCTAACAGATTTCCAAGAATTATTATTGAGATTAAGTTATCCTATAACAATATTTTTATTATTATGGATTTTTAAGGCATTATAATTAAAAAATATTTATTTAATAAAGGTAAGAATATATTATGAATATAATAGATTACGTAATTATATTTATTGTTATAATATTTATATTAATTTTAATAACAGTATTATCTAATGTATTTCCCAAAATTATATTGGTTTTTATAATTACATTGTTTATAGTATCTTTTATATTTAATACATATGAATTATTTAATTATACAAATGAATCTACTAAGATAGGAAGTAATAAATTGCTATCATATTGCAACTTAGGTACTTACAAATTATTTAATTATGATTTAAAAATTAAGAATAGCGACATACAATTATTAATAATATATTTTATCTTATTCATATTATTATGGTCTAATACAATAACAAACCTTATTACTAATAATTTATCTTCGGAAATTAAAATATTAGGTTTTTATAAATATTACAATAGAGATATTTATGAGAATTATAATTATGAACATAGTATTTTGTGGGCTATTATGATATTCGTAGCATACTCTTTTATAATCTATCTATTTAATTTAATAAATTTAAATTTAATAAATTTTAAAAATATAGATGTAGTATCACATATTAATATATTAAATAAGACTATTAAAGATAATACTAGCTGCAATTATTTAGAATATTATATTACGGAGGTTGAAAAAAAGACTGGAAAAGATGAAGAAATTTTTAAAGGTTACTACGCATTGGGTAAAAGCAAATATAAGGATGATAAGGATTTATATTTAAAATGCTATATAACATATCATTTATTTGGACTCGAAAAAAGAGAGATGATAAAATATGATAATACTTTTTGCAAGGACGATAATTATTGTATATTTAATTTATTAAAAGGCAAGGATGTATATAGTGTATTCCCCGACAAATTTAAACCATTGAAATTTATGGAAAATGTTATATATACTGGTGGTAAAACATTTGCTACAGATTCTAATGATATTGAAAAAAATTATAATCAATTTATTAGTACATTGCACAATAGCTATAGCTATCTAAAGTCTCATGAGAGATATAATTCATTTTATTATAAATTAGATTTATTATTTGCGAAACTAAGCGGTATGATATTTTCTATTATTGCTATAATATTTTTCATTAAAACGGAATTTAAACAATTTATTAAAAATAAGACTGGTATCATCATAGATCCCTTAGAATATACCATAGAAATATATAATATTATGATAAAGGGGTTAATATTATTTATAACAATAATATTCATATCGATTTTATTTAATACATAAAATAACAAGATAATTGAGTTATTTATTTTTATTATAATAAATTAAATAAGGAATATATTTAATTATAATGGATTCTACAAACGAAGATGAGTCTGAAACCCCTATTATATTCAATGTAATAAAGTATATTTTATATTTTATAGGTTTTGTAATAGCCCTAATAACCTTTTTAGCAATCACAAATTACTTATTATATTCCATGTACTATGTTAAAGAATTAATAATAACTACAGAAGAGATATATGATGTTACCACTTTACAATTAAAAGATATCATTAATTATAAATTAATAAACTATATTAAGACATTTAATCCTAAAAATGAAAAAAAATTTAATTTAAATAATAATAACAAATGTTATGATCTAAAGAAATTAAAGCATTATCCTGATGCTAAAAACGAAAATTATCCTTACGACGATGAATATATTGCTACTACTGCTGTCCCAGCAACTGTCCCAGCAACTGCCCAAACTATTTCAAATATTGCTTTAGAAACAGATTTTACAGAAATATTGGACAATTTTAAATACGACGGTAACGGCGGTGAATTAAAAATAATTAAAAGTGCAGGAGGTGATCGCGATGCTATAATTAAAATATTAAAAGATTCTAATTATTCTAAAAAAAATAATAAAAATTTAGTCAATGAGACTTTTATTGAGAATGAAATACGAAATTATTTTTTAGATAAATTTCCAAAGAATATAAAATTACAAAACATTGAATATAATAAATTAACAGATCGTGATATAAAAATAATATCAGATTCTGCAAAAACACAATCTTCATCAAATACTTACTTTTATATAAAATATGATTTTATCGATTATAATTCATTTAGTACGCCAAAAACCTATTATTTTCAGTTTAAATTAGATGAACTAACATCAAATGAAAATAGTGAAATAATTTCATTAATAAAAAACAAGTATATTGGATCAATCAATAGTAGTTTATATGATGATATAAAATTTGATCGCAAGGATAAAGACGACTTTTATAAAATTAATGGAAAAGATGGTATAATAGGATATTTTAAAATAGATATTGCGGAAAGTAAATTCAACGATTTTTCAAGAGATGTATTTGGATATGTTCTAAATAGTCTATATTTATTGTTACCTAATAAATTACTCAAATCATATGATAAGGATTCGTCGAACCTATATATTCTAACAAATAATAAATTATATGAGATGATATTTGCTATAATATTTATTATATTCTTAATTATATTTATACTATTCACAATAGATATTCTATATGCTATATTTATCAACAAAGATGACGAGAATACACCTTATATGTATATTTTAGCATCAGAAAAGCATTATTACCTTATAATAGTTCCTATTATAATTATAATTTATTGTATGATACATAGTACAATATATTATTATATTTTTGTTAAAAAGGCTTATGTGAAAATTATAGAACTATATGATACATTGATAAAACCCGATGAATATATAAGGGACATAATAATAAAGCTTTTTGGTAAGAATATTATAATCACAAGCTCGAATGAAAATGTGAATAAAGAATTAATTAAAATATTTCAATACATTTCTTATGCCGGAGAAATAAATATAGAGAATGCAAAATATACGGTTATTGATTTATCGATAGATGATAAGAAGAGTGAGCTTAAAAATTTTGAAGAGAAAATGTTAGACATTAATAAGCATTTCAATTACAAAAAATATAACCACGAAGCCAATTATTATACTAAGATATTCTTCGAAGATTTTAAAGAGTTATTTAATAAATTGAAAGCGAATAATAATACAGAATGCTTATATTTAATAATTATACTTTCGGTCTATATATATATCGTTCAATGGAATACGGACGATCCATATATATTAATAAAGTTAAATAAGCTGTTATTAGGCAGAGTTGCAAATATAGGTATTAAGGAGATTGATGATGAAATTGCAAATACATTAACATTGCGGTCGATAATACCGTACGATACTACTAAAATCTACACAGAAAAAATATTAGGTATATATGAGGGTATTGCTGAATATCTTGGATATGACGTAAAGAAACCCGACAGCGATAAAACAGATATAGAAGCTTTTGAAAAATTGTTTAAAGAAGTATTAGAATACAGTATAGAACGTGGGGAATATAATTTCAATCTCTATTTGGCTTTTGAGATGGGACTAAATATTTTAACAATATTAATTATTCTAATGATAATAAAACTAATGTCTGTTGGAGATAATAGCGAAATTGATAAAAATATTACATATGCAAAAATGCTTGCATCATGGGTTATATTAAAAGTAACTATAGCAATATTTGGATTAACGAATATAATAAGGTTTCAATAATAAAATATTAATAATAATAAAGGATATATTATGAGCGATAATGCCGTAATTACCGTAACTGGAGAAGAAGCTAAAAATACGGAAGAAGTCAAAGCTGCAGAAATTCTTTCGCGTGCTGTTAATATTAAGATTTTGCACAAAACCATAAATCTTTGCTTGTATGTTTATATAATATCCATGATTATCATTTCGGTATTATTATTCATAAACACTCTTTATAATATTATCATATACTATAATTACAAATCTCAGAACGATGATGATAATGGTGGGAAAAGATTATATGTTAACAACACTTTTGCATACAAACTTTTTATAAACAGATTGGTAGATTTTAACTATAATAATAACAATACATATTTTACATTAAATGTAACAAACACATTGATATATATATTTATCATACTTACAATGTTGCTTTTTATAACCTTTATCATAATTGATATTTTTATTGCATCAAAAAATATAATAAAGCAAGCTGTTATAGATTCTTATAAATCAGGTAGTAATATATTACTTAGAGTCTTTATATTTGTTGCAATAATGTTTATAGTATCATATTATTTATTATTGTTTAATTATAATCACGGCTTAAAAGATTTAGATTATATCATTGGTTTAATCGCGTTTTATTTAATAATATATATTTTTTTAACTAGATTTCTTATTAAAATACATCCTTCTGATGGTAATACAGAAGAAGTAAATCATAAAAACCTATCAATCTATTATATAATCACTACCATTATTAATAATAGAAAGTATTTTTTTATATACTGTTTTATATTTACTATATGGATAATATTATTGCGATTAACGTACATTTCTTTAAAAGATCAAAATATTAAATATGACGATTATAGTTTTAATACCGATGGTTATAATACAAAAATATATAAATCATTAGAACAGCGTATTTATCTTGAATATTTTTACGGTCAATTGCCCGAGAAAATAAAATATACAAGGGCATTATTAGAGGGTCATAATGTAAATACAATATCAAGTATTATCGAAAGTACTATCAATAATATCGATAGCGATAAAGATAAAAAAGATAATTATATATCTAAAATAATTGAGTTTTTAAAAGAAATAAAAATGTACTCTGATGTATTATCACAATCAGAGTTTAAAAACGACGATAAGTTGGATTTTATAAAATTAATGATAATATTTATAAATAATATAATTATTAAAAGAAATCAACCAAGAGATGATGATTTGCTTCGACAAAACAAAATAGGACAAGAATTTTATTATCTTACGCACAGCAAAGAGCGATATGAAACTTTAAATATTAATAATTTATTAATAGGAGCTTTTCCTACTTCCTATCTGAAATAGACAATAATTATTTTATATGTATATGATAAATATATGGCCAGTGGAGAGCAATCGAATATAATAGAAAACTTAAAAAAAATATATATAGAACATGTTGGAAGAAATTATTCGGATTTTCCAAATAATAAAGAAGATGAAAATGAAGAGAATTTTAAAAAAACTTTAAAGGATATGTTGGTTCTGACTATTATTAATATATTTTTAGCGTTTATTATAATTACTACTTATTTTGCGAGTATAGAAAAAAATTATAATTTTTTAATTAATATAAGAACAGAAATCTATAAAAAGTCAGAAGACATCGTATTATATTATACTGAGTTAGGCAAAAAGAATTCTTTTATATATATTACATTTTTACCATTAGTTACTTATATATATTTTAAAAAAATATTAGTAGAATATCTACTGTCTTTTAATGTTAATAATGAGAACTCTGAATTTAAGTTCTTTTTTTCGATAATCATCGTGTGTGCATTAATTGTAATATCTGTTTTATTGCGAATATATGTTGTTGATAAATAATATTTAAGGAGATAATATAAATTATTTAATATATGGAAAGTGAATATTTATTAAATATTAAAACAATACAGGCATCTACATTTAAACAGGTCATTGATGCTCTTAAAGAAATATTGATGGATGTTAATTTGGAAATAGATGAAACTGGTATCAAAATAGTTGCAATGGATAATACTCATATTGTTCTAATACATCTTAAATTAGAAGCCGAGAAATTTGAGATATATGAATGTGCTAAAAAAACTTATGTGGGAATTAATATGTTGCGACTTCATGCCTTAATTAAAACTATAACAAATAATGATATATTATCAATTTATATAAAAAAAGATGATCCGAATCATCTGGGTATAACAATAGAGAACAATGATAAAAACTATAAGACCAATTATAAACTATCTGTATTAGATATTGATGTTTTAAATTTAGATATACCTCCCGTTGATTTTCATACAATTATAAACATGCCTTCGAATTATCTTCAAAAAATTATACGAGATATGAACAATCTTGCCGAGTTTATTGAATTTAGAAATATAGGCGATAAGTTGATATTGAGTTGTAAGGGAGATTTCTGTAATCAAGAGACTATACTTGGTGCTGAAAAATCACAAACTATTACTATTACAAAAAATAACACCGATGAAGAACAAGAAATCATCCAAGGTATTTTTAGTCTAAAATACTTATCGATATTTACAAAATGCACAAACCTATCCAACAATGTAGAATTATATCTCAAAAATAATTATCCTATAATATTGAGATATACTATAGCATCATTGGGAGAAATAAAGCTTTGCTTATCCCAACAAGACATATCACAGTAACGAAGTGTAACAAATAATAATTTGTGTTATAAAAATTAAATTTTTTTTAATTTAGGATATAATATATATTTATAATATATATCCTGTAATTTATATAAAGTATTCCTTAATACTATTATAATTTCATCTATACATTTAAAATAATTATTAGAACATAAAATTTCATTATCATTTATAATGTAATTTATTTGTTTATTTATTTCAATAAAAATACTTCCATAAATACTTTCTATTCTATCCATCTTTATTATATAAAATAAGTATATGAGTTCTTTAAGTAATTAAAAGTCTGCTTCAAGAGAAAATGTGCGCAATTTTGAATGTTCTTGTTTACCTCCTACATTAGCTTTGCTGTATTGTGATACGCGACTTTCAAAGAAATTTGATTTACTCTCTATCGAGATTCTATCCATAAAAGGGAAAGGGTTATTTGAATTCCATATTTTATCATAGTTTAATTGAGTTAATAATCTATCTGCTACAAATTCAATATAAATAGACATTAAGTCTGCGTTCATACCAAGCATAGAACATGGAATACTTTCGATGATAAAATTCTTTTCTACTTCGACGGCTTCTTTAACGATTTGATGAACTATTTCTTGCGGTAATCTATTAACAATTTTTGAATACAAAAGAACTGCGAATTCTACATGCATTCCTTCGTCTCTACTAATTAATTCGTTAGAGAACGAGAGGCCCTGCATTAAACCCCGCTCTTTAAGCCAAAAGATACTGCAAAAAGCTCCGCTAAAAAATACTCCTTCTACAAGCGCAAAGGCCAATAATCTTTGTGAAAACGGAGCTTCTTCATCATTAATCCACTTAAAACACCAATCTGCCTTCTTTTTAATACATGGCATATAATTAATAGCATTTAGAGCCTCTTCTTTATCATTTGAATCTTTGAAATAAGTATCAATCAGAAGGGAATATGTCTCTGAATGAATATTTTCGATAGCCATTTGGAAACTATAAAAGAATTTTGCTTCGAGTATTTGTACATCATTTAAAAACCTTTCTCCTAAATTAATATTAACAATCGTATCACTTGAACTGAAGAATGCTAGAATTTGCTTAATAAAAAACTTTTCACTACTATTTAGCTTATTAAAATCGTCTACATCCTTTGATAAATCTAATTCTTCGGGAGTCCAAAAAACACTAACAGATTTCTTATACATCTCCCACATATCATAATGTTCTATGGGAAAAATAGTCAATCTATCCGACTGAGTTAATAATGGTTCATTATTAGACATAATATATACTATTATAGTAATATATATTTATATGGTATTTAAAAAAAAATATCTTATAATAATAGAATCATTAAAAATGTCGTCTGATTTGAGAAGAAGCCATTGGTATGGAGATAGAAGAAAATCGACGGTAACACAAGGTGATCCCGATGAAGGTCCTGCGGGAGCATCGGGAGGTCCAATGAGAAGGTCACCGTCAAATTTGACTGTAAAAGTAAATAATAATCCTTACCCATCGACTGTAGAAGTACATAATCCTTACCCATTGTCCGACGATAATAGTTTAAATAGTATTGCTAGAATGTTTGCAGATGAATTTGTAAAACAATCTTTAGATGAATTACATCACAGTATAGATCAAAAGTTTCAAGTATCAAATTTTCATAAAATGGTTAGACGGCATTTATTAACACCTAAAGCATCAGAATTTCTCCAAACAGTTAAGAGAGGTATAAGTCCAAAATACGATAAAAGTAACTTACTAATGAGAGATCTAGAGCCAATAAGAAGAATAGGAGACCCTATATATAATAATTTAGATAGGATTATGAGGTATATGTCTGATTTAGAAAAACACCATTTTCAATCCACATCTAAATTTAAAATCGTATATAGTGAAAAAAAAAAAAATGATGATGGAAATGTAGTTGGTTTTGAAGTTGCTTATTTGAATAGATATGATGATATAAAAAAACAATTTAGATTTGGAATTATAGCAACAAAGGATCGTGATATGTATACAAGGGAAGACAAATATTCTGCTCTTTTTAAAGTATCTAAAATGATACTTGATAAAAACGGAAATGTAGTACATGTTCCAATATTTCACTGTACACTTAAAATTGATAGAGATATTTATACTGGTGACTTAAAAATATCATCACTTCATTTTACACCAGAAATTAATGGTCTTAAACATATCACAGCATATTTTCCATTAGAAATATTATGTGATATGTTTCATTATGGTGTAGATGTAAATCAACTTGAAGCTGCTGATAATATTAGTGTTGATAGCCGGGACAGGAAATCTTTAAGAATTTTAATATGTAAAAAATTTATAGGAACCATATTTAAAGCACTTGGGGAAGTATTTTATTATCAAATTGAACAAAATTATAGAATAGAGAGAATTGCAGATTTAATTAATGAAAGTTCTGTTGTAAAAGACACAATAGGCAGCCACCTCTTAGGTGGAAAAAATATAAAACAATTAAATAAACCTAAGAAACCTACTGTTAAACCCAAGAAACCTACTGTTAAACCCAAGAAACCTACTGTTAAACCCAAGAAACCTACTGTTAAACCCAAGAAACCTACTGTTAAACCCAAGAAACCTACTGTTAAACCCAAGAAACCGTCTGTTAAACCCAAGAAACCTGCTAATATGTAAATGATTATAATTCTTTTTCTCAAATCTTCAAGTGTATATAAGTATGTGAGAATACAATTTGTTTCATTATTTTTGTTATTGTATAAAAAAATGATATGACGACTCTGTATTTTAAGTATACAATAGACAACAATGGATACTAAAAGTGATAATCGTAAAAAAGAAATTTATAAGATGGTTTTCGAGAATCCTTCTTATTATTCAAATTGGTTGGATGAGATTAAAAGCAATAGAGTAAACGAAGAAGGATGTGTTAGAAATCCTTTGCATAAGCATGGAGGTATCATTTATACTGAGAAAGGCGAGCTATATTCGATGCTATGGCATGCGCGCGTAGATGTTATGCAAGGAAACTACGATTTCAAAGATATTCCCAGACCATAAAAAGTAGTTTATTGCGAGGAGGTATACTGGTTAGATTATTTGAATTATTTGAAAAAATCAAAGAATAATGTTGATTCGTAATAGGACTATCGTGGCCCATCGTGGTCCATCACGGTCCATCACGATATAAATACCCGAAAACTAAAAAATTGTTAGGCAGAACATAATACACAGCTATCTCCGTTATATTCGGCGCATCTCAATTTTTTTTTAGCAAATTCAGGATCTATAGTAAATTGCTGAGTTTTTGCCTTTGGTTTTGTTCTCAAATAATACGATCCTGTTTTAAGTCCCTTGGAATGTCCGTAAAAGTGCATCGAAGATAATTTCTGAAAGTCTGGTTCTTCAATAAATATATTTAAGCTCTGTGTTTGGCAAATATATTTTCCTCTATCAGCAGACATATCAATAATAACACGTTGCTTAATTTCCCAAGATGTTTTATATAGCTCTTTCATAGTTGCGTCGATATTCGGGATATTCTGAATACTTCCTTCGTGCAAAATAATAGTATCGCGCATTTCTTTATTCCATAACCCCGTGTTTATCAAATCGTTAATAAGATACTTGTTTATAACAATGAATTCTCCGCTCAGTGTTTTTCTTTGGAAAATATTATTAGTAATTGGTTCGAAACTTTCGTTGAATCCCATAATTTGTGACGTAGATGCGGTAGGCATAGGAGATAGCAATAGACTATTTCTAATTCCATACTCTTTAATATCATTTCTCAATTTCTCCCAATCATATCTATCGTTCGGTTTTTCTTCCCACAAATCAAATTGAAACAATCCTTCTGATATGGGACTGCCTTCGAAAGTACTATAAGCTCCGCAATATTTTCCCGAAATATTTTTCATTTCAAATTCATTAACGTAATTATTAATATCTTCGTCACTCTCTTTCGCTAAGATTTTATTAATAACATTATAACGTTTTTTAGACAATTCCATAGATGCTTCAACAGCGGCATGATATATTGTTTCAAAAATATCTTTGTTAATATTTGATGCTTCAGCTGATTCGAACGGATGCTTGAGAATCATAAAGACATCCGCGAGACCTTGAACGCCAATTCCAATAGGCCTATTCTTTAAATTTGAAACCCTACCCTTTTCAATCGGATAAAAGTTTTTATCAATTACTTTATTAAGATTCTTAGTAATTACTTTAACAACCTCATGAAGCTTTTCATAATTAAATATACCATTCTCGATATACGTGGGTAGGCAAATAGATGCTAAATTGCATACACCAGTTTCTTCGGGTGAAGAATAAATTAAAACTTCTGCGCACAAATTACTCGACTTAATAGTTCCCAAGTTTTTCTGATTACTCTTTCTATTCGCAGCATCCTTATATAAAATATAGGGAACTCCTTGCTCTATTTGAGATTCCAATATTTTAAACCATAGGTCTTGAGCATTTATTTGTTTATTATATCTCCCTTCGTTTTCATAGCTCTCATATAGTTTATTAAATTCATCTCCGTATACTTCGCTCAAGCCGGGGCATTTATCAGGGCACATCAACGACCATTGTTTATTATTTTTAACTCTTTCCATAAATAAATCAGAAACCCATAGAGCCATAAATAAATCACGACATCTTTCTTCTTCACTACCATGGTTTTTCTTTAATTCAAGAAAGGCCTCGATATCACAATGCCAAGTTTCGAGATATACAGCAATACTTCCAAGACGTTTCCCTGCTTGATCTATATATCTTGCTGTATTATTGAATACCCTTAGCATAGGTATAATTCCATTTGATATTCCATTAGTACCTCTGATATAACTCCCTTTACCTCTTACCTGATGAATATGTATACCTATTCCTCCAGCATATTTGGAAATCAACGCCATTTCTTTCAATGAATCATAGATGCCCGATACACTATCGTCATTCACCGAACATAAGAAACAACTGCTAAGTTGTGGGCGTCTTGTACCAGAATTAAATAGCGTAGGCGTAGCATGTGTAAAATATTTTTTACTCAACAAATCATATGTTTGGAGAACCTCTCTAATATCATTACCGTGAATTCCAATAGCAACACGCATCCACATATGCTGAGGTCTCTCAGTTACCTTCTTGTTAACTCTAATTAAATATGCGCGCTCTAACGTCTTAAATCCAAAATAATCAAATGAGAAATCTCTCTGATAATCTATATAGGTATTAAGTTTTTCCTTATTTTTAGAAACAATATCATAGAGTTCGTCAGAAATAAGCGGCGAATTCATATTATGAATATCCTTGTTGTCGTAAAGTATCTGTACTGTTTCAGAGAAAGAAGGCGACGTATTTTTATGATGATTTGAAATAATAATTCTCGAAGCCAAGAGATTATATTCGGGATTATCGAGAGACATACTGCTACACAAGTAAGCAGCCATTTCATCCAACTCACTCGTTTTAACTCCGTCGTAAATCCTTGAACAAACTTTTTGCGCAAGCTCTGATACATTGATATTTAGGTCATTAGATAGATTTTTAAGACGCGTCAGAACCTTATCAAAACTAACATCCTCGTATTCACCATTTCTTTTAACAACTTTCATAATTATATTACTATGTCGTTTAACCTCTATATATATTTTTACAAATATAAATATTAAATATTAAAAATAAATAAGTTTACAAATTACAGTCGAGGATAATACCTTTTGTCGTCTGCTTATACCCTATGATTTTAATTTCTCCACTATGTTCTTTATAATGGCAATTTTTACAAATAGCAACGAGGTTATGTTTTACATTTTTATGAGATGTGCCTATGAAACCGTCTGTATTAGCAGTCTCTTGATATTTTATATGATGTGTTTCTGTAGCCACCGAATTATTGCATACTTCGCAGATATTTACTAATTTCTTCTTATTATATCTTGATTTCTTATTTTTAATTAGATCATTCTCTAAATTTGTAACCTCCTTTCTATATACCTCGGCTTTTTTAAGGAAATCAATGGGCATATCAAGAGATTTGCAAACCTCTAAGCCATATATATTAGATCCTTGACCTTCTTGAATTTTCCTATCATATATAATCTCATTATTTTTGCCTATATCTATTCTGATGTGTTTTACAAATAATTTATCGTTTTTAATATGTTCTTTTATACAAGACATAGTAGTCAATTCATGTAAATGTGTAGCAAATATGAAAGATGCCCCCTTATTTATTAGAGTATCTATTCCTGCCGATACAATAGCAATTCCCGATATAGATTCGGTTCCGCAGCATATTTCATCTCCGATAACCAAGCTATATTTATTACATCTTTGTAAAATATTGCGCAATTCAGTCATCTCTACAGTAAAACTCGACATCCCTTTGTAAATATTATCAATTCCCGAAATTCTCGTAAATATTCTTTTGTAAGGATAATATACCATTTCTTCTGCGGCCACATACATACCTGATTGGGCCATTATAATATTTAATCCCACAGCCTTCATAAAAGACGATTTGCCCGACGCATTGATACCATATAGTAATAGACCGTCCTTATTTATATTAATATCATTCCCCACATATTCCAAATCATCCTGTATTCTCTCAATTAGAGGATGTCTCATATTTTTCATATTAGCAAAAGAAGAGTCGCAATCTTTATCTGAATTATCTATTATAGGTCTCTTATAACAATAATCAAATGCATTTTTTGCATTATTCGCAGATATATCAACACGCGCAATATACTTGATTAGAATATCAATATTTTCGCTATTAACCTCGATAAACCGCGCAATGAATTCATTATAATATTTTAATACTAATTCTGAGATTCTATCGGCATATTCACTAATATTTTTAGAGTGCTTCTCAATAAATTTATTAGTAATCTTATAGTTAGACGATGACGATGATATAGGCTTCGCTTTAAAATCGGACATATACGAAGTATTAGTTTTTAGGGCAAACTCATATCTTTTCTTAGTTATTATAATAAAATACTCACGATCTTTATCAGCATACTCTATCTTACAAGAGGTACTATCATTCGCCCCTATTTTATTTATTTCTTCGCAGTATTTTGAGATCTCTTTAAAAATAGCATTGCTATCCCGAGCAATATTATCTATATCTTCGTATATTCCTTCTTTAAATATATTTCCCATATTATTTTTATCAGCCAAGTTGTATTTTGATGCATTTTCCATATCTAAAATATCTTCATAAGAGCTCATTATTATTCTAATTATAGATAGTATATCTCCGGAATCTTGGAATGCTCCAATATCCTCGTATATCTCTAAACACGAATCTATAGATTCGCGAAAATTAATCCAATCTAATGGAGCAATTTTATTTAAAAGTAATTTGCGCTTAAATCTCTCTATATCCGATATTTTCGACAGATGCTTTCTTATTTTAGAAAAACTATTGTCTTTCAAGAGTTTATCAATATCATCATAGGATTCGTTGATTTTTTTAATGTTAATCATTGGCGCAAGCAATTTCTCCTTAAAATATCTTGATCCAAATGCAGTAACGCATCTATTCAAAATATCAATTAGTGGCTTATCATTTTGATATACACCAAGGATATTTAATTGCACAGCAGAGTTAAACTCGATAGACATATTATTGTTATTTTCTAATATTTCAGGTATCTGCAACTCTTTAATTATGTCTGCATTATGTTCATATGCAAATTGCAATAAACAACAGAATCCTTCTCTCGCTATAGTCAGCCGCTCCATATTTAACATCTCAATTATAGAGACAAGCCCCGTCTTTATAAAAAAGGCCTTTTCTAATATATAGCGCTGATTTAGTATATTTTTATAAAAAGATATGTATTTGCAATCATCCCATTTATAATGCACCAATATGTTATTAATATTTAAATTTTTCAATATTTTCTTCTTAGATTTTTCGTCAATTTTATCACCTAATATTATTAGTTCGATGGGGTTATAAGCACTAATCATTCTGAATACTTCATCGTTTGCTAATTCGGGGTCATCTTTAGTAGAGCCAATTTCGTATACAAATGTTTTCCCAGTAGACAGATCAATTCCTGATATACCAGCGATAACATAATTATTAATTAATTCGTAAATGACGACCATCATATAATTGCTCTTTTTGTCTGTGATATTAATATTAGAACCAGGTGATAATATTTCAGCTACAGAGCGAGTTACGTTTTTATTATCTTCGCCTTGTTGAATAATAACAATTGTATAATTGTTGTTCAATAATATTTGAGTGAATTTACTCACAGAATGCATAGGAAACCCAGCCATCACTGGATTATTTCGTGAGATTTCCTTAATAGACTTGTTTTTTTTCGTAGTTTGTATTCCGCATATATCTGCTATTTTATAAATATCATAATCATTATTGTTATATTCGGCGATAGTATACATTTCGTAAAAAGACCCTACTTGTAAAAATACAATACATTTATCTCCATATTGGTCTTTATATTTTTGCATATAATCGATATATTCGTCGATTATCATCTTCATAATTATATATATAATATATTCTTAAATAAAAATAATATAAGAATTTATCGTAATAATATTATATTATGGAGCAAGAAAAAGAATTGGAATTTAAAAAGGTATTAGATATTGTAACAGATATCGATTTGGAGTCTTATTCTCTAACTAATTCTGTTAAATTGGAGTTTTACAAATTTTATAAACAGTCGATGTTTGGCGATTGTAATACTCAGCGGCCCACATTTTTATATTTTAAGGAGTGTGCAAAATGGGATGCGTGGAATAGCATTAAAAATATGTCCAAATATGATGCGATGAACAATTATATTCGCTGTTATAATAACTATATCAGAATCTAATTTATTCGGATTTTTCTTTTACCAAAGTATAAGCGTCATTATACCTACCTAAAAGATACCAGTATTTTATTAATTCTACTCTATCCCATATAATTCGGCAACCTTTTTCATTATAATACGTGTGGATGATCGAATAATCTCCGTTTGCATGTTCTTTACCAATTGATTCATCTATGTTTCTGTTGAAAGAGTTTAATATTTGTTCATAATTGAACAAGTATAATATATAATAATATACAATTAATGAATATATGAAAAAACATATTACCATAATATCAAAAGGTTTAAAGGTAAATAATAATTTTAGTAGGTATATAATGATCATGTAAAGTAAATATAATATTTTTATTAATATGTTCGGAATTATCATTAAAATCTCATCTATAGTCATAGTTACAAATATATATATTAATAACACTAAGATTATTATGAATGATATGCTATATCCAATAGCTTTACCTAAAACTTTAAGTATATTAAACTTACCAGATAAAAAATCCATAAATTGTTGAAAAGCACCACTAAAATAATCGCCATCATATAAAAACCATTTTAGCATTCTTATAATCCATATAAATATGGGATTTAAAACAAAGATATATGTAAATAGTAAAATCCAATATAAAATATATGCGTATGCATAATTAATAATCTTGGATATCTGATGATTGCTAATTATATTTATAATATAAAGAATTAATGCTGCGAAAAGTACTGATAATATTATTGTAAAAACAGTTGGATATACTATTAAAAAACTCTTATATAGTTTAAATATATATGTATATTCGTCGAATATATTAATAGGTTCGGTGTCCAGTTTAACAGGCATTACTTTGTAAATCTTATCATCATTCTTTTTACCACTTTGTGTCTGATCTATTTTATCATCTTTATCATCCATTTGTATATCTAATAAAACTTCCTTATCATCCAAAGTATCATATATTCCATATAATTTAAGTCTTTCTGCAAAAATACTGTTTTTACTAAAGCAAGCAGCTCTGCAATATCTAAATAAGTATATAATATATTTTTTAATATCATCACTACTACTACTATCAGCTTTTATTTGTTCAACAATTTTATCATAATTTTCTAGAGATACTAAAGAACGGGCATATAATAAGTTATATTTTTTTTTCTCTGAATTAAAATCATTCAAATATTTTATATATAACTCATCGCGTTTATCAAATAAATTATAAAATCCTTCAATATCTTTCTTAATCGCTCTAATAATCTTTTCTCGATTTGTTTCATTTTCCTTAAAAAGATAATCAATATATTTTTTTAATCTATCGTAAGCTTTTTCTATATCGGTTGTAATTGTTCTAACAGGATTATAATCTACATAATTATTTATTTTAACATAACTATCTATATTATATAATAATTTAGCTCGTATGTCCGAACTAATATTTACAAACTTATTTTTAATTATCAAATTTTCTTTATCTTTTTTATCGACGTCTGTTTTATTTTCATTAATTCCATCATATAATAAATGATCTAATGTATAATAGTAGTTTCCGTTAATATTATCTTTTTTGTGTATAAAGTCTTTTTTAAAATGGCTACCTATTATACAAATAATAGCCAACGGGTCGTGAGGTAAAAAATTTTTATATTTTCCATATTCAAATGTTTTTTTATTCTCGCATTTATATATATTATTAATTATAAAATCATCTTTGCATTCCTTGAAGCATCCCGACGGTATATCATATGATATTGTATTTTTAGCCAATTCATTATAACGACCGTCGCGATTACCTAAAAAGTAATAAGATGTAGTAAACCATTTTTGCCATTGTTCTGTAATATTATTACACTGACCCTTAATATCAGTTATAGCATAATATGTTTTGGTTAGCTCTAATTTTCTATCATTATTAATATTGTATATTTTATTTTTCTGATTATTATTAAAAGTATTAATATCTATATGATATGCACCTTCTTTTTCGTTTGATAATTCCATATTTATATTATAATGAATGCATTTTTCTTCCATTTTTAGATTTCTTATGTTATTATTATAATATATATTTATAATCATTCTCTGTTCTTAGAATTTTCTTAAACATTTTATTGTATTTTACTATAACCATCTTCTCCTTTTTGTTTTTCAGGTCCACAAATACCTTCTATATCTGCAATAGTACAATTGCTACTAAATATATTTTTATCGGCATCTGCTCCAGTGCATTTAATTGTATATTTATAGTTACTACCATCTTGTTCTAATACTAAGCTTGTGTTCAATTTAGATAAATTAGCTGTTTGACCATAAATTTCTTTAACATGATCTTTCAATTCCATCGGTCTTATTAATAATATAGCTTTTCCTTGTAATTGTGATTCCTTAATATCATCATTATATATACCATTGTTAATAATAAAATTATAATCAAATGTATATATATTATCATATATCCCACCATTATCAGCATCCTCTCTTGATAATTCAAACGGATAAGACGAATAATTTCGCGCATCACTTATAAATTCACTACTAAAATCCTTGAAGAATACTACTCTTTTTACAAATGATTGATATAAAACTTGTATTTCATCAAATAATAATTCAAATTGCAAGGGGATTCGTGATAATGAAGCAAATAGCGTATAATCGTTATTATCATTATATTTTTTCATTTTATCATTGAATTTTTCAGATATTTTTTTATCTATTTCAGGTGGCGCATATATCTCAAAAATAAATAAAATAATTAATATAATACATGCTGTTACTATAAAAAACCCCGCTATTGTATCTGACCAATTTTTAAAAAATATAATTACAGGATATAAAAATTGTGGTAATGTCTTAATTGCAACTACAATTATGTTAGCACTTCCATTAGTTAAAGTGTTAATACCTTCTTGAAAAAGATGTTGGTTATTTTCATTATCTATTTTCTTTTCACGGCCTTTACGCTCTCTATCTTCTCTATATTCTATATCGATTTTCCCTATATCTTTAAGATAGCCGTTTAATCGATCTTGTAATATTTTTTCTATTCTATCTTCTATTATATTTTTAATACCACCTTCATCATTGCTTTTTAAATCTATTAAACCATCGCTTAATAATATAAATTTGCTATAATATTGTTTATGATCGTCTATCGTTCGAAATAATTCAATATTAATAATCTTATATAATAAATTATATTCCAAATAATACCATATTGCTTGTATAAAATAATAAAATAAAAATATTATATACAATATAGCAGAGACTATAAAAGCACATATAGCAACAATTATTTCAAAATTACTTCCGCTTTTTTTATCGGAATTAATAATAGAATTGATTAAATTATAGGTTTCAATTGTCTTATAATAGGAATTCTTAAAAGTATATGAAAATATATCTTTTATCGGATTAGTATCTTTAGTTATTGTATCGTTTATAACACTCTCTGCTAAACGTAAAATATCATTTTCATTTTTACATTTATTATCCCCCATCTTTTAATTATAAAATATATTAAAATTTATTCTATATATATCTCATTGGTGTAAAATTGCAAAATATATATGTATATATAAATTAAATGTACTTTTATTTAATTATATTATTAATATTACTATATGCCTCTTTATATTATCTATATAATAATGAATTTTCTATATATCAAGTAAATATAGAAAATTTCGACTTTGAACTTTTATATAAAAAACAGCCTATCGTTATTTCAGAAAAGATTACCAATATTGATAATGTAATAGACAACTGGTTTAACTATAATATAATATATAATCTGGACAATAATTATATATGGGAGAAAAATAAGTATAAGTATCTCTTTGTTATATCGAAAGATAATGAACCTGTTGAAATCTCTTTATGCAATCCAAATTCGCATATAATAAATGGAGCAACGCAAGTAACTGGAGTAACGCGAGTACCCAGACAAGATAGCAATATAACAACTATTAAATTGGATAATAAGGCCCTTATTATTCCCTTCAATTGGTACTATTATATATCAGGGAATGCAAACATATACGGGATACATGATTATATCACAATATGTACTTCGGTTTTATCTAAAAAGATATGAAAAAATATAGCAGTAAAACAATTAATGTCATCGGTGGGGTTCGAACCCACGAGTGCTTAAGCACATCAGATCTTAAGTCTGACCCCTTAGACCGCTCGGGCACGATGACTTTAACGCCATATAGGCTATATTAAGTAGAAAAATAATAGTAATGGTGGTATTCCGTTTTATATATATATAATCTAATCCTTATATATATTTTCTATGGAATTTATAGTGATATGAATTTTTATTATTTTATAAATACGGACAAGAATCAAACAGATACAACAGATACAGCCGCTATAAGAACCATAGACATATTTATATAAAAAATGATATGCTCCGTTACTACGTTACTACGTTACTCCGTTCTCCTGATAAATGGAAGACATATATTATTTGGTACATACCACAGATGATCCCAAATGCCTCAATTGGACTGAATTGAGAACGAGTAAATTTAATATGAATCATCAATTTCCAGGCATTTATTTTTCTCTAATTACCAAAGATAATATTGAGACGGAAAGTATATACTCGGGGAAATATATTCTTATATTTTCTAAAAATCTATTACATCAGAAAAATTATCATATAAATTTAGTAGATTATAATGGTATAATTACTGAGAAAAATACGTATTTTCCTTGGATGTTAAATAATTTTATATCAGATCATAAGGAATTGTGCGTTAGAAAGAGAACCACAATGAATGAAATTGTATTTCATGATAATATAGATATGAAGTATTGTTGCTGCGTAAATATCAGAAATAGAATTGACGAGGATTATTTACTTCCAAATATGCAATTTGAAAACAATATGTTACCTGATATGACTAAAATCCCCTTCTTCTGTTTCCCATTTGAATATATATACACAGGACGTAATCCTTTACCTAAAAGCTCAATCGAATGGTATATTGCTATGTCTAAAATTGCAAATATAGACGATACTTTGGATACTTTGGATACTTTGGATACCATAGAAAAAATAAAAGAGAAGGCCGAATATTTATATAATAATCGCAGTAAACAGAATATAAAAGCATTGCGATACTTTGTTACTTCGCGACTCTTTTTAAATAAAAATTGATATAGTAATATATATGCAAAAATTAATATGGACTGCATAGAAGTTAATGATGTTGATGATATTATCAATGAATTTAATCAGATAGGTATTGAATTACCAGAGAATAATGTATTGATAAACTATATATATTCATTATCTATAGATGAAAATTTAAAAAATTATTTATGTGAACTAATAATAAATGATTGTGTTACCGAATACTTAACTATATACAATATATGCTGCGAGAATGATATTGAATTGCCTCCATTTTAATCTTTGTGTTACTTCGTACTACTTCGTACTACTTCGTACTACTTCGTTACTTCTTAGCCTTCTTTTTATTTGCCACCTTGGAATCTACAATGCCCAATCTATCATTTTCGTATTCGTTAATAATAACATCTCTGTGAATGACCCATTCTTTTTCAAGCTCATTAAGATCATTCAACCACAGATCTTCAATATTCGTATTTTTAAGATTTTTAAGTTTCTCATTCAATTCGTTATATTCTTTTTCCAATATCACCTTTCTATCATAAGTCAATTGTGAGATAGGCATCTTTAGCAAATAATTATAATGTTTATAATTGACTGTTCCAGCATCTCCAATATCTCCGATGTCTCTGTCTTCGCCATCCTTAGCGTCCTTTTCATCAGACTCGTCGATTACAATAGGTGCGTATTTTAACTCTATTAATCTCAGGGTAATATCAGTCAGTTTTTTATTCATAATTTGAATGTTACCATTGATTACATCAAGGATAAATCGCATTTTATTACTTAAAATCTTAGCATCTTTCTCGAGGATCTTCAATTGATAATTTTTTCTCTCAAAGTATTTCAATACTCTCGTTTCGGCCCATTCTTTAATTATATCAACAGCCGATTCATATTTTTGAATAGCCCCATCTTTATTAAAGAGATGGATGTTATTAATGCTCAAGTTTTTGCTCGATTGTAGTTTAAATAAGACATCGAAGTTAGCTTCAATATTTCCACGGACATTACCATTAAAATGCAGTACGAACTTTACATTCTTTGATGTATAATGATTTTCGATATATTTTAAATTATTGAGATTATTAGTAATCATATTTTCCAAAAACTCCTTATAATCTTCAGTCCACGACCCCACAGGCAATTCAGATATCTCTACTGTCGAATCATCTATCCATTTATATACCCCACGACTGATATATGAATTTTTCTCAGCCTTTGTTATACTACCTTTAAATCCGAGATAGTATGGAGTGATTTCGCTAATATCAAGTATTTCAATTGTATTATAAATATTCTCAATATCTTCCATCGAATTAACGGATATCTCAGACAATTTAATTGAATTACAAATCATCTTGCAGATAGCGATAATATCAGCAGGATTATACTGAGGAATGTTTGTAGAATATCCGGTCCCAATTCCAATACCTCCATTTACGAGAATCATAGGTATTACAGGAACGTAATACTCAGGTTCAATTTGTTGCCCGTCATCATCTTGATAACTTAAGATAGAATTGTCTTCTTCCTTAAAGATTAATCTTGTAAGTTTAGATATTAATGTGAAAATATATCTTGCAGACGAAGCATCTTGCCCACCTTGGCATCTGCTACCAAATTGACCATTGGGACAAAGCAAATTTATATTATTTGTACCTACATATATCTGGGCCATACCAACAATTGCCAGTTGCAGCGAGTTTTCTCCATGATGATACGCAGCTACTTCACTTACATATCCAGACAACTGCGCTACCTTAATTTCATTCGTGTATAACTTTCTTTTAAAGCATGCATAAATGATCTTGCGCGTGCTCTCTTTCAATCCATCGCATATATGATTGATGGAACGCTGCAAATCTCTATTAGAAAAGTGAATCAAATCCTTATCAACAAACGATTTGTAATCTACGTTCAATTTCGAGTAGTCCAATACATTATTTTTATCATAATTTTGAAGCCATACCTTTCTATCGTCGGCTCTTTTCTTATTGAATGCCAAATCTATTACTTCATCGGCTTTATCATCATAAATATATGTTACCTTTTTCATATTCTTAAAATACTCTTTTGCCTCATTATCATCCGAAGTACCCAATCCTTTGTAATATTTGATTTTCCACGAACCATTTTTAGCATTAATTGTTTCGCTCCATTTCTCATAATCAGACATATTGTAAAATTGGATTACTTCTTTTTTGCTATTTGTTGCCTTAATAATAGGAGTGAGCATAGACGTCAAGAATCCAGGGATTTCATAGAGTTCGTGCCACATGCTCTGAAAGATATTGAATATGAGACCTTTAATATGGCTACCATCATGATCCTGATCAGTCATAATCATAATAGATCCATATCGTAGCTCGCTAATATCCTTGTATTTCTTATTTTGCTCCAATCCTAAAATTTTTTTAATAGCCCCGATTTCATTATTATCAGAAATCTTTTGCATTGTCGCATCTTTAACATTAAGAATTTTTCCTCTAAGCGGGAATACACCATATCTATCTCTCCCGATAACACTGAGACCCGCAGTAGCCATAGTTTTAGCCGAATCTCCCTCAGTAAATATGATAGTGCATTCTGCGCTATCTTTTGTTCCTGCCAAATTAGCATCGTCGAGTTTAGGTACAATAATTCTCGATATTTTCTTACCATCAGTTTTTACCAATTTCTTTTTATCATAAAAATCGGTAATGCTAAGAGCCTTATCTATAATTCCTGATTTAAAGAGCTTATCATAGAACTTTTCACTCAATTCACATTTTGAACCGAATTTTGCTACAGGAGTAGTTAAGGTCTCTTTGCTTTGCGAGTCGAAGCTCGGATTTACAATAAGTGCTTTTACAAATATAATTAGATTGTCCTTGATATGCTGGGTTTTAACAGTTTTTTTCTTTTTATTCAAAGTCATCTCTACGAGATTTTTAGTAATCATATTTGTAATATATTCAATATGTTTACCACCCTTGATAGTATTTATTCCGTTTACAAAGGATAGGAATTCGAAAGATCCAGAATTAGAAATTGAAGCACCGATTTCCCATCTTTCCCCGCATGCTTCATAAATCAGCGGCTGCTCTTTCTTATCCAAGAATAATTCGCAGTATTTCTCAAAATCTTTGATTGAAATTTTCTCTCCATTGAATGAAACCGAGACGTCTTTGTTAGTTGTAGCACAAGCATCAATTACACGTCTGTGAAAAAGCTTATAGATATCTTCGGTAATATTCTTAATACCAAATCTTTCATAATCTGGCGTGAAAGTAATTTGAGTATAAGGAGCTTTAGAAGAAGATTTAACAGTAGGCTTAACACGCTCAGTCATATTATTGCTAAATGTCTGAGTATATATTTTGCCTGTATAATGATCTACTGTTTCTACAATGAACTCCTTTGAAAATATGTTAGTCAATTTACTTCCGTAACCATTTTTGCCTCCCCAAATTTTCTCTTCTCCCTTATCATAATTTGTAGATGTTAGAAGTTCTCCGAATATTAGTTCGGGGACCCACAAATCTCCATAAGTACTGTGTTTCTTAATATCAACTCCATTGCCATCGTTAAAGATAGAAATAGTACCTGTTTCTTTATCAATTGTTACTTTGATATTTTTAACATGCTTGATATTCTCCTTTCCCTTTGCTTCTTCCGCTTTAAGACGCATCGAGTGGTCTATAGCATTCACAATTACTTCATCGAAGCATTTCAATAGACCGGGATTATATGTTAGTTCCGTCATGTCCATCTTTTTAGAAGTTTCATTAAATACATAGCTTGTAATCTTTTGAGGTTCAATAGATCCAATATATGTATCGGGAAGAGCAAGAATATGTTCTAAAAGTTCATATTTTTTATACTTTTCTTCAACTGTTTTCACTTCGTCTTTTACAGTCTTTGGAGGCATTCTAATATATTATGTATAAAGTATTAATATTTATATACTATCAATTTTTATAATATATATAATATAATATTTGCGACTAAAAAATAAAAAATAAATTAAAATTTCATATATAGATAAATGTCTGTATTAAATATAACTAATAATAGCGAATATCAGTGTATGTTAAATAGTAATACTTATGCAGTAGTTATATTTTCTGCTAAGTTCTGCAAACCTTGCTGTGAATTTTATCCATCTATGGTAGAGTTATCCGAAACATATAGCGATATTAAATTTATAAAGGTTGATATACAAGAATGTAATGATGTCGATGATATTGATAATATAGTTACTATTCCTCATTTTAAATTTATAAAGAATAAACATGAGCTCTTCTCTTTCTCCGGAGCAAACAAACCGATTATCATTGATACTATTAAAAAACTCTTGAAGGATGGCGAAGAGTAATCTGGCAAGCAAGACCAAATTCAGTATATAAAAATTATACTATATATATAATGTAAAAATGCTTTCTGTCGGAATTCCAAAAGAGATAAAAGCCTGTGAGAACAGGGTATCTATTGTACCCGATGATGTTAAAACAATTATAGATTGTGGAATTCAAGTGTATTTTCAAAAAGGTGCTGGAATTAATTCAGGATACAAGGATTATGAATATGTGGAGGTCGGAGCAATAATGGTCGAAACCATCGAGGATATATATAAGGCCGCTAAATTAATCGTGAAAGTCAAAGAGCCTCAATATAGCGAATATCCTCTAATAAATGATACACATACTGTATTCACATTTTTTCATTTTGCGAGCAATCAAAATCTCAGAGATAGCATGAATAAGTCGGGGGCTAAATGTTATCCATATGAAATTATAAATATTAAAAAAGATAATGGAGATATCTATTATCCGATTCTCTCTAATATGTCTGTTATAGCCGGTGAACAAGCTTTAGTCGAGGCCGATTTATTTATAAAATATAATTTGAATAGTTTTTCATATGATATCCCTATTACAATTATTGGAGTAGGAAACGTAGGAATATCTGCTATGAAATTAGCAATTAGTAAAGGATACACTAATATAAACCTTATTGATAATAACTATGAAAAAATATCAATGATCAAGGGAGACTATGATAATATAGTAGATATTTCGATATATAATATGAACAATGATAATTTACAATTCTTAATGAGAAAATCTATTATAACAATAGGTTCCATATATAATACTGGTAAGGAAGCTGAAAGATTACTATCTAATAGTATCTTGGATTCGATGTCTGACGGAGCTATTATTATGGACGTCGCAATAGATCAAGGAGGTATAACAGAACAATCTAAACCTACTACGAAAGATAATCCTATAATTAAATATAAAAATATTAATATTTATTGTGTACCAAATATTCCGAGTTCGGCTCCACGCAAAGCATCGATATTACTTTCGAATTCTATAGTTAACTATGTTAAAGCTATAGCAACATCAAAGCAGGATAGATATCCCGAACTATTATCTGAAATTTTGTAAAAATTGATTCTTATTATTTTTATTTTAATTAACATATATTCGTTTCATTTAATATCATATCATATGAACATGATGTCTGTTAGAACTATTATTTGCACCTGCATTGGAATTAGCATTTGTCTAATTGATGTTTCGGATGCTTACAAGATTACTTTCCCTACCTTAAAAAGAAACTATGCTGTTATCAGTAATGTAAATATCAAATCCATTACTGATTATGAGAAAACTGAATTCATTAAGCTATTCAATGCAGTGCCTCTAATTATGTTTAAGAATCAGATGATTAATCCCGAGGAATATTATGAATTTTGCAAATTATTCGACGATAAACATAGCGAAGAAGTAATCAATCCTTTTGAGTATTCGAGGGTAGATACGGTTCCTCAGATTGCACTTAGAGGCAATTGTTATATTAAAGACCTCCATGGTATCAAAGATACTTATCTTAAATATAGCGACCCTTTTAAAAATACTCTTGTTTGGCATCAAGATAATGTAGGTCAAGGAACTTATTTACCTCCTGTTTTATCCAGTATGTATATGATTAAATCCCCTACTAAGGGAGGAAATACATTGTTTGCAAGCTTGGAAGATGCTTATGATAGCACTGATATGAGTATTAAAGATAAGATTTCAGACTTAAAAGTAATATATTCCAATACAAAAATGGGTATGATGAATTCATATTTTGATTATACAGGTTACAATAGAGTAATATTTAATGAATTAAACATGAAAAAAGAAGAAAGTATCATTACTAAGAAGCCCCTTGTTGTTTTCTCAAATTCTAATAAAAATCGTAAAGCCTTTATGCTTTCACCATTTAGATTTGTTAAGTTTGATAAAATGTCTTGTAGTGATAGTTTCGATTTATATAGAGAGCTGATGTCTAAATATATTGTTAATAAAGATAATATTGTAGATATCAAATGGGAAAACAATGATCTACTGATCTTTAATAATAGAAAACTGATCCATACATCCACGCCTACTTTAGAATACAAGGATAACGAGAGGCTTTATTATAGCTGCTTCTTAGGAACTAAGTCGCCTATTATCCAAATCTAAACGGAGTCTAATTATATATTTGCTCTATTAAATTGCTATATACCGTAGATGATATTATCTCGCTACATATATCAGCGATACTCTTAGATTCAACGTCGATACATATTATATTTTTATTATTTTTAAGAGCTTCACAATATTTATCTTCATGAAGCTCGTGAATTCTTTTAATATATTCTAATTTAATATTTTTCTCGGCATCTCTCGCTCTTTTTTTAATTCTATTAAAACATTGCTCTGGATTAGAACGAAGATATATATATCCATCGGGTTCCCACAATTTATCTGTTCTTTTATGAAGTGATAGCATATTTTTATACTCTTCTTCGTTTATAGTCTTATCTTCATAGGCTTTTTCAACAAATACGTTTTTAATGAAATAGGGGCTCCGCTCCATTAATATGATAGCATTGGATTTCTCTTGTATCCAACATCTATCCATCCACACTTTAATCTGAAAATTGTAAGTACTATTATGAGTATTATAAATGCCCTTGAGATATTCATTCCAGCTTTCAACAGGCTCTACATCAATAGCTGTCTTATAATTTTTATGAAAATAATTTAATATACTTGTTTTATAAGACCCTATATTACCATCCAAAGTTAGTATAGGCATTTTAATATGTATTATTCACATGTATTTATATATCATTTTTTCATTATTTTACCTTTCGATAATATAATCTTAATATTGCTGTAAGTTACCGCAGATCCCTTGGTTTTTTTAATCTTGTCTGTAATATCATCTAATACATCATTAAATTTATTCATAATTATTTCAAGAGAATCGTTATCTATCTTAACACCAAAATGTGCGAATACGGACTTCATCTTCTTCTTCACAATTTTATTCAATTTATTGCACTTTTGTCCACCAGTCATTAACCCTATTTCCGGTCTGGCTATATTATTATCAAAATCTATTTTTAATAGGTCTGTGCCTTCATTCTGTACTTTATATCGGTTCGATTCATCTACTCCAAAGAATTGTGCAGTATTAAACGCACCTCCTTTCATACTATTGCTATTTTTACGCGATGGCTTGGTCGCCGACTTAGTCTTGGTCTTGCAATATTTATTGAGATAATGCATTAGGAAGTTAGAATGTTCTTTTAATACTCTTTTAATACCTATTTTTAAACACAATAGGGACGATAAAGCCCCTATATTGAAAATTAATCTATCAATATATTCGCTAAATAGTAATAATATTTTGCGCTCATCTACTGGCTTAATATCCTTTTCGGCTTTTATAATTTTTAATAATTCTTGCGAACAAATCTTAATATCTTTGCAATCTACCATAAAAATTACTATTTATACTACTATTATATAAAATGAAAATAATTATATATATTAAGAAGAATGGAATATTTTGAACTTGATGAAGGAAATCCAACATTAAACAGAATGAATTTTATAAATGGACGCGTTGATGCTACTAATAACACAAATACCTTAGATATCAAAAAGGCCGTTGTAAAAGCAAGCGAACATCAGGCAAATATTATTTCTCGCAATTTAGATTGCACAGCTGTATCAAATGTATTTTTTTCTTTAGATAATATCAATTTATTACAACGTGGTATTAGAAATAAAATATTAAATATTACAGAAGGCGATATAAATATATCGAGGCAAAGCGACGATGAATTAAAAATTGTAATGAGATCTATTTATTATCAATATGGGAAAAATAGTGCTGATAATATTAAGGAGGAGATATTAGATTTAAATATTCGCGTAATAGATTGGTGTGTTCCCGAAATAATATCTAATATAAAACAATCTATTCAATACTTAAAAGATATTAGTACATTGCCCGAGCCATTAGATAGGTCAGTTCTTCCTTCAAAAAAAGGCACAAAAACTCTTAATGTAACTGATTTATATTAGATAAAAATAAATAATATTCTATATTATAGAAGCATAAAAAAAATGGGGGCTGGTTATAGCAATAGTGCATTTGATTATAATAAGGATGATATTGGAATAGATCCAGATACAAAAATGAAATTTGTTCCAAATCAAAAAGAATTCGAATTATTCAAAAAAGAGAAAATGAACTTATACAAGGGCACGTGGACGGTATGTTTTGTATATGGAGTGTCTGCTCTTATTTTGCTTATAACAATATTATTTACAGAGACGGGCAGAACACATATATATGATAAGTATTTACCTGCAGTAATTACATATGTCGTCGGTGCAATAATTATAATTTTATATTTAATATATTCAATATTTAATATAAAACCGAGGAAATTAGGAAAAGTAGAAAGGGTTGTTTATTCATGTCCCGATTATTGGAAATATGATAAGGAAGATGATGTTAAAAAAAAGGAGAATATTCTTAAAAATATTACAACGTTTTCCACTTCTAATCTATTTGACCCATATTGTACAATATCTAATTCTGTGTGTGCAAAACCAGGGTCTACTAATAAGCAGTATATATTAAATAGTGTAGATGATATTATTTTAAATAATAATACATCTAATAAATATATAAATTATAAATGTAAACCAGACATGCATATATATGGAGAAATCACGAATAACTTACAGTCTTTAAACGCTTATAATACTAATACATTATATAACCAAACGGGGCAAATTATATATACAAACCTCGATGGTGATGAAAAAAATATGAAGTTGTTAAATAAATATGCTCAAGTATCTGGTGTATATAAATCGGAATTTTTGGAAACTTCTAATATGTTTCGTGACGACAATAACTCTAACTATTTTACTTATAACGAAGTCTCAAAAACCCCTTTAATATGCAATGAATTGTATCCTGCTTTACTATCGGGTCTCGAAAAAACTCCAGATGATACAAAAGTAAGATGTGCTTATGCAAAAAAATGTGGTGTATCATGGAGTGATATAGATTGTTACGAGAATATTGTATAAAAATAATTAAGAGATCTGTTTACATATCCCAAAAGTTTTCCTATGAAATTCGCTAATCCCGTGCTTATTTAAAGCAAGAAGATGATTTTTTGTACCATAACCCTTATTTTTATTAATATCATACTTCAATAATATAGGATTGTCTTCTACCATTTTATTTATCAATTTAGTATGATAATCTTTAGCAATAATTGACGCCGATGCAATACTCAGATATGTGGCATCTCCCTTGGGAATACATTCGTGCTCAATAATATCGGCGTCTTCGCCGGGGGGCACATAGCCTTTAAAATGTGGTCCGTCGATTAACAAGTAATCAAATGGGCTTTTTTTATAAGCATTGTCTATCGCTCGGTGCATAGCCTTCATGGTAGCATTTAGTATATTTATTTCGTCTATCTCAGTATTAGAAACCTCTCCAATACCATAAGTGATACATACACTCTTAATATATGTGGCGAGGTATTCTCTTTTACTTTCTGATAATTTTTTTGAATCTTTAATTTGTTTAAAGATATTATCCGGAAACTCTTTAGGTAAAACTACGCACGCGGCTACAACTGGGCCTATAAAAGTACCTCGGGCAACTTCATCGACCCCTGCTATAATTCTGTCCTTAGTTTTTTCGGTAATAATAATATAATCATTATTCTTTACTGATTCGCTCATAATATGGTAATATTATACTATTATACTATTATACTATTATAATAGCGCATATCATTTTTTATATATATTATATATTCATTCATTGTGCCACATCGTATCATCGTATTTTGCGATATTTGTATGGGTTGCGATGACTGTATCACTATAATAATAATTATTATAAAAAATTCTGCTATCGGTATAAGGTATTTCGTTGCGATACATAATGTATGTAACAGCAGTATCTTCTATAATATACGGATAGCTGTTTGTATATTCATCTAAATGAAATATGTTATAATTAATGTTTTCCAATGTATCAATAATAACTTTACACGAATGATTTGATATGTAATATAGAATACCTGCTGGACCATTCAAGTAGGGTCTTACTAAATATTTATTGAGATCTTCAATAGACATATTGATACCATGCTCTTTGTCTACTAACTCATTTCTATGAAATAAATAATAGTTTAACATAAAATTATCATAATGTGTATTAAATTTCAGATTTTTTAACAACGCTTTATCACAGATAGCTAAAGCCGGATTTGGGGATTGGCCGAAAAAATCGTACTTTTCAGATTCTAAAAAATTCAGTAAAATTTGTTCGTTAAATATTAGATCGTCCCCACATCTCAATACACCTTGTTTGATATTAAAATGTTTATAGATGTATTTCAAAGATAGCGCTAATTTTTTTAGCAAATGTAGATAAGAATCTTCGCATCTTATAAATAAAATATCATCTATAAATTCATACTCTTTTTCTAAAAAGAGATTTCCTATTACTTTGATAACCTTCCAGCCATTGTATTCGCTTTTGAGATTTATATTTTTTAAACGACCATATCTATGTTTTTTACACGATAATACAAGTATAATTCCTTCAACCTCCATTTATATATAATGATTCAAAATATTCTTATATATTATTACTTTAGCGCGTCTGAATTTATATTATAATTTTCTCCATAGATATTGTATTTATTCTAATACGTATTCTTAATATTTTTTTCATATTTTTCATGCCCTCTTGGCGAAATTGGATATCGCGTTTGACTTCTAATCAAAAGAGTGTGGGTTCGAGTCCCACAGGGGGTAATAAAAAATTATTTATTAGTAATAGTATTCTAATGTGTTCTTTATTGTGCTACTTACCTTACATTTTTTATAGACGTCTTATGAACTTTAGAGGTCCTATGAGACCCGTCGGGCCAGATAATTCAGATAATATAGGTGATTATTATATTATGAAATAGCGCAATATACATCATACATATTGTAAAAATTGATTTTTCTCGTATTCTTATTCTTTATTACTTATAATCAGCCAGATTGTCTAATTTGCACATCATGGAAAACCAACGTCATTATAGAAGGGGTCCTAATTTACTTCTAATAGCCCTCGATAATGCTCTTTATGATTTCGAGAGATATATCGTTGATATACTATCATGCATTACCATATTCTTGATATTCATGATACTAAGGTATTTTATAACATTTATAATTATTAATATTAAATAAAATTGAGTATCTCATAGTATCTCGTGGTATACTTTTTTTATATTAAATAACTATTGTACCATCAATAAAATTTATAGATTTAAAAATGAGTACATAATTGAAAAAGTTTTAGAAATTTCAAAAAGTTTTTAAAAGTTTAAGAAAAAATAAATTATGTACTCGTTTTTATTCTAAGCCATCTAAGATATTTTGGAGGTCTCTATAATATTGCTCATTATAATCTGAATAATATATACCATTTCTGGTCTTCTTATCAGTTTCATATCTATTTTTTTTATCCGCCCTCCTTATTGTATAATCGCAGAGAGTTCCTATTACATGTATATTTTTTTTAGTAAGTCTTCTATTGACTATCTTATTGATATAAAGGGGGTTATCATAATTTTTATGAAACGTATCTTTAACACTTAATGCATCTGCGTTTTTAAATTCAAAATCTAAGAAATATAGTAACATCCACGCTATAGCTTGGAAATCATCCATATAATCTACAACGGCATCGAGATAATAATCGGGATCGTCTATTTTATGCTGAGATATAGACATATACGAATATGTCCCTCCAAAATGCACACAGTCCTCTCTCCGACTATACTTTAATACATTTTGTGTCATTCCGAAATCAATTAATTTTATAGATGTCTCGCTCTTATCTGTGAAAACTATATTATCTGGTTTGATATCGGAATGTACAAGAGATACTCTATTTTTTAAGTTACAACCGTGAATTGTTTTCAGAGCTGTTAATAACATCTTACAGCACTCTTTAATTTTATTTACGGGATATGTTTTCAATTTATTTAAATCATCCCCTAGTCTCTCGGTAACTAAAACATATCTATAAATATCGCCCTCTTTTAAAGGAGGTACAACGCCATATGCATATATTTTTGATACAATAGCGCCATAACAATTCTTATTAATCTGCGTCATCGCTTTTACTTCTCCAAAGATTTGATATTGATATTTTTTACTAATTTTTAGAAAATTATTAGTAAATTTAGGCTGTGTTTTTATTACTACATCTGTGTTCATGTCATAGCTGCCGTTTATTATTTTACCATAGTATAATGCAGAATATGAAAAACTATTCATATTCGATATTTTACTTTTCTTTATCGGGTCTACTATCTTGATTTTCAATAAATTATTATGTATATCTTTGATAGAAATTACCTCATTTTGTAAAAACTTATTTAACTGAGAAAACCAATAAAATATATCCGTGCTGCTATTATACTTTTGTAATTGATTCGTAATATTTTTTAAATCTCTCGGCTTTCTAACAGAATTGAAAGGCACTATTAATTCATCTAAATACATATCTATATTTTCTGCTCCTCCTCCGTGTTTTTTATAGATCATATCAGATATCCGTGCCATATTTTTAGAAGTAATAGTTTTCAGATATATACCATATTTTATGCGGGCCTCTCGGGCCTTACTAATTTTTGATAAAAAATACTCTCGGTTATCGCCGTCTTTATAGGTATTGAAATGTTTTCCAAGAACCCTTATAATAGTAAATTTGCTATCATTGATACCTATGTTTAAATTTGTTTTTTTTGCTATTTTATATAGATCCTTTTTTAAAAAACACATTAAATACTTATAATAATTCAAATCTATCTTGTTTGTTATTTTAAAAAAATGTTTGAAATCGTGTTTATTAAAATACTCTTCCAAATACTCTATATTTTTAATTAAGTTTATCATCTACATTAATATTTTATAAAAATTGATACATTCTATAGAATATAAAGAATATAAAAAAATGCACGAATGTATTATGATTGAAGAAATTCATGAATGTATCTATGATTATTGTGAAAAAATCTATGATACGATTTGCTATAACAATAATAACTGTAACGACGATATGGAGTTCTTAAAGACAGATCTAAATAATTTTATTGAAAATGAAATTGAAAAGATGACGCAGTATGATATTAACAATATATTGCTGTCTTATGGTATTGATAATGCTTACAAACAATACTTTAAAAATAATAAATATGATGAATACGAAGGTATTTCTAAATTGATGGTAAGGAATCTTATTAACTCTTCTTTTATCATTATATAATTATATATTCACTATCTTCTTTGTAGGATTCGATGCAAATTCTCTTGTTATATTCTTCTTTTATTTTATCTATTGTTTTACTACAATCCATATTGTAAAATATATTTCCTATCTTAATAAGAGAGCCACAACTCTTCGTTTTATATATTGGAAATTCTAATTCATAATAGTTATATTTATCATTCGTTAGAATTTTAGGAGTTTTTCCCATACAACCCTATTATAATAATATAATACTAAAAAAAAAATAATGCAATAATATAGAGATATTAAGTAAATGAATAATAATATTAAGTTTTTGATCATATCAGTGATCTATTTAGTAATAGATGTTATATGGATATCTTTGAATATAAAGATGTATAATGATAACACTGTAAGAATTCAAGGTAAATTATCAGCAATATCATTGAAAATTATATTAACGATAATTTTATCTTATATTTTACTTATAATATCAATAATACATATAGCAATACCATTGACTGTTAATAATATCAAAAAAGATGATGAGCTTAAAGATAAACTATATAAATCTATGTTATATGGCGGTATCACCGGTTTATCAATATATGGAACATATAATTTAATTTCGATTATTATCTATGAAAATTTTTCATATATCATAGCTATTATAGATTCCATTTGGGGATTTTTCATATTCTCATTGTTAACATTTACATATCTAAATCTGAACTAAGATCTCCTATTTTTACATAAAAAATGATATCATAGTATATATTGGTAAGTTACTCAAGGCGAATTACTATAATTGATATGCAGTTTATTATGGAAATTGTCTTTGAAAATCCGAAGACTTTCGAGGGTATCTCTGATGCTAAGAAATGTCGTATGATAGCCAGCGCTTTTAGAGACGCCAAAAAAAACGAACAAATTCAAAGTACTATCATTAAGAATCGTGCAGAAGTTTTCTCAATTCGCATATTCAACTGTTTGCTGAAAAACACCTCAAAATCAAATGAGTTTAGCAAAAAATTCATAGACTCTGTTTCTATTATGTTTGATAGGCAATGCGAGATGTTTCACAGCTATTTCATAGAATATATATTCTTAGATTATATAGAAATTATGAGCCATTATCATCAGCGCAAAAACGGTTTTGATAGCGTGTTTTACGACGACCATTATACCAATCTATTTCTACTAAATAATTATAAGAAGATTATTGATAATTTCGAAATTAGTTTTCGGAACGAATTGGAAAAGCACGCAGATTCTAATAATTTGTGGAATATTGATGAGTTTTGCAAATTACACAACAGCCTATAGATATTATATATATTCTTTATATTATATAAAGAATCATGTGTATTTTTTCGCAATACAAAGATATCTTAGGAGTTCCGAGAGAAGGTATACACGCTATTAGATTATTTGATTATGCAATCATAGATATTATTATGACCTTTGTAGGAGCTGTAATTATATCATATTTTTTTAAAATTAATTTAATTTTTATGTTTTTATATTTATTTATTTTAGGCCAATATTTACATATTTTGTTCTGCGTAGAAACCAAATTCGTATCAACATTTTTCAATTTACACCCTTGAAGATTTAAAATGAGACAAAACTTTATAAAAAATATAAAATTTAATTTCATATACTTCAAGGTTCGCTTATTTCAAAGTGTGTAAATTTTGGTTATGGTACATCGTGTAATGTACCTGATTTTTTGCTTCTACTTAAATACATAGGTCTTTCTATGTTATTTATATGATTGTATGATATCTTATAAATATTTTTAGCACCATTTGTATCTCTATTCCATAATCCACAACCGCTTTTACAGCGTAATAGACCATGCACAAGAGCATAATTAGTTTTCCAAGGTTTAGGATTTTCTCTTAACATAAATTTCTCACAATCTCCACCATTACAATTACAACATTTACAACTTGTTCTAAATTCATCTACTAAATAGGTTTCATATCCTGATTTTCTAAATAATGTTCGCATTCCTTTACCTTTTATAGGTTCTTTATATTTCATATGTTTTCGTTGTTCAAAATCACCAAAGCATATAACGACATCATTTTTATCGCCAAAAACCTTTTGAAATTTATTCATTAATTTTTGTTCATTTTTCAATCTATTCATATAACCATTTAACTTTAATTTTCTAAATATATATTTATTATAAAATGCAAATAACTTATGATTGATTTCGTTCTTCTTTTTGATGTATTCTTTATATTTTTCAATATCTAACGATTTCTTATTAAATTGTGATAATTCGGTTTCTAAAATAGATATATTATTATAAACTGCTGATAATTTATAATCTTCTGTTTTTATGCTTCATTATAATTACCTAATGAAAATAAATTAAGTTTTGTCTCATTTTAAATCTTCAAAGGTTTAAAAAAAATAATATGCATAAAATAATAAAAATTGATTGTCTATATAAAGATTAATTAACATATATATACAACGATGAACGTTCTACTCCCCAAGCAATTCAATGTCGACAAGATTAAGTACTCTGAAATGAAGATTATGAAGTCAGGTGCAAAATCAATCTATGTAAATTATCAAGGATATAAAATTAATATTCAAACTCCTGTTCTAAATATTCCTTACGGCGTTAATGATAACATGCAATTTATCAAGGATGACCCTAAGCGTAAAGATGAAACTCAAAAGTACGATATCACTGTATCTTTCAAGGGTATTGATGAAAATCAAAAGATCAAGGTATTTCATGATAAGCTTATTGAGCTCGAGAATAAGATATTGGAAGATGCATTTGCTAACCGTGTAGCGTGGTTTAAAAATAACTTCGACGGTAACAAAGGAACTGTTTCTAACATGTTTAGCCGTATTATTCGTAGGGATAAGGATAAGGAGACTGGAATGTTCGCAGACAAATATCCTCCTACCTTTAAGGCTAAGATTCCCTATGATTCATCGGAAGATAAGTTTGATTTCGATTCGTACGATATGGATAACAACGAAATTGATTTCAAGGATTATGTTTCTAATCTCAAGGGAGGCAAGGCACAATTTATCATCCAGCTAACTGGAATATGGTTCTCAGCAGGTATGTTCGGATGTAGCTGGAAGATTGTATCTGCTAAGTTCCAAAAAGTTAACTCGTCAAAGATTACTTTCGTAAAAGATAGTGACGATGATAATGTAGACGATGATGAAGATGATGACGATATTGAAGTAGATACTGAGATAATTTCCAAGAGCGTACAAAAGCCTCAAGTCGCTACTGATGCAGCTGCAGCTTCTGCTACGACAGTTTCAAAAACTCCTGTCGTATCAAGTAAAGAAGAAGAAGAAGAAGAAGAGGAAGAACAAGAAGAAGAAGAGGAAGAAGATGACGAGGAGGAAGAAGAAGATACTCAAGTTCCCGAACCCGAACCCGAACCCGAACCTGTAAAGCCTGCTGTTAAAAAGGTGGTAAATAAGAAGAAGTAAAAATTATAATATAAAAATTAATATGAAAAATATTAAACCCATTACTACACGTCCTAAAGGAGAAGGTTCATCAGAGTGTAAATCGTAAAGCTCTATATTATTTGATATTATTTTTGCAATCATATCTAATATTTTATATGATACTGGAAGGGATAATATAATAAATAGCAAAAAACCATAAAAAGCCGTTTTAAATTTACTTACATATATATCATATATATTTTTTTGGTTTTCTTGATTCATATTATTCATAATTATATTTGAATTTACAGGAGTATATGCAAAATCAGGAGTATATTTAATATCATACGTATCATTCATTATCAACTTTAACTATATTCTACATAATAATATAATAAAAAATTATTTTCTAATTCTGTATTATTACGATTTATCAGACCCATCAAAGTTTCTATATTTCTATTTATAGAATTAGCATTCACTGAAGTCCCAATTATAGCACTTATTGGTCCTATCGGTCCAATGGTCCCGTTAGTTAACCATAAAGGTATATTCTCATAGAAATTATTAGAACACATAGCAATAGATTTTATAAAATTGCAACATAATATATAGAGTTCTTCATTACATTCCTTAAATAGCTTAATTGCATCTTTGCAAAAATCAAAAATTAAAGTATTCTCTGATATATTATTAAAATAATTTGCATTTTCTGGAATATCGTTAGAAAAAACCTTAAAATACTTTATTATTTTTAGAAAGTCTATATTGGTTAGCTCGTTAAACCATATTGGATTATTATAAAAACCTCGCCGCTCTATTTCTATTGCTAAATCAGTAAAAGCGTGCATGTTAGTGTCCCATTTATATTCAAATACCTTTATTTTAAGATTGTGATATTTTATGAAATTTCTTAAACTATTTATCGTATAATTGCTCAACGGTTCTCTGTTATAGGGATTGTAAGGCTCTTGATTATTTTCTATACATGTTCTGATAAAATATTCTAATTCAATTGCATCAAAAATATATTTTTCCCCTCTGCTATTTTTCAATATAAAAAGCCTCTCTGGTATTATTTCGCATATATTATCTCCTGTAAACAACTCTTCGCTATTCATATATGTATCGTCACAGGGATCATATTTAATTATGTGTTTTTCTCTGAATCTCTTTTGCAATTTTATTATACTATTTATATTTCCACAACATTCTATATCATACGAGTTTTTATTTATATAATATAATAAATTATACTTATCCATTTTGCAGCTATATTTTTTATTATTAATAAATGAGATATCTCTAAGTATTTTATATGGTATACTTTTCAACACCTCAATATATAATTCTCTTACATTTGGATAATTAATAACATTAATATATTTATATATTTCATATAAATCATATGTATCTATATTTTTCTTATCATTTACAACGTTATATAATATCTTATGTATATGCATATTCTTAATATTTTTATGATATCTACAAGAGTCATTGCCGTTCGTATTGCGGTTACATAAATTAAAATTATTACACCTACAGATACAAATTTTATTAATATCTATATTATTGCTCATTAATATTATGCTTCTTATAAAGTATTATTTAATATTTACATATATATTATATATCTTATCTACGCGGATAATAATATACCTGCATTTTTATAACTGAAATAATCATATAGCTTATCATTCAAGAGTACATATTTTACTCCATCGCGCGATACAACACGGCCCCTGTTTTTATTAGTTCGTTCATACATTTTATAAGATTGTATCTTATTATCATTTCCTATTTTGTTAGTATACGATAACTTATTACTATTGATATTTATAGGCCAGTTATAGCATTTATAACCATTTTCCAAAGGCCTGTTTATTTCAGAATGTATCACACAGTCTATCGAAGAGGCCTTCAACATATCTAAAAATGTCTTAATTAATCCCTCCTTCTTCTGTGCTTTAATTAAGATATGCTCGTCAGTAGTCAGTTCGTTATCCTTCTTTCTAATAGTAGGATTCGCCGCCAATTGTTCTTTCGTGAATTTCATAATATACTTATATACACCAACGTTTCTATCTTCTACAGGAAGAGACATATGACTGCATGTTCTAACGGCACGCCCAATTACCTGATCTATTCTCACGGAATTCCAGAAATATTCAGTAATCAACACTCTTCTAACATTTTTTAAGGAAATGCCTTCTGCTCCCGATTGAGTAATCATCATAATTTTAACGAGCTTTCCATATCTCTGATCTATTCCAACACCCTTATTGGGGAGATTATTTTTAATATTTTCAGGAAGATCCGCAAATTCGCCGTTAAATATATTCATTAGAATATTTGTCTTAACACGATCAGAATTAAATACAACATAGCGTTTATCATCATATTTTTTATTAAATACGTCGGGGTCTTCTAATATATAACCGAACTCTTCATTCTTTGTTATATTTATTTCAACATAACCATGGCGATTTAGGACTTCTTTAAATATTCCCAAGCCTTCTACTACACGAAATTGAGAATATACAAGTACACTTCCTGGTGACGTATTAATATCCTCTAACATCTGAGCAAACTTCGGACTGTAATTTTCTTCCAAATTCTTTGTATCTAAATAATCGCCTTTTCTCAATTCTTTCAAAGCCTTATTTAATTTCATTTCATATTCAGCTGCGACCTCCTTGCTAATATCGACTTCCTTCTCGGCATTCGCTGCATTCACGTTACTATTCTTATCATCGTCGTTTAACGATAGTTCTTTTTTTTTTAATAGACGGATATCTTGAGGAAACTCGCGAACTATTTCTTCGGGAAATGCAAAATTACATACTAATCGACTAAATGCGCGATATACTGAGCTCGTATCTACAGCTCCCTTATTTGCAAATTTCTTATTACGCTCATCCATATCTATCTCTTTTTTCCGTACTTCGACATATTTCTTCATTTGATGCTTTGTAATATACATGTACCTAATAGTCTCGGGTAATAGCCTCGGAAATAATTCAGACCCAGTAGTTTTATAGTAACTCAATAATCCCAATACTCTTCTTTTAAACAAATCTTGATTTATTACTTTGATATTTTCGGGATCTTTGCTATCTATAAAAAGGTTATTGAATTCCTCCTGTTTAATCGGAAAAACATAGTCATTCTCTTTCTTAGTCTTCGAAGACAACTTGAGAGCTTCTTCATCCTCGTCCAATCTTACTATGTTCTTTAACATATTATCAAATTCTAAGTCATTAATATCACTGATACTATCATAAATTAAATCTAACTTAAATTCCGAATTATTATTATATATTAGCAATTTATCTATTTTTTTGTTTCCACAAGCTAAATATTTAACAGAATCTATACAATTATTTCGTAGAAATTTAACAACATTCATTATCTTTAAAATATCCTGTTTAATCTTTGTTCTGTTAGTGTCTGGAAATCTGGGCGCCGGAGTTTTATCGGGGTTCTTTTCATATTTTTTAATATTAGCATTAGCACGCGATATTATAACATCTATAACCTTTCTAATAGGTGCGAGAGAGTACCCAAATATTATATTATAATTCTCTTTGAGATATGGATGCGACAATAGCCACGAAGGTACTTTAATGCCCTGTGTTTCAAATATTATATTTTTACCATTCTTGAGAGCATTTTCCAAATTTAAATCATTTAATTTATCACACGAGTTCGGATAATCATCTGTGCAATTCTCGCCTTTTCTAATATCAATATAGGCTTTTTCAAAAGAATCTAATAATTTACGATCAGGATTCTTATATTTATTTTCGACACACTCTTTTTTATTATTGCATTCCTCGTTAACCCCTCGTATTATATCGAGAACTCTCTTTTTATACTCCTTATTATTTGCCACCAAATCATCTATTATTATTTTAACATTATCGTCTTTTAATTTCAAATAATTCACTATTTCATCTGCTAATTTTGTTTTCTGCGAACCTGTAACACCATTAGTTACTATAATATATGGCTTCACCGGATTAATACTATTATCTTTGCTACCTCTCGTATCTATCTTCTTTATCGCAAGCTCTGAATTCAATTTATTAGTTATCTCCTTAATTATCTGCGAATCATTATAGCCCCATGGTTTTTTAACAATAAGCGAAGATTCATCGTCGCTACGACAATAATTAATAGGTAACAACATAACATTTACAGATTTATCATCGCTATATATCTCGTCTATATAACTATACAATTCGCTATTTTTTATCTTATCTATTATGGCCTTTTTATTGATAGTACCTTTTAATATAGGAATGTTATGAGTTACCATAGGACCTCTCAGTAAATTTATCAAAAAAGAAATTTCATAAGGCTGATTTATAATAGGAGTACCCGATAATAGAACCATCTTTATATCCTTTGCTTCAATGAGAAAATCATATATTCTCATAGCCAATTTAGAACCGTTTGCTATTCTACTTATAAAATTGTGAACTTCATCTACTATTATAAATGCATTATCAAACGGATTCCCTTTCTTCTCTAATTCATCTATTAAATTTTTAGTGAGGCCGTTATAATTGATAAATTTATATCTATTTCTTATAATATGTGTTATTGTCTTGTTAATCTCATCCTTCTGATTAGAACTTAAATCTGCATATTTGATATTATTAATAACAATTTCGGCACCTATAATATCATTGCTATACAAAGGTACCCAAACGTGACCCGTTTTTCCTATAAATTGCTTTTGAATAGCATATTTATTTAATTCTTCAACCATTTTAGGATCCCCCTTGTCTATTTTTAAACAGGTCCACGATTTCTTGAGATTCAACCCTATCGTAGATATTTTCATAAGTTCATTCTCATAATTTTGAGCCAATGATGCCGGAGTCATGATTACTATATTTTTTTTATTAATATAACCCTCTGACGCCGCTATAGATGCAGCAGATTTACCAGAACCCAATTCGTGATATAAAAGAATGCCTCTGTAAGGACTATCGAATTGCATATAATCTTTTACAATTCTTTGCTGCGGAAACAACGATACTTTCGAGATATCTATATCGCAGCTACCTTTTGTACAGCTACACGATGTCTCGGCCCTTTTTTTACTATATTTAGAAGGATGAAATGTATTGTATACAAATTTGTTATAGCCTATTCTATTTGGAAGTATCCAATCATTAGGTTTCACCTCTATATTCATACACTTATCTCTAATATAATAATTCAAATAAAAAAATATTATATTATTAGATAAACTAAAAAAAATAATATGTATAACATTGAAAAACTCTTGGATAAATGCGAAGCCATGACTTTATTGTGTACAAAAGCATCATCTCATTGGAGTTTTGTTAAGTTTTGTTTTGCAATTCCTCTTGTTTTAACGAGTTCAACGATGTGTATAATAAATAGCATCAGCGAAGACGCAAATTCTATTAAAATACCAAATATAATTGTAAATGCCGTAAGTGTATTAATTATGTCTCTCACTAATAGCATTAAAGCAAGCGAAAAATTTGAAATATTTAAAAAATTATCGCAACAATATATGATGTTATCTCAAGAAATAGAAGCATGTGATGTAAATGTATCTAAAGAAATGTACAATATATTAACATTAAAATACGACAACCTAATACAGGATTGTTCATTTGAAGAAATACCCACGAAATATAAAATACAGGTCGCTACATGTTTTAGTAATGCTAATAGATTTATTCCTATACAATTGAACGGTATCATAGGCAATACCGTAAATGTTAAAAGAATAAGCCCTAAGCGTTCTCACGAGGCATCTCTCGTAAATATATCAAATATTCCCCCGTCCGAATTAAAAACTGCAGAAATTGCAGAGAAAATACAAGGATCTGGAGAAAAAGTCTGATATCTATCTAATTATATATAAATCCCATATCTTTTTGTAACATATATTCGTCATCACTATCTTCGTCATAAGATTTAAGTTTATTCTCGTCATCATATATATCATTTGGCTTTTGATCATAATCATCAAATAATTTACTATCAAGTCTCATATCATCTTCGTGTCTGTCTCCGCCACCATCGCCACCATCGCCACCGCCATCATCAGCGATAGTTTCTAATTTTTTATCATTCATCATTTTATGTTTTATTCCAGCTTTTTTAAGCTCCTTTATTAATAAGTTTTCCTCTACAGTCTTATCATTTAACATGTTTATTTTGTTCTGTTTATTTTTCTCACGCTGTTCATTTAAAAAATTAATATTGTCCTCTGCGGTAGGAAATGTAAGTTCTATTATTTTTAATATATCAGTATAGATGATTCTGGATAATTCTTGAATTATACTATTGTTTACCAAATCAGACGACAAAAATCCATTTACTATTTCATCAGGATTAAAAGGACTACAAAGTGCTCTGCTTACAATATACTTGTTTATTCTCTCAGTATCTATTTCATTATCTTCTATCAATACACTATTCAATTTATTTAAATCCATAATAATATCTCTCAAATTTCTGATCGAATTATCTATCAATAGTTTTAATTCAATATTATCTTGTTTTTTCTGAGAATAGCTATTTAATATTTTTATTATAGCAATAATTATACTCTTGTATCTTATCTTATCCCTATTAAAACTCTTAATAAAATTATCGCTCTTTAAATTTTTCGAAGTTTTCGCCAATATATTTATATTGTTTCTTATAGCAATATCTATTTTTTTAGGATTATTCTCGATATCATCTATAGATTTTATAGGTAACAAGCCATTGTTTTTATCTCTCATATCTCTCAGCCACAATGATGTAATATCATTTAAGTTAATATTGTATATAAAATCATCTATTAAAATATAATCATCATAATCATCTGGCTTTTCTGCGACTTTAGCATCCTTCTTATCTCTGGAGGCAAATGGGATAAATCTTAAATCGCGGGGTTTATTAGTTAACCGCGATGTTTCCGATTCCGCAAACTTCTTTTTCCATGCAATTAAATCCTTCCGTTTAGCATTCTTTAAATCTATATCATCGTTAAAAGTTTCATCTAATTTTTTTAAGCAACATCCATGTAAAAACTTATGTATTTTCACATAATTTATATCAGGCATATATAAAAGAGACTTAACATGTTGTTCCTTGAATAAATTGGGATTCTTTAGACATACCTTGTTATCGCGCATACTCTTAAATTTCTCTTGTTCGATCAAGCCTCTCATCTCCTTCTTCTTGTTTTTTAATAGTTCATACTTGGCTCTCATAGCTTCTAAATTGGTCGTGTATTTATCTTCCACGTATTTAATAGTGTCTCTCAATAATGACTCGATATTTATAGATAATTCGTTCTTATTAGTCAAATACTCTTTTGCAACATTGATAATATACGGTAGGACACCTTTTTCCTCACTCTTCTTTAAATTATCAAAGGGCGATCCATATTTATACCAATTAACAATAAAGTTATAGTTTAGGTAATTTTCATCAAGAGGAAAAGTATCCTCCAATATTTTTTCTTGAACATTTATTATCCAGAAAGAGATAGCATTTATAAACATAGTTTTAATCGAGTGCAACCACAATTTATTAGCTTCTACTATAATATCCAAAGTATCTCCATCTAACTCATTGACTAATCCTCTGATATTTAAAATATGTTTAGGAGGCACTTTGATTAATATATTTAACAGTTTTTTATCTAATTCTATGTTTTTATCTCCGAACTCTTTAATATATATGTTTTTTCTCGAAGGAATACTGCGATTATATTTGAATAGCTCGCTACACAAGATATCGCTATCTATCTCTATATTACTTAGCTTACTGATTTCCATTAATTCGGGAAGTATTATTTTTAGCCCATCTATAAATCCCTCCTCCGTTTTATAAGTATTGTGTAACAAGTATTTATTAATATCAATGGTATCAACTACATACTTTATATCAAATGTTTCAACCGCAATATTATCTTGGTCTTCAATATTAATATAATCATCCATACCTTCTATCATAGGAATGCCCTCGTAGTTTTCATTGTATTCGGCTTCCTTAATCTCTTTAATCTCTCGATATGATATTAGGTACTTTTTCCCATCTTTATCATAGTCAAATATGTGATTTCGCGAATATTCAAACTTAGCCTTTATTTTTTCATAAGCATCTATTATTTCAGGCAACCTCTTATTTGTTTTTAAAATCTTATCTATTTCTTCTACGGTCTTTTTAATATTGTTGATATGTATGACCTGTTTTATATTACTTAATAACTCTTGCACACCAGCATCTTCCTGTTTGTTGATATGTAATACGAGATTATATATATTTAATTTATTTAATTCGATTCTTTCTCCGTCGACATTTGTAACACTAATAGTTGCAAGATGTTCTGATAATATTAGTTTAGTTTTTTCTAAGAAAGTTATAGTACTCTCTTTTAAATCCAATAAGCTTATAATAGATTTCAGTTTATCAAAGAATAGTAATTTTTTATTCAATATATCACTCTTCTTTATCTTAACGGGTCTCGTTACATTCTTTCTCTCTTTTTCATAATCTGTAACAGACGTCATATAGTCACGGAGAATATCACTCTCATGTATATTTATTAAATCCAGCGATTTACCGAATTTTTTAAATATAGCCTCTATATTATTATAGTCTAAGTCGAAATCGTCTATTCCGTATTTTCCATCTTGCATATATTTAATTATATGGTTAATGTCTGGTCTAACATCTCTTATTAAATCCTTGCTATTACCATAATAATCTGCTGATTTTAAATTTATATTTTTGGAATTTATTAAATAATCCGTTATCTTCTCATATATGCTATCATTTACAGTAGTTTTAGGAATTTTATAATACGCAGAAATAATAGGAATATTCACATTATCTATGGGAAAAACAGGATAGTAAATAGGGAACTTCTTATTATGCGAAGGCTCGAGAGAAACTCTTATTTTTTTATCGGGAATAAAGCGGACATTCATAGATTCTGTATTGTATTTTATGCAAAAAAAGTATTTATTCTTCGCCGCAATATACTGGCTCTCATCTCGATTTTCTAATTTGTTAAAATATTCTGCATCTTTAGGATCCTTCATATTATCAACATCAACCTTCTCTTTTTCGGCCTCCGCGTTAAAAATATAGTTATCGTAATTATCTAAGACACCTCGCTTCGCATTTATATCATCGATAATATCATAGAATAGCTTGGTAATATTTTCAGCCTTTTTCGTGCTTGAAAACATATTGAATAGACTATCGTGTATATCAGCTTTGGATAATGCAATAAATGAGGGATTGTCCTTTATTATATCTTCCAAACTCATTATTTCTAAATACTCGATATCATCCAATTCTTCATCTTCATATTTGTATTCATTAATATCAATAGACATACTCTTCTTTTAATATATAATAATATAAATTATGATACATTATTGTTTATAGCAAATTTATTCCATTTAGTTTTGATTGATATTACATCTTCAATAATTTCCTTGCATACTTTTTCCATAAATGATATAAACATATTGGCATCTGTAATAGAATCGAGAGTAACGCGGATTATCATAATTGATTTTAGGGGATGTGGGCAAATATATCCGATAAATTTACAAACAATGTTATTGATAGTATTCTTCTCTCTGATATACTTATTGTGTACGAAAGATTGAATGATATTTCCAAGCGTATCATCTTCATTCTCAATAATAAACTCATAGGTCTCCTTAATATCCTGAAATTGCTGAATTTTTACAACATCAGATATCTCAATATTCGCCAATTCCATAATTAAGTTGTTGAGTTTATGAGTGATAATATCCAGCGATTTTGGAATTAGATACTTAGGCCCTATGTGTACGTTGATATACTCGATATCAAACTTAAATTTAATAGGATCGCCGTAATTATTCTTATAGTAGGCTCGCTCTTTATCTAAGATATTATCGCATTTCTTCGCCTCGACGGGATCTTGGATATATGAAAAGTTAGCAAGAGATACCGGATTAAACGATGCATTATCGCGACCTGATCTTTTAACAATATTCGCAGTCAGATGTAAATGTTCGCCCGGACGAAGGCGAGTAATCAAAATAGTGTCCTTTGATACTTTATTGGGCGGAAAGAGCTCTTGTAATTTACTATCGCTCAATTCAATGCCATCGAGTTTAGCTTTGTAATCTGATGTCCTTACATTTAATTTTTTATTTGTAGTGTTATTAACATTCAGTTCGAGGACGAGGGAATTATCAGTATAGTTTTCGATTTCATCGGCGCTCATACAGATAGGAATTAGACCTATTCTGTGAATAATAAATTCATCATGGAGAGCTCCAGAATTAAATTTAACATTTACAGTAGGCTCTTCTTTATCAAGTTTTTCTCCAATTGCTCCGATGATAGGAATATCAGTCATAATAATTCTCCTAATACCATTTACGATAGCCAGATCTATATTATGAATTTCAAAACTGTGGTTATTTGAAGGGTCTTCTGGGTCAAATATATAATTGTGAAACATTCTATTTATATATTAATATATTCTATCTTATATATCAATTTTTACAAATAAAAAATATAAATAAAAAATTATTGCTTATTTAAGGCAAATAAAATTAACATTATTGTTACTATTATCATAGGTATTAGAGACATTAAGCTCACTAACCAGCTCCATGCATAACATTCGCCTTTAGTTAAACAGGTAATATTATATGCAGTAATTAGTATCATAATTATAAAAAGTACATATAATATCAGATATAAGCCAGCTCCTTGAATATATATATTAAGGGACATACATATTATTGTTAATATAAAACTTAAAATTATATATAACCATCCTTGTGTCGAATAAGTATTGTACATTCCTTCTATTATTATAAATATATTTTAGATTTTAGGAAATCAGACTATTCATAATCGCAAAACACATCGAGGTTCTCGATTGCATCTCATTTAGTGGGTTGGATGCGAAGAACTGAATTAGCGTTTTGATGTTTTTAACATCATTGCATTGGCACAAGTAGTAATAAATATTCGAGCATGTAATGATTTTCTTGTTAAATGTGGTAATCTGCAGATTTCTCAATTGCGCCAAATGATATTGGATAATCGGGGCAAATTGCTTGTCGAGCTCCTTATTCATCTTATACCTTTTATAAGTCGGATTATAGGTTGTCGTCAATTTATAATAATTATACAGAGAATCCTTGATAGTTGAGATAATCGTATGAATAAGATAAGTAGGATCAATATCTTTTCCATTGTTATCGCGGGGAAGCTGGATATTTGGATTGTAAGCAGCAATGTAATCCTTGATAGTATAATCCTGTTTATTTTTCATATAGACTTCGAGGATATTCATCCACAAATTGGGATGGCAAGGATCAGTTTCCTCGCGATGATTAATATAGCTCGAAGAAATCTTGTATAGCTTTGAAGTACCATTACCGATACTCTTTTTAATAATTATACCATAGCTATTGTTATTATTGATATAATTATTAGCATCAACGATAGTGCTAAAATATGCAGGATATCTAATGCCGAGATTAAACAAATCTTGAATTGACGAGCTGTTAATATCATATTCTTGCAGGGTAATTCTATTACGGGTGTTAATATGAACGATCTCTTTGTATTCTTCGCCTAGAATATTAGTATAATCGATAATATGCTTGTTTTCATGATGAATCAAGACAAATTCATATGCATGTCCGATATTCAAATTTGTAACAAACAATTCTCGCAACATTTTAGAAATTTCTTCGGGATTCTCGATTTCGATAAGTCTACTATAAACATCGGGGACGCGACTATAGTATTTATAGAGAACTTCGTCGAACATTAGTCCATGCGATTTTGTAGGATGCGAGAATTTTGAACTGTTCGCATCAGGACAACTCGATGTTCCGAAATACCACGTGTCTTTGTAATTATAAACAGTAATAATAGTACCATCATAGGCTTCATAGCATTTATCGGTATTTTCATACATAGAACCCGTGTATTCATCATAACCAATCCTTCGCGGAACAGAATTTGCATATGTGACTACTACATTGTTATTATAAGACAGTGTGAAGTCCAATACGATACTCCTACATTCCTCGTAAAGCTGTTTGTATTCACTCGCATTCGCAGACATTTTATAATTATTATGAAGAAGAACAAGATCGCCGTTGTTTTTAAACTTCTTTACCTTAATGTTGGGCCAAAAATGATACTTTTTCAATATATTAATCAGTGTGTTTGCGTGAGTGGAATTAGCGTCATGGTTATTATAAGTTTTTTCAATTAATTCACGGAGATTCTTAGGGGGGGCATTGGAAAACAGCACTTCACTATTCATAGTGTAGTTTGTTAAAAAGTATATATATTTAAACGCTTATATCAATTTTTATTATTTTTTGCTAACAATAATAATATAACATATAAACTGTTGTTAGCGCTAAGATAAAAGTATATATTCTGTATAATATTTTTATATCTATATAATTTTTTGTAACAAAAAGTGCACCAATTGTAATACCTATAATAGATCCTATGGTAACAATAGAGGCTATCCTAAAATTAAAATGGCCTTTTTCGTAATATAAATATAGACCGGGTAATGCATTAGGAATGCTATTTAGAAACAGAGAGATAGCGACGGCTTGCTGAAAAGATAAATTATAATACATTAGCGCAGGTATAAATAATATGCCTCCTCCGCCACCTATAATTCCGATTGATATACCTATCAATATTGATATAAAAAAAAGATCAATAATCATCTAATTATAATTAGATAATTATATAGATATATGCATATATGCATATTATTTTTTGTCTGGATTTTTATAATACTTATCGAACCATGCTTGTCCGACCTCTTTAGACGCTTGTTCTGAGCTCATTTCATTTTTAATAATTTTATTTCGCATATTTAAGAAATATTCTAAACTACTATAATCAAATCCCTTATTTTTCGTTACCATATTGTACAACATAGGATACCTTTCCTCGAAAAACGTGATGCCTTCTATAGTTTTTTTCATATTATTTTCCAATTCTTCTTCCGAGGCAAACTTACTTTTATTCTCAGTCATATAGAGCATTATTTCTTGAACCATTTTTCTAATATCTTCAGTTTCCATACCGTCTTTTACAAAATCGGCAACCTTTCGCTTTTTAAGATTATTATCCGCACTCATTTTAATTTAATTATTAAAATTTATCTTTATATAATAATATCTATTTAATATAATAGAATAATGAAAAAAAATTTAGAATATGCCGTATTAGATAACGACGGAGCCGTATTTATAGCACCTCAACCTAAAAATGCTGGATTATATACTGGAGATGTTCTATTTGATAAAAAGCCATGGGGAAATAGCTATAAAATGCCTCCAGTCGAACCAGATGCCGTCGCATACGCAGCACAATTTTATGCAAGCCATCATATACCATCAGCAAATAGATCAGGTAATAATTCAATTAATACCGATAAATATAAAAAATACACTTCGGGAAACGGCTCAGAAGATTATTACAATTTTAGCTGCTATATACCATTGATGTAGAGACTCGTAGAGCCTTGTGGAGTCTTGCGATACACTACAATACCTCAACGACTTCTGTCTCGTTATTCATGATCATAGCAGATGGTTGTATTTTTTTGATAGAATCTTTGTGTTTTTTTAAAAAATCGCATATATATTTGTATGTTTCGTCTACTTGTTCGAAGGATACTCCTCCGGTAATCAATATACTTCCGCTTTCAAATAGAGCACAAGTTACCTTTTTACATTCATTTATTTTTTCTCCTTTGCCTTTTCCAAAGCATTTTTTAGGACAATTACATAAACCGTTTTTATTGCTATTACACCTGTTCCAAAAATATTCCAATTTAACTCCTTGATATATTCCAGGTTGAAAAGAACATTTGTTGTTATATAGATCGCTTATTAAAAGCTTATGAATTTCCCTTCTTTTTAATCCGAAGCCAACTTTTAGTTCGCTATCGCAATATACTTTAAAATCTGAATTAATCATTCTAATCTTAAAATTTTGATATTTTAAGGTTAATTTATAATTAACACCGGGATTATTTATGATGTCTTTTGAGATATTCTCATATATATTATTGATATTATAGATAATATGATTTACAATTACCTCTGTATCATTAACATTTTTAATACCAGTCAGCTGAATATTTCCGTTTTTAAATATTTTTACATTAGGCATATACGTATTATTCTTGCAAATAATAGTAACTTGATTATCAAAACGATTCTTCTTCATTTTATTCTTCTTGCTTTTTCTTCTTTTTTTAGGGTATATTCCACGACTTAGCTCATTATCTTCCTTAATATATTGAACCCATACAATACCATTATCTACAGCGTCTTTATCTATAATTAAAATATTATCAAATAAAATTTTTAAATTTAAATTAATATCTTCTCCAATGTTCGCATTACAAGTTATAGTTGATACTCTGTAAGGAGAAAAGTAGATTTCTTCATTATCGTTCATGTTTTAATCACAATAATTATAATTATAAAAGTCTTATATCATTTTTTATTTTTTTTAACTTCTATTTTAGTATTCATATTATCTGTTGTATTTTTAAGGTAAGATGTATTAACTATTTCGTAATTATATGTAGTAGAAATCATAGGGGGAAGATTGAGTAAATGTGTTTTATCATTTGTTTTATGGCCTTTGCGAAACTCATCAATAGACAGAGGGCCGTTGAATATGTTCAATAAAAATCTCGAAGGAGCTGGACGTATTGGTTTGATATTCCCAAAGTGTTTGCTCAACATTTGTATCAGACTGTTTATCTCCCATACCTTATCACTACCGCAATGCGATGAAAAATTATACGCATTTGCGCATTCAAAAGAACAAAAGTTTCCGAATAATATATAAGTATTTGAGACAACATTATATTTATAAGGCATGCCATAAATTCTATCATTTATAGGATGGCAGCACCAGTAACAATTATTAACTGATTTAATTATATTTTCACTTTTATTTTTTTCCATAGAGTTATTACATTCGTTATTTATATATTCCATATTATTTTCATCTAATTCCTTTGTGTTATTATAATACGTGTTATAATAGTCATTCCCATTTATTAAATTATCTTGAATATTATTATAAGTATTTGTTTCATTAATATAGCAACATCCTGGCTCGTAAGGCTTTGGGATATCAAATGTTTCATCGTTTATATGTATATTCATTTTATTTATATCATTAGATGATATAGGTAATTGCAATATGATATCCTCATTTTCAACAACTATTACATTTTTAACCATGGTAGACATTAAACCCTTTTTTTTATCTATTGTAGATTTTATATCGTTCTTTTTATTTTTTCGTGGCATTTAATTATAAACGCTTATATTATTTATATATCTTTACATCAAGGTTTATCAATGTAATTTTTGAAATATGATATACCGCCTATAATATCATTGATTTTAACTGTTGGAATTTCTGTTTTTTTATTAAAGGTTGCGTTTTTATTTAAAATACATTTGTCCTTAATTTCCCTTATTTCGCTATTTAAAGAATTTATAGTATCTATTAAATATTTTATTATAAGAACAAAAACGATTATTATAATAATAATAATTAAATCCATAATTCTTTTATTAATAATGAAGAATATAAAAATAAAACAATAGATCTCTGTTTCTCTTAACTATACTTGAATCCGGCAATTCCGTTTGATAAGCTTAATATATTAACATCTATAGCATATATTACAATTTCTATAATTGTATCTTCGTAAGAAGTTTCTGATATGCTATTGTATATATTCTTGACGCGATTGACTTCCTCGTCATTCTTGATATTCTCTTTAACATATATAGATAACGAGGTTCTTATAGATGTATTATCATAAGATCCTGCACTAATTTGTTTTTCAGGAAACAGAGAGAACGAATAGCAATATAAGCCCGTTCTTGGAATATTTGTATGGTAATTATAAGGCACTATGTTATTATAATACTCTGCGTCATTGTCTGATCTTGATATTTCTCTATTCCATATTATTTCAATTCTATCTAATATACCCATATTCTCTTTATATTCTTCGGGAGTAGCCGTATAGTTCATATGATTATTGAAATTCTTTATAGAATCCTTTCTTCTTGCTATCCATATCAACTCCTTTATATGATGATTAGCATTTGTAATATCTATTGTTTTATGTAATTCAGAAATATTAAATTCGCTTATTGTTCTCTTCGCTGTACTAATTACATAATTAATCTTGTTAGTATTTAGCAACAAAGTACTTCTCTCGATACTATCAAGATATACATAGGAACATATTAGTTGATTCCTAACATCAAATACTCTGTCGCTTGTGCTTACAAAACTCGCGATATCTATCTTATCTTGATGAACTCTATTATACAAGATCGGGCTAACATACATATTCAATATATTACTCCAAACTTGAAATAATCCGTTGAATCCGATATCTATCGTATCTATTTCGAGATAGACTTCATTGTTTTGCAATTTTAACAAAGGCAGGGCCAACGATGGATTTTTAGTAAACCAGAAATTCAATGGTACTTGTATCTGCCTCTGTTTAATACTTGGATTATTATTTGTAGCTATAGGATACGTTATATTATACATTTTATTATTTATAATAGTATACTTCGGAACAAATTTAAAAGGGTTTACCAATTCATCTACATTACCTATAAGCTTATTGTATTTGATACCATCTTTATTAGTCAGCTCGTCCCATATATTTAACCACTCGCCATATAGCGTCTCTATAGTACTCCCACCAATAGTTATACGGGCCTCTTTAATATAATTGTATCCGAGATTAGTTACCCATCTAAACTTGTGCTTGTTTGTCGAATATATCGCAGGTATATTAAAAGTCAAGAACATATTTGATAAAAAATCGGCATACCTTTTAATTTTAAAAGTTAGCTTTGTACCGTTTATAAATCCGCCATTAGCATTCCCTTCAGATGTTAAAGTAATCTGTTCAATGGAAAAATTCGTATGCTTATTATGCACATATTTGTAATAGTTTATTTTAGGATTTTTTGTAATAAAATCAGACATACTCCCATTTAGTACCAATTGCATTAATCCGGCGCCCATATTTTTGATTTTATTCTTAATATAATTGGTTATTATTATGTTTTATTTATATATCTAAGCATTTACCTTTTCTGTATAACTTACTATAAACTTTTCTAAGTCTTCCTTGCTTCTATCTCCATTGTATTCTTTAATTATTTTATCATCTTTTGTTAATACAATAGTAGGAAACCCTGATATATTGTATTTATCTATTCTATCCTTTTCTTCGCGATTGTTATATTTGTTAAAAGTTACTTGGTCGCCGTACTGGGTTTTTAATTGATCCCATGCATCAGATTCATTAAAGCGATCGCAATGCCTGCACCCATCCATGTAATAATACTCTAAGCAATAATTGCGCTTTCCAGTGAATTTCTCCATTATAGTTTGGTTAAAATAAAACATTACAAATATAGCTAATATCAAAAAAGCTATTACAACTACCATGGTAATAATATTGCTGTTATTGTTTTTACTGCGATTGCTTCTGACGGTACTTGAACTATTGAAAGTACTGGAAGTACGGATAGTACTCCTTCCAGCCATTAAATAGTCTAAACTTCTTCTAAATTATAATTAGATAATAATTATTTAGCAGCTAAAATATTATAATGTCTTTATTGCATATTTTCTTAAACTCTTTCTTGAGATTGCCATGATCGTTACTTCCTTTACTATCGAATATTACAACATTGTAAAAGTCTGAACCGTAAGGGTTCTCGTTATCAATTGAATCCTTGATAAATTTAATAAAGTTATCTTTTTCTATTAGGAAAATACGAGTATCTAAACTGTCGTAATTTATATTATCGTATTTATCTATAACATAGGCATTGTAATTATTAGTATTCAAGATATTTTTGCTATCTTCAATATTTTTACATACAATTATAGTCCTGTATACCAAATTATTTCTGTATAGTTCTTCCAACTTTTTTAATATCTCGCACATATTAATAATATTAAGAGCTTGTGCTTTATGTATATTATGAATTAAAAAATGAGTACATAATTTATTTGAAATTTCTAAAATTTTTTCAATTATGTACTCAAAATTATAAACAGAGGATTAAGTATATAACAAGATACCCTTATTATAACTAATAATGAGTGAACAGATCATAAAGATCAATATAGAAGAATTTAAAAGAGAATATGAAAATATCACAACGATACCATCAAATATATTAGAAAGGTCGCTTGAAGTTAAAAATACATACTCGTGTTTTAACTCTTTTTATGATCCTAAAATGATATGGGCCAAGAAGATTTATAATAACAGCAAGGATAAATATAATAAACCAAGGGCTAATAATAGGGTTCGTATTATTATCCCCGAGTTTTCTAAGAATTCTGAGACCAAAAGGTGTTTTATAGGTTATTTAAATAAATTATCTCATAAAAATAAAGACAATATATATGATAAAATACGAGAAATAATAAATAATAGTGAAAATTTAGATGATGTCTTTAGTATAATTTTGAATTATATTAAAACGAGTGACGACGATATATACTGTAATATATTGGACTTCTTTAACGCCGAGTATTTAACTGCTAATATCAATAATCAATGGGATAATTATATAAATAATAAAGGGTGGAACCCGCCCCCCTACGTATATGAAAACAACCTTCTATTGCTAAACGATGAATATGATATGTATTGTAAATATATTAAATGGAAAAAGGGAATACATAACATGAATAAAGTATGGGCGAAGTATAAGAACGACGAGCTTATTGTATTACTAAATAATATCTGCGACCACATATATTTTATAATAGATTCTAATGATCATAAATATCACAAATATATATTAGATATATTATTGGAACAAATATATAAATTATTGTGTATAAAAAAATACCCCAATATTATTAATAAAATTAAAAATATAGATATTAAAAATTATGATAGTTCAACTAAATTCCTTATTTATAATATTTTAGAGTTATAAAAATAAAAAAATTATTTCTATATAATAGTATAGAGTAAGAAATAGTATAATGAAAGCAAACAACAACAACCTGTCTTTTTACAGTAGCGCAATAATTCAAGCTATATTTGCAATACTGCTAATAATCATCCTGAGTTACATTTATAAGCTTGAAAATATGGGCTGCGAATGCTCTGAACATCCTAATAAAGAGTTCATCAAAAACTTTACAATAGTTGCTTTAGCATATTTCCTAATAACATCTATAATATCTCTTAAAAGCGTTGCCGAAAGCATGGGATTCGTAGTTGTCCAACTGCTATCTATAGCAACTTTTGTGTTCTTCCTAATGTTCGTAGTATATATATATTACGCATTCGATTATGTTAGATATTTAACCAATGAAAAATGCAAATGCTCTGAAGATATAAGCAGAGATATTATATCCGTAGGTACCATGATATCCCTATTTTTATTCTTAACCTCGCTTTTCACTATTATAATCGTCCCTATATTACTAAGCACTTTAAGTAACCTATTAAACAGAATAGAAGTTTTTGAAAGTGAAATTGAGGATACTGTAAGCAATCCTTTTAGAACTATACAACGAACTCCAGATAAAATCCTATCTTCTGTAAAAGACATGGGCAAATTTGTTAATAGCTCTGCTAAAAAAATAACCAATCTAAGAAGAAGTAAATATTAAATTCGACCAACTCTCTTTTACACCCTTGAAGATTTAAAATGGCACAAAATATTTATTTTTTTATTGTGTATTATTATGAAGTAAGCAAATATCCTATTGATAAAGTCATTTGTTTAGATGAAACTTCCATACAACATGCCATGATGTTAGAGTATGGTAGATGTCAGTTAGGTAAGAAGTGTGTTGTAAAAACAGATGATAACTATGTATTTAGAAAATTCACATTATTAGTAGCAATAAATAATTCAAGGTGTGTAGGTTCTAAACTATATCAACAAGGTGGTAGGACGAAAGAAAGATTTGTAGATATCTTATAAGAACATGTCTTTAGTAAATACAAAGACCATCTAATCATATTAGATATTGCTGGAAGTCATAATAACCATTTTGTGAAAGATGCTATTATCAATAGTGGTAATAAATATTTATTTAGCATTCCATATACACCGACAACAAACAGCCCTATAGAAAATTACTTTAATCAAATAAAGCATCATCTTAAGTTAAATAAAAGGGTATTGAAATATGATGAATTGAATGAAGAAATAAAAAAATGCTATTAAAATGGTAAGAAAAGAAAATTATAGAAACTATTTTAATAATGCTTATAATAAGAAAGGATTGAGACAATACAAAAGAAAATTATCAACCAGATACAGAAAGACTAAAACATATAAAATAACATAAGAATATATTATATATAAATATAAGATTATAGCATCATTATACGACTTAAAACACAATTGTATCCAGAACAACAGAGGCAAATAAATGATGAACTGATAAATGTTTTGAACTTGAATGAAGATATTTCCCTTATCTTACACGAATTAGATATGAATAAAGAACTACAAGAACAGATTATGAACTTCTTACCAAAGATACATACTTATTTTTCTATGAGTACTATAACAACAATATCATGCCCTGAAAAGATTAAGATACCATACTTATCAATTATTCGTCATCTATTGAAAGATGAATATCAAATTTTGAGTACAGAATATAAAATCAAAGTAGAACCTAAACCCATAAGGACAAAGAAGTATTATTTTATCAAAAAAGTAGCAGATAGGCAAGATATAAAAATTGACTATTGTAGTATAAAATACACATATACCATTATGAACAACCAAGAGAAAGGTCTGTTATATGAGAAAATTGAAACTGAATGGTTATATCAATAGAGTAAAAAAACGAACAAAAGATGATTAACAAGTTCAAAAACATATTTGGAGATACTGATATGTTGTCGTATGCTTTGGTGATTTTGAACAACGCAAACATATGAAATATAAAGAACCAATTGATGGTAAAGGTATTAGAACTTTATTCAAAAAATCAGGTTATAATACCTATTTAGTTGATGAGTTTAGGACAAGTTGTAAATGTTGTAATTGTGAAGGAGGAGATTATGATAAGAGGAAATCCTAAACAATGGAAAAATAACTATGCTTTAGTATATGGGCTATTACGCTGTAAGAGCGGTTGTGGATTATGGAACAGGGATGTTAATGGTGCTAAAAACATTTATAAAATAGCTTATAATCATATAAATGGATTAGATAGACCAGTATATCTATGTAGAAGCAAACAATCAGATACATTACACGATGTATCCAACCATAATTTATAGGTATCAAAGTTTTGATACTTCCTTGAAGACACAAAGTAATAAACCTGTAATGAATATTGTTTTTACAGAACTTTGTGCCATTTAAAATCTTCAAGGGTGTAAATTATTATTTATATAATAATTATATATTCAAAGTTCTACCCCCTTTTTTAGGACGACCCTTGTTTTTTAATATTTGTATATCAGCAGTATCCTCGATTATTGAGGTTATTTCTTCATCGCTTACAGAGAGTGTTTCAATATTATTATCACTATCGTCAATAGATATCTTACTATGAACATTCCTTATTATACTATCAATATCTTCGGCTGGTTTTCTCATATTCTGTGATTGTTGCATTCTTTGCTGATGTTGTTGCTGTTGCTGCTGTTGTTGCTGTTGCTGCTGTTGCTGCTGTTGCTGCTGTTGCTGCTGTTGCTGCTGCTGATACATAGGCATTTTTGATAGAGGAGGTTCACTATTTAGAGAACCAAAAATACTGCTAACCATATTAAAAAGCCCCATACTATCATTTCCAGAATTTCCAGAACCCCTGTTTTGCGACATTTGAGGAAATTGTTGATCATTGTTTCCTATTATATATTGTTTTGCAGCCGCATTTTGAAATTGTTTCATTAATTCCGGATTAGATTTTAATACATTTTCTATATCTGGCAATGGCTGTTCTTTAAACATTCTACTGGTTAAATGAAACATAAATGCGCTACCTGATAAAGACATAAATAATCTTAGTTCAGGAGCCATTTTTTTACCAGTAGCCTTATATTTATAATGTAATTCTTCAAAAATATCATCATAATCATTTATATTTTCATTTACCTGCTCAGACCATCCATCAAGACGAATTGATAGAGGATTGTACCGACTATTTAAATATTCAGTCCCTGATATAAAAGCCATTAACATTTTTTGTTGAAAACGAACACTGCCATCTAATTCTTTTTCTCTTATTATTCTATTATATTCTGTTTTAATCTCTTCTAAATCAGAATTCATATTGAATTTAAAAGGTAATTTAAAGCCCTTAGATTCTAATCTATCTAACTGATAAATTATCTCTCGTTTTTCATTTATTTCAAGTTTAAGTAGTTCTTTAGGGCTTAAAAATTTTTTTTTATCATTATAATTCCCGATTCTACCATCATCACCGCGTTCCCCTCTTCCACTTTCGTCGCTCTCTCCGCCGCTTTCGCAACTTTCGACACTCTCTCCACTCTCTTCGCTTTTGCCGCTCTCATAACTTTCTTTACTGTGTCTGCTATTACTGCTATCTCCGCTTTCTTCGCTATCGTTGCTATAAGAGCTTGAATAGCTTTTGTAACTTTTTTTACTTACAACATCTTCATCAAATCTATTGCTCTTTTTAATAACCTTATTTTTATAGATATTATTCATGTTTTTAATATAATCTTGTTTCCCCCGTGGAGAACTTGCACACGATGAACTCGCTGAAGACATTGAGATCACATCGTCACTTATTTTTTTCCTGTTAAAGAGCTCGTTATTTAATGAATTATCTCCAGATTTATTATTGCCTCGAGGAATATTGAAATTAAATGCTTGTTGATTATTAAAACTATCTCTATTTAACTCTATTAAATCATTATTTTGGTTATTAAGAGTTGATATTAAAGCCATATTATATATTTATTTTGATATTAAATGTTTATATATCTATTATAATATTTTAATCAGCATTAATACGCATCTATAAAAATGAAAAATATATTATTGTAATGCAGATAAATGATAAGATTATTCCAACATTATCATCTCGTGCGCATAAATCTTATTATAATTATTTACTATATCGCTGCTGCTGCCGCTGCTGCCGCCGCTGCCGCCGCTACCGATAGCACATCGGATATAAGATATTGCCTGTAAACATGCGTCGCTCAAATCATCCTTTTTCTTATTTTCGTTGAAAAGTTTCTTTAAATATTCGTCTTCGCTAATATATTGTTTGCACAGTTCTATGCTAAGTAATTTATTATTCTTATATTTATCCTTACGGAACCCCTTCTTATTCTTGGGTTCATCTGGTTTTGTATTAGCTATATTTATTACATAGTTGTGATGCTTGGTTTTCAAAGATGCATTTATTAAAATAACATTTCCGACCTCCTTGTCCCAAAACTTAATTAAACTAAAATACCCGTATATTATATGCTGTATGGTCTTCATAATACCGTTGAGATTAGAAGGCTGGTTCTCGATTAATACGTAATCAATAGTGTTTATATTTTTACTTTTAAGATCTCCGACGATGTTATCCATATTCATATAAATTCGCTCAGTAATATCTTCGATACCCTTGATTTCCTTCTTGCTATCAGCCAATGCTATTATTCGCCAATCAATTATCTCCAGAGTATTCTGAGTCTGAGTATCTGCTATATCATTCTTTTTAATTATACAAAGCGCCAAATTTTTAACCCCAATATCAAAACTAATATATATCATAATATCATTATTATAAGCATTATATCATTATATCATTATGCTCTTTTGCATCATATCGACATTCTTGGAAGTGTACTGTCTTATATTATGGCTCTTTATTAATATTACCAAATCCTTCCAGAAATTATCGTTAACATATCTCAAATTGTACTTATTGATTTTCTTGCATTTTTTATATAGCCACTTATATATTTTTTCCAAACATTCGGGGTTATTATAATTCCTGCACATTCTCTGTTCCTTCGTCAATTTACTTATGTAATTTTTAATGTTAGCACAGCTGATATCGTCAGGTACTACATCTTTCAAATTATTGAATTTAACATAATTATACGTTGGACATATCAACAAGTTATCATTGTAATCTATAAAAGTAGGATTGTTGTCTATTATAAGCAGGTGCTTTTTAATATCAAATGTACTCGAGAACTTTATATTTTTTTTAATAAGCGGTAATATTTTATTAATAGATTTTTTTATACTACCATCCTTATCTATTATACAATTGTCCCTCGTAAGCAAAGGTCTATCGAATTTAAAATTGTTATTCTTCTCTATTATAGAGATCTCTTTGTTTGCCCATTTTTTTTCCGAAGCAGTATATACATAAAAATAAGAAACCGGATATAACTTCTTCATTGCCTGAATAAAATGAAAAAAATGCGGTCTTATCAATAAGGACTTCTCGTTATAGCTCTCATTCAGAGATTTTTCGCACAAAATCTTATATTTATTTAAATTTTTTTTATCATATGTTTTTATCAACTCCATGATATTATATATATCACATTGATAACTGCAATTGCCTATTATAGTCCCGTCTAAATCTATTATAAATATATATGGTTCTATATTATTATTCATAAATCTATTATAATAATATATTAGAATATTGCTGTATATTAGAATAGTTATTAGTTATAATGAACTCAGACGAATATATAAGCAAATATGCTTCTACAAAAAATAATAAGGGATATTTATCGAATTCTGTAGGCAGTAAATATCTTTCCGAAGTGAAGAAAAAGACCAGCGATGAGTTGGTAGATATAGATAATTATTTTATGAATAAAAATATTAAATATAATTTGGATAGCAGAATCTTTTATAATAATCATATTCGTAAGAAAATAAAAAACGTGAGTTCCAAGCAATGCTTGAGTATTAGTAAGACCAGTGATACTATGAACCCCGAATATAACATTAAAAATACAATAATTCTCACAAGACGCTTTGGTACATCGAGTGTATATGGATATATTTATATAGCAAAAATAAAAAACGAAATTGGTTCGCGCCCCATCGCCGCAAAACTCATGGTTCGAAATTATAGAAACTTATTAGAAAGTACTCTTAACGAAAAGATAACGGAGAAAATTGTTAAAAATAAAATATCGAGACATTTCATTTTGACTTATAAGGCAATATACTGCAACGTTTTGTCTGATAAAAATACACCGAGAATTATTAGCGGCGAAAAATATATTATTCTGCTAAATGAATTAGCGCATGGCGATTACAAGAGTCTATGTAAGAAAAAAGATTTTTTAAAAGATAATAAAGTACTGTATAATATTTTTATTCAAATGATGTTATCTATAATGACTCTGCATTCATTCGGATACATTCATCGCGATTGCCATTGGGGTAACTTCCTATATCATAATAATAATGAGAAAGGCTATTATCAATATAAAATAAATGGTCAGATATACTATTTGGAAGCATGCCCATACTCTATATATTTATATGATTTTGGAATAGCCAAAGAGATCAATGATTCTCATATTAAATATATACCAGAAGACTATGTGAGAATTACTGGTGCTTTCAGGAATAAAAATAACTATTATAAATCATGGTTGGCTAAAATTAATATACCTTCAAACTTACCTTCTAAAGAGATTTCCATATTTGCGGTGAATTTTGGTAATCAAATAATTAATTTCTATAATGAGAATAAGAGCGCCAATAGTAGCACATTTTTAAATAAAATAACCCAAGAACTAATTAATATATTTTTAAATATCCCGCATAATATGTTTACCGATAAAAAACCCCTTAATTCTAAAATTATTAACTCCACGCCATTTATAATAGAAACTTAGGATACCAATAGATCTATTGTGCGGTCTTCTATATTTTTTACGAAATTCTTATGCCTGTCTTCTATATATTCTCCCATACTCTCGAAGCCGCAAAATATCATCTCGTCAATTTGCTCTTTTTTTAGCTGCAATTTCATCCCTAATCTACTGAATTTTATGTCCATCGTGCTCTTTAATGGTAAATTCTTAGGATAATAAAAGTTTTTTATCTTGCTATTATTAATCTGTGCGGTTAGCACATGTTTAACTCTTAATACATTTAAGATATTAAATAGCTGCTTTAGAATATAGATTAAGTTGATATTTTTCGTTTTCTCAATAATCCGTCCCTCTTTTTGTAATACCATCCCTATTATATTCTCGCTGGGCACATGGTCAAATATCTTAATGGGAAAATTATTAGTCAAGGCCCCATCATAATAGTAATCTTCTATATGTATTGGTTTAAACAATAGAGGGATACACATAGAAGCACAACAAGCATCATACACACATATATCTGGTGTATCCTCAATAGAAAAAATCTTATTTTCACAGGAATTTATATTTGTTGCAGACATATAGATATTGACCCCAAATATCTTTGATATATCCCTGAAAGTTAATTTATCGTCTAAATGCGGATACTTTTTTTTTATAGCAACTTTTAAATGATTTATAAAAAGCTCCATATCACATATTCCATACTCCGTTATTAATTTAATATAATTTTTTATAGGAACATTGCATAAATCATTATCGTATTGCATATTGTATACCAATTCCTCCATTTCCTCTATTTCTAATTTAAAAGCAAACATTAGACCTACGAAAGAGCCTATTGAACATCCTGCGATATGAGTGATTTTTTTATGCAAGTTTGTTATATATAAATACCTCAGGGCTCCTAAAAACATAACTCCGTGCATTCCGCCTCCAGATAAAACTAAATGTGTTATATTCATATTTACCATATTTACATTCGTATTAGATGAATAATTATATAATTTCTTATATATGAGAATTATATTCTTGAATATTTACATTATAATATAATAGGGCGCTCTTTGACGCATTGTTCTCAGCTTCTTTTTTGGTACTGCCCGTAGAAGTCGCAATAATAGAACCATTCTTATCTTTGATACAATAAGTAAATACTCTAACATTATCCTTGATAGAAATATTCAATTCTTTAAACTGTGGCACATCTTGCAAATAATGTAACATATGAGATACGAGCATATCCTTATAATTATTTTTAATTCTTATTAGTTCGCAGAAATCTATATAATTTTCAATAATATAGATGATCCAACTTTCTACTACGTAATATCCAGCACCGCTAATAGGCGTAACTCTTATATTGGAGGGAAGCGAGACCTCGTCGGCATCTGTTTGAAAATCTAAATAAAGAGCTCCTAAGAATGCTTCGAAAATATCCTCCATAATCTTATAATTATTTCTTCCTCCGGATTCTTCGACTTGTTTTGAAATTATTGCAAATTTAGGGAGACCTATCTTTTCCGACAAATATCCGAGCATCCGCCCGTTAACTATTTTAGTCCTTATTTTTGATAAGAACCCTTCGTTCTGATCAGGGAATCGTAGATATAAATAATTTGTTACAATCATACCAAGTAGAGAATCGCCGAGAAATTCCAAACGTTCATAGGACATATCTTGTAAAGGCAGGCATCCCGTGGGACAATTAGCATTACTCTTATCAAAATCCGCATTTTTCATAGTACAATAAGATTTATGAACGAATGCAACACGATATAAATTGATATTTTTAATTTGTAACCCCAAGAGCCCATTGCTATTCAACAAATTATCTAAATCCTCGCGTTGCAAGAGGATATTCTTGTTATTATAAGGCTGATTCTCGATATCAATCTCCATCGTTTTATTGTGAATATTTTCGATTCTTTTCATTTTAGCAATTATATTATTATATTATTATATTAATTATATTATATCATTTTTTATATATATAAATAATAAATGTATTTTTCTTTTAAATAGAGTAAGATAATATGAGTTATCTAGAAAATGATACTATGCCCCCTGTAATACAAATAGATTCAGTTGCCATAGGTTTACAACTCAATGATGACTTTGAAGCTAAAAATTTAAACAGATTAGATCTGCGGAGAAAAGAAGAATTTTTAGTTGTAGGAGAGAAAACATATCATTTAAACGATTTAAATAATACTTCAAATACAAAATGGAGTTTCATTGTAAATGATAATGGTGTTGCAATAAATACATCGCGGCGTTTAGCAGACACGTATTTAACCACTGATACATCTCTGTATGTTGATAAAAACATTCATTGTTCGGGGATCATAAAGGCCGCTGGATTGCAAATTAGTAATATTATTATAGACGATGCGAATCCAATTACTTGCAATTTAGTCAAAGAGTTCATCGATAAAACGAACCAACTTTTAGGTACCCAACCATTCAAAATTAGCAGTTTAGATAGCTATTTTGAAAACATATATAATCACAATTACAAAGTCACTAACATATATACCCCGTCCTATGTTACATTCGGTGGCGAAGTAGATACGTATAACAATACACATCCCTTGAATATCGTTACTACACCAAACAATAAGTTCGGCAATATGCACATTTCTATCAGAAACGATACAAACAATGACGATGGAGAGCCCGTTAAAATGTGCATGGGTATTATCGGCGGCTTCAAAAATTCTCCTGCTATTATTTCTACATCTAAGGGCGTCCCTTTGGAATTTCATGTTAGCAAATCTTCTATAGACATAGAATCTCCTTACGGAAATAATGCAGTACCTACGTATTCCAATATCAGCAATATACCGGCGATGACTATAGACGCTAATAATAACGTGGGAATTGGTACAAACGTTGCATCGAAATATATATATCAAAAGAGAACACTTTATAACAATAAAATATCGGCAGATTATTATGAAAAAGATGCGAGATTAGATATAAAAGGTGGAATTGCAGCTTTTGAAGATATTTTGATTAAAGATTATGAGACAGGTTTGTACAAACATACTGACGATATTTATATAAGAAATAGTGGTCTCGGAGCTTTGAATGCTACGCAAATAAATGGCGGTGATTTCACGGACGAACAATACAATTTTAATAATAATCTTTCTGTTAATAATTTGCTAAATGCTAAAAATGCTATAATTCAGAGCAACATAGAAATTAAGAATAATACTAAGACGGATTCTTTGAATGTCGAGAATACTGCAGTATTTAACGGCAATGTAGTATTCAGCAAAAACATCGATTTTACCAACACAGATGTTCTCAATATTAATAATCTGAATGTAAATCTCGATATTCAAAATGATATTTTTATAAATAATAAAAAGATAGTCCCATTGGATTTAACAGATCCCTATACTGGTTATACGAATGTAATAAATAAAAACGGGAGCAACTTCATATTCATGTATATAAGTAGCAATATCGCATATCTTGATGCAAACAGCAATGTTAGCTTTCCGAATAAGATGGGTCTTGGGCTTAAACCGAGCGATAAGTTCGAGGCTATCTTAAATATCACAAATGATGGTAAGATTTCCAGCAATACCTTTGATATATTATTAAAAAATACAGTAGACGACAAGCAGTATATTGCTAACATAGGCAGATTGTCGCGCTTCGACAATATGGACAACAGTTTAATTATTAATACAAATAAGGTAGCAGGTAAAAAGAACAACATATATTTTTATCCAGAAACAGATGTTAAATCATTGACTACCAATTACTATTCGTGCAACATAGCAAATACATATCCTACGTTGGCTATAGCGAAGAACAGTATAGGTATTAACAAGTTGAAACCAGATTCTATGATGGCCCTTGACGTAAATGGTAATGTATCAGCAAGCGAATACTATGTTAATTCTGGAAATAATTATAGCAAAACAAAGGCCTTTGTCTATAACAGAAATAAGGATTTTTTTAACATCTATGATAAAGCATGTGATAAATTTTGCATTAATTACAAGGAATCCAGAGAAGAAGCGCATAATATGAGAGGACTGAATGTAAAAAAAGGAATAAATGCGGATTTTTATTATCAAAATAATATATTGTTAGAAAATCTACGGCGAGCAAGTGATGATTCCAGTTTTTATACGAATAAGAACATATCTATTGGGTGGAAAGGAGAGGACAATGTGGCTCCATTACAGGTACGCAATATATTAACAAATGATTATAATTATTCGACTATCCGCATATATCGCGGTGTTACTGGTGGAGGTAAATATAATAACGCTGATTATAGCGGTATTGATATATGCGAATATGAGAGAGATTTGAACTCCGATCGAAATAAAGAGAAATGGTTTATTTATAAAAACCACAAATATAATGATATAGATAGCCGAGATGTAAAACGCGTAGGTCCTTTGCAAATCGGATATACTAATAAAACAATAGAGCCAACCTCTTATGGTATGTCTTTTTATTATGATACGGTTAAATCAAAATATCATATAGACGTCAACAATCCCAAAGTTTCTTATAAAGATGATTCTGCGATGACTATATATGGTGATCTTAGTGTACATGGAAATATTAATATATTAGATAATTACGGATGCAATTTTAATTTTAATTTTAAAGGCGTAACCGCACAATTAGAGAAGGTAGACAAATACGTAGACAAGTATTTCAATTATATTTCTTGTAACATTCTTAATAATGCTTATAATAACTCCTTAAATAAGATAATAACCTCGTTTGATATTTTCAGACCCAAAGATAATATCATAATTGATTGTATAAATAATATCGAAATACCCTTAATTGTTAAAAATGTTAATAATGTTAATAATGATAATGGCGATGAGACAGAAGAATGGAAGCCGACTGCAAAGTTTATTACCTATTCTAAGAAAGATGTTAGCTACTCCTCTATAGAATTATCGATATACAATAGCAACTTTTATCGTATAAATGATGCCGATGATATTGCTGGAGATAATATCAGAAGTTCTGTGGAAATTAGTACGTGTCTTAAGGATAACAATACTATATTGGATTTTAACGTTTTAAATAGCGGATCTCATAAAAATTTTCTCAGATTTGTTAATAACACCGACAGCACCGGAGATATTATAAATACCGTAGCGCATTTGGGTATAGGCGAAAGTGTGAATTCAAATATATTATTGCATATCGACGGAAATGCTAAGTATGGAATGCAGATAACAAACAAGTCTTATCCTGCAACTATTAATCTTGTAAATTCCGAAGGAGGAAAAGATGTCTATCACAGTATTTCAGGAGGAGATGTTAATAACAAGAATATATTCACGATAGATGTGGCAGCTAAAAGTTATAGCGAATATAATCCAGACCTTGTTACTGTATTCTCTATAGATGCTTTTGATAATTATAAATTAAGAAAAGGGGCGCGATTCGGATTTAATGATACTGATATATATTTGAGTGAGGAAAATAAGGTAAACAAGGCTACGGTTGTAATTAATAGCGAATACGATAATTCGGCTACGGCTATTACAAATAGATACACATACGATTTCATCTATGAAAGTAGCGTAAATATAGCTTATAGCAACATATATTTTGCTTCGACATCTAATTGGAATAATGATTTCAAAATATACAATAGTTCTACTAAGCAAAGTATTAGTACATTGCCAAATATAGATGAGAATGGCATTGAGATAAATTCTACAAATTCTGTGAGAGACGATTTTGTTATTAGCAAAAACAATATATTAACAAAGAGATTATTTTACACTACGATACACGATAATATAGAATATATAAACAACTATAGCAATTTAGAAATAACCTGCGCGAGTTATGATTATGGCTTGGTTGCTAATATAGAAGCTTATGGAAGCATATATACCAATACTCATAGCAATAACCTGTTTAACATAGCTCCTCGTAAAATTATAGATATCTATAATGACTTGATAATTGACGAGGGATCTCTTGAAACTACAGAAATAAATATTACAACTGGTATATCCCACGATTTGTCTGGGCGCAATTTAGTATTTAACTATTCGTATTACAATCAATATAGAAAATCATTAAATATAGATTATGATATTGCTATAACAAGCCTTTTAACACATGATGTGATATCCGATAGTAATTATATAAATGTTAGTAATAGCATTTTAACTAAACTATTGCCTTTCGACGAGAATAGCTTGATAATTGATAAGATATATACAGAATTAAATGAAGATAGAATAGATATAGATAATGATATAGAGAACTCTATATATATCGAGTATTCTAATCTATATCTCAGGACATTAACTACAAATATAGTGAGATACAATTCAAATATCAATTATTCCGAGAAATACTATGCGATACATAGCAACTATCTTGATATCAATGCGTCAAATATATTTATCGAGAAACTATTCAATACCGATGCTTCTCTATTTGTATCTTCTAATATAATCGGTAACAATGTATTTATTAAAACTTCTAATTACACCATAAATCATCTTGTTGATTCTCTCGAACCTTATGATACCGAGTTGAAACTAATTAATTCAAATGTGTATATAGACTCTTTCAATATTTTAGGGTATACGTGTAACAATACTTTGGTAATAGAAGAATATGTTAACGATTATAGCAATATTAATTTAGAAAATTTCATAATAGGGATTAGAAATTATAATAAGACTAAATATCATCCCCATATTTCTTTAATAAATACTGTAGAGAATAGCTATAACATATCTTGCAATATCCACGAGATTTATAGTTATGATGGGACATTTGAAATTAATTACATTGATGATGATAATAATGATTTCAGTGCTCTTAAAATAGATAAGAACAGAAACTTGATTATTGGAGGAGGAATAAGATCCGAAGGGAATGTTGAGATAAACAATGATTTGATAATTTCGGGAAATATATATGATATATATGGTAATAATTTATTGAATATTTATACTTCTAATGGCATCCCATTATCTCAAGAGTTCAAGTTAACTCAGGGAATGATTGTGCAAACTGTTCATAAAACTTATAGGGATACAAAAGCTAAGGAAGATAATACTACATCATGGGTTCCTATTGATATCGATAATCTGGAGACAGGCTTTGTTATTAAAATTAAACCGTCGCATGCTTCTTCAAAAGTCCTTATATCGATGTCTTGCCATATTGGCATGGATTATGCAGAAAACTCGCGATGGTGGGGTATTCAACTGTATAGGAAAATCGGGGACGGCGAATGGTTACCTATAGAAAATGCTAATGGTTCTAATGATGAATGGTTGGAAGGTTCGCCATGCTGGATATCTCATAATATGGGAGCCGATAGCAGTCTTTACTCGCAGTCTATAATAAATGTTTCTGGGTCTTACGAGGATTCTCCTGAAACCGTAGAAGATGTTTATTATACCGCTTATTGGAAATCGAAATTAAATAATTCTTTTGGTAGACTCTATATCAATAGACCGGCTACTATAAGTAACGGAAGTACTTCGAACTATCCTTTAACATCTTCGAGTTGGACGGCGAGTGAAATTTGGAACAACGGCTTATCATATGTACCTATGGATTCGGTAGTAAGCATTGCATATAATAAGGTAGGCATAGGAACTGTTCCTGCTCAAAACAGCGAATATAAATTAGATGTAAATGGAACTTTAAACGCTAGCAATTATTTTATCAATGGTAAACCGTTGAGTCAAATCTCTAATGACTTCAAGTTAACTCAGGGAATGATTGTGCAAATGATACATAAAACATATAGAGATACAAAAGCTAAGGAAGATAATACTACTTCTTGGGTTCCCATAGATATCGATGATCTTGAGACAGGCTTTGTTATTAAAATTAAACCAACACATATTACTTCAAAAGTCGTTGTATCAATGTCTTGCCATATAGGCATGGATTATGCTGAAAACTCGAGATGGTGGGGTATCAAATTGTATAGAAAGATTGGTGACGGTGAATGGTTACCTGTAGAAAATGCTAACGGTTCTAATGATGATTGGTTAGAAGGCTCTCCATGCTGGGTATCTCATAATATGGGAGCGGATAGTAGTCTTTACTCGCATTCTATAATAAACGTATATGGATCTTACGAGGATTCTCCTTCAACTACTAATTTTGTTTATTATACAGCTTATTGGAAATCAAAATTAAATAATTCATTTGGCCGACTCTATATCAATAGACCAGCTACTATAACCGGCAGCGGCAGCGGCAGCACATATACATCTAACTATCCTTTAACATCTTCGAGTTGGACTGCAAGTGAAATATGGAATAATGGGGAACCTTATGAGCCGGTGGATACTGGAGATAATACAATAATAATAGCGAATAATAATGTAGGAATAGGAACTGTACCGCAACAAAATAGCGACTATAAGCTTGATATTTACGGAGCTTTAAATGCGAGCAATTATTTTATCAATGGAAAACCATTAACACAAGACTTCAAGTTAACTCAAGGTATGATTGTGCAAACCGTTCATAAAACTTATAGAGATACAAAAGCCAAAGAGGATAATACTACAGCATGGGTTGCAATTGATAATAATCTTGTTGCCGGTTTTGTTATTAAAATTAAACCTTCGCATGCTACATCGAAGGTCCTCATTTCGATGTCTTGCCATATTGGTATTGATTATGCAGAAAACTCGAGATGGTGGGGTATTCAATTGTTCAGGAAAATCGGTAGCGGCGAATGGTTACCTGTAGAAAATGCTAATGGCTCCAATGATGATTGGTTAGAAGGTTCGCCATGCTGGATATCTCATAATATGGGAGCAGACAGCAGTCTATACTCGCATTCTATAATAAATGTTTCAGGGTCTTACGAGGATTTTCCTGAAACCATAGAAGATGTTTATTATACGGCTTATTGGAAATCGAAATTAAATAATTCTTTTGGCCGACTCTATATCAATAGACCAGCTACTATAAGCGGTAGCGGCAGCAGCGGCAGCAGCGGCAGCAGTAGCGCGTATACATCGAACTATCCTTTAACATCTTCGAGTTGGACTGCAAGTGAAATATGGAATAATGGGGAACCTTATGAGCCAGTGGATACTGGAGATAATACAATAATAATAGCGAATAATAATGTCGGAATAGGAACTGTGCCTCAACAAAATAGCGACTATAAGCTTGATATTTACGGAGCTTTAAATGCGAGCAATTATTTTATCAATGGAAAACCATTAACACAAGACTTCAAGTTAACTCAAGGTATGATTGTGCAAACCGTTCATAAAACTTATAGAGATACAAAAGCCAAAGAGGATAATACTACAGCATGGGTTGCAATTGATAATAATCTTGTTGCCGGTTTTGTTATTAAAATTAAACCTTCGCATGCTACATCGAAGGTCCTCATTTCGATGTCTTGCCATATTGGTATTGATTATGCAGAAAACTCGAGATGGTGGGGTATTCAATTGTTCAGGAAAATCGGTAGCGGCGAATGGTTACCTGTAGAAAATGCTAATGGCTCCAATGATGATTGGTTAGAAGGTTCGCCATGCTGGATATCTCATAATATGGGAGCAGACAGCAGTCTATACTCGCATTCTATAATAAATGTTTCAGGGTCTTACGAGGATTTTCCTGAAACCATAGAAGATGTTTATTATACGGCTTATTGGAAATCGAAATTAAATAATTCTTTTGGCCGACTCTATATCAATAGACCAGCTACTATAAGCAGTGGAAATGATGTATATACTTCGAACTATCCTTTAACATCTTCTAGTTGGACTGCAAGCGAAATATGGAATAATGGGGAACCCTATGTACCTGTAAATAACGGAGATGATACAATAAGTATAGCATATAATAAGGTGGGTATAGGAACTGTTCCACAGCAAAATAGTGCATATAAATTGGATGTAGTAGGAGATATCAGAGCGAATAATATTGGACAGACGAGTGATTATAGAATTAAAAAAAATATAGAGAGTATCAATAATGTTCTTGAAAGTGTTAATAGCTTGCGCCCTGTATCATATCTAACATTAGACCAACAAAGTACCGATAAGAAATCTTATGGATTTATAGCTCAAGAATTAAAAGAAATTTTCCCAAATATTGTAAACGAACCAAATGACGGTAACGATTTCTATAGCATCAAATACATATCTATGATACCATTACTTGTTAAATCAATTCAAGAATTAAATAGTACAATTAAATTAATGCGTGAAGAAATTGATACTCTTAAGCAAAACTAAATTATAAAAATATATATATAATTATTAAGATAGAGAATACAATGCCTGTTATTTTAAGTACCAGTAATATTATTATCGATTATTGAACAAGTAACTTTACCATAGAAACAGTCAAGAGAAAACTAATTATTAATAACGTAGATGATCCTAAAAGGAGCTCAATGGACTTATAGTTCAGCTAATCTGAGTGTTTATCATATGCGTAATGTTGGTATTTATAATCGGACTCCAAGTTATCAATTGGATGTAACAGGTTCAATGTTTGTTTCTTCCACTGCTTATACAGAGAGTGGACAAACTGTATGGACAATACCATCAGATCGAAGAATAAAAGATAATATCGTTAAAGCATCTTATGAAAAATATTTTGATAATGTTAAAAACATTGATCTATACAGATTTAATTTTAAGAATAATGTAGTAAATACTAATGACTTTAATCAGTTAGGTTTTATAGCTCAAGAGGTACAAAGTGTATATCCAAAAGCCGTAGAAGTAAATAAGATTCAAGATAAAACCAGAGAAATACCTGATTTACTAAGCTTAAATGCAACACAAATTAAATATACATTATATGGTGAGGTTAAACATCTATTGGAAAAGATTGAAAAACTTTAAAAAAAATTATTGAGTATAGATACCTCAAATATCATAGATACCTCAAATATTATAGATACCTGTATTATAGAATACCTAACTGGTATAAGTACCTCAAATAATTAAGAATAGAGTCTCTTAATTTTTTTTTATTCTAAAGATATAATATCTCGCTAATTATATAGATACGAATACACAAAATGAATATCTTAAATGTAGGATATGGTATAGCAAGACCTCAGGCTCGCTTTCATTTAGTTCAATCGAACGTATCTCTCAGATTGGAAGACCCGCGTAACGATGAAAGCGCAAGTGTTAATATAGAATTAAAGACAGGATCTGGAACATATGGTACGAGTTCTAACACTGATTGGAAATTATGTTCAACTAACTCGTCATTCAAAATTTCAAGCCTTTCAAACAATAATATAGTAGACGTATTTACTGCAAACAAGAAAGGCGATGTTATTATACCGAAAGATATGTATATCGAAGGTAACCTTATATTAAATAACAGAGATCTATTTGCAGACATTACTTCAGATACAAGCAACATATATGCGAATATATTATATAACAGTAATCTATTAATAACAGATTACACTTCTAAATTTGCATTTGCATCTCAATCTATTTTGGATACCAGCAATCTCTTAGTATCTGATTACACTACTAAATTTAATTATACATCTCAATCTAATTCTGATACCTGCAATCTCTTGGTATCCGATTATACTACTAAATTTGCAGATACATCCAAAGCTATCTCAGATACCAGCAATCTATTAGCTACAGATTATACTACTAAATTTGCGGATACATCCAAAGCTATCTCAGATACCAGCAATCTATTATCTCAAAAAATAACAGATTTATCAGCTGATAGTATCGCTGATGGAGTTACAAATAGATTCATAATTAATGATAAATACAATAGCGACTTAGAAATAATAGGTAACTTAACAGCTTCTAACTTGATAATTTATGGTGAAAATACAATATTATATACTGATGTATATACCACAGAACAATTAAAAGTAGAAAATCAAGGGTTAGGAAGTGCATTGGTAGTTAAACAAATTAACTCTTCTTACAACATCTTCAATGCATCAAATAGCGATTCTGAAGTATTCACTATTTTAAATGACGGTAGTGTTGGTATTGGTGGTATAATACCGTCTGGGAATAATTTATTAGAAGTAAAAGGTAGCATAAATATTGTATCAGAATCAGGAGATGACTTTAAATTTACCCTAAATGGTCGTGATATAATAACAGAAACAAGCAACTATGTTTTATCAACAAGTAACTTTATGTTCACCGATTACTCCGCTAAATTTGCCGATACAACTAAATCTATCTCAGATACAAGCAATCTGCTATTCGCTGATTACTCAACTAAATTCTCTGATACCCAACAATCTATCTCGGATACCAGCAACTTGTTATTCGCTGATTACTCCACTAAATTCTCAGAGACCGCGCAAGTAATCTCGGATACCAGCAATCTGCTATTCACAGATTACTCCACTAAATTCTCAGAGACCGCTCAAGTAATCTCAGATACCAGCAACTTGCTATTCACCGATTACTCCACAAAATTCTCCGAGACCCAACAATCTATCTCGGATACCAGCAACCTACTATTTACAGATTACTCCACTAAATTTTCCGAGACTTCTCAAGTAATCACTGATACAAGCAACCTCTTATTTACGGATTACTCTACTAAATTCTCTGAGACCGCACAATCTATCTCAGATACCAGCAATCTATTGTTCACTGATTACTCGACTAAATTCTCTGAGACCGCTCAAGTAATCACGGATACCAGCAATCTGCTATTCACCGATTACTCCACAAAATTCTCGGAGACCGCTCAAGTAATCTCGGATACCAGCAATCTGTTATTCACAGATTACTCCACTAAATTCTCGGAGACCCAACAATCTATCTCGGATACCAGCAACTTACTATTCGCCGATTACTCTACTAAATTCACCGAGACCGCTCAAGTAATCTCAGACACCAGCAACTTGCTATTCACCGATTATTCCACAAAATTCTCCGAGACCCAACAATCTATCTCGGATACCAGCAACCTACTATTTACAGATTACTCCACTAAATTCTCTGAGACCGCACAATCTATCTCAGATACCAGCAATCTGTTGTTCACTGATTACTCAACTAAATTCTCCGAGACAGCTCAAGTAATCTCTGATACCAGCAATCTGCTGTTCACTGATTACTCAACTAAATTCTCCGATACACAACAATCTATCTCGGATACCAGTAACCTGCTATTCACTGATTACTCCACTAAATTCTCTGAAACTTCTCAAGTAATCACTGATACAAGCAACATGTTATATACTGATTACTCTGCCAAATTTGCGGATACATCAAAAGCTATTACTGATACCAGCAATCTTATATCTCAAATAATAACAGATTTATCGGCCGATAGTATTTCTGACGGAGTTACAAATAGATTCATAATTAATGATAAATACAATAGCGACTTAGAAATAATAGGTGATCTAAAAGCTTCTAACTTGATAATTTATGGAGAAAATACAATATTATACACTGATGTATATACCACCGAGCAATTAAAGGTTGAAAATCAAGGCTTAGGAAGTGCATTGGTTGTTAAACAAATTAACTCCTCTTATAGCATCTTCAATGCATCAAATAGCGATTCTGAAGTATTCACTATCTTAAACGATGGTAGTGTTGGTATTGGTGGTATAATACCTTCTGGAGACAATTTATTAGAAGTAAAAGGTAGCATAAATATAGTATCGGAATTGGGCGATGACTTTAAATTTACCCTAAATGGTCGTGATATAATATCGGAAACAAGCAATTATGTTTTATCGACAAGTAACTATTTATTCACCGATTATTCTGCTAAATTTGCGGATACTGTACAATCTATCTTGGATACCAGTAATCTATTGTTCACTGATTACTCCACTAAATTCTCGGAGACCCAACAATCTATCTCTGATACCAGCAACCTGTTATTCGCTGATTACTCCACTAAATTCTCGGAGACTGCCCAAGTTATCTCAGATACCAGCAACCTACTATTAACAGATTACTCCACTAAATTCTCTGATACCCAACAATCTATCTCCGATACCAGCAACTTGTTATTTACTGATTACTCAACTAAATTATCTGAGACCCAACAAGTAATCTCGGATACCTGCAACCTGCTATTCACTGATTACTCTACTAAATTCTCGGAGACTGCTCAAGTTATCTTAGATACAAGCAATCTGTTGTTCACTGATTACTCTACTAAATTATCTGATACTGCACAAGTTATCTCAGATACCAGCAACCTGCTATTCACTGATTACTCAGCCAAATTCTCTGATACTGCTCAAGTAATATCTGATACCAGCAACCTGCTATTCACTGATTACTCAATTAAATTCTCTGAGACTGCTCAAGTTATCTCTGATACCAGCAATCTACTATTTACTGATTACTCCACTAAATTCTCTGAGACTGCTCAAGTAATATCTGATACCAGCAACCTGCTATTCACTGATTACTCAACTAAATTCTCTGAGACTGCTCAAGTTATCTCTGATACCAGCAACCTGCTATTCACTGATTACTCAACTAAATTCTCTGAGACAGCTCAAGTTATCGCTGATACCAGCAACTTCTTATTTACTGATTACTCAGCTAAATTTGCTGATACTGCTCAAGTTA